TCGTAGAAAGAAAAAAATACGGAAGATGTGCTGTGGATTATACTATGAGAGTTTATCAAAAACTTGATGAAGAAACCATAATGATTGATGGTGTGAAGTATCAAAAAGTAGAAGAACCAAAACCACAAACACTTTATGAGATGTTCTGTAAAGAACAATTGGAGTTTGTAAATAGAGAAGTTATTTGTGATATTGTTGAAAGATGGTTGCCTGATGAAGATGGTGGTGATGATAGATATGCTTGTGGTTGGAATGATTGTGTTGAGAAGTTGAAGTTGAGGTTGAAATGATTGAACCATTAAACCATAAATTAGATGTAAGTAAAATCAAAACACTCACAGATGTAAAGAATGTCTTTGAGTGTATGAATTTGTATTCTTATGCTGAAGAAGACCACGAAAAGTATGAACTCCTCAAAGAATACTTCACAATTCCAAACGAAGCACAAGAACTCAAATTTGAACTACCACGCAAGTCATTAGAAGAAATCTCACAAGAGTTTGATGAGAAGATTGATAAACAGATTGAGGATGTAGAATATAAGTTCGCACAACTCAAATACTATCAAGAGTATCAGTTTAGTAAAAAGATTACCAAGATTATTGAGGATATTGAGTATGCTCGCAAGACTGGAAGTTTTCCACCTAAACTTACATTAGATTACTCTAAACTTACTGCGACTGGTAGTAGTAATTTTACTTCCAGTTTTGTAATTAAAGAAGGTGGTAAAGAAGTTGGATATTATACTTTTGGTAATGGATATTTGAGGTATTATAAAAGAGATAAACCGAATTTTATAATCCGTTTTTGTATGGATAAACTCTTGGGGTTCAAGTGGGTTGATGAAAAGGACACTTGAAGAACTGACACAGGGGTGCTCCAAATCCCCCTGTGATGCCTTATAATAACTTCATAAGCAACCAAACCGATGGACTACGAAACTAAAATCCAAAACGGACACAAATTTATAGTCGGTCATTTCTTCAAGGCACACGAAATCCAAGTTGGTTCTCGTTGGATTGGTTCTTCTGGTGGTATTGTAACTGTTGAAGGTTTCAATACTTATGGAGACACAGACCCTTGGATTGAAGTTGTGTATTCTTGGGACGAAAATGGAGTAAAGAGAACCAACGATAAAGATGTGTTTTCTTTCCAGTGTCGTTATTGTTTGATTGTGGAGGATTGATTATGAAACTCTACCAGCACTCCAAACAAACTTATCAAGATGGTGAAGTATCTCACACCTGGCAGTTTGGTATTATCAACGACATATCACTACTCTGGGTGAGTTTTGAAACTCCTGGTGGTGTCATTCATTCTTCTGGTGGTATTAACATCTTGTTCTCTTTCTTTGGTAATTCTCTTATGAGTGTAGATTTTCAACAACGAAGGTTTTGTTTAGCATTTGCTTTTATCACTGAATACGATGACTGACGAACAAAAACTCACACATCTTCTCAAAGTTCTCAAAAATTACGCAGAACAACCAACTTGTTATAATCTAAATCCAGATTATGAATATCCACACCATAGTTGGGATATTTTTGAAGATGGTTCTGATTATGGTGAAATTACCTTTGCCCGCACACTTTTAGAAAGTATTGAGGTAGATTATCATTATCCTTGGAGTGATGAGTTGGAGAACCTGTAATGTTTGGTATTGAGAAAGATTTCCAACAACTAATGGAACAAGTTTATGGACCTCTTAACAAAGATAAAATGACCGACCTCAAATTCACATCCCCAAGTGGAGAAACTACCATAAAAGTTCGAGATACTGGTAGATTGGGAACAGTAGCACCTAAAACAAAACTACACATTCGTAAAATGACTGAAATTGAACAAGTAAAAGCAGAAATCAAAGTACTTGAAAAGAAAGTAGCACTACTTGAGGAGATTGAGAAGAAGAAAGAAACACAAACTCTCACTGATTTGATTTATGATTGGTGGGAAGATGTATTCACAACCAATAGCAATGATGATATGGGAATATGTGTTGATACTCTCGTTGATCGTATCGAAGCATGGTTGCCGAAAGAACAATCTTCTGCTGGTTCTCAAAATGCTTATGTTGAATGCACAGTAGAAGGATTCAACGATTGTCTCAATAAAATCAAGAGGAAACTACGATGACTGACCGAAACTTTAAACAAGAACTCTTCTATTCCCATTATATTGATATGGAGAATGGACAAGACACAGAAACCATTGATAATCTTGCTTTGATTGCACTATTGCAAGAAATGAATGAAAGGATTGAACAACTTGAAAAGGACAACGAACTCTTGAAATCTTATGCTTGGCAACCATGACTCAAATTCATCTATTTGTACAGGAAGGTTGCAGACCTTGCATGTATGCTGAAACACAACTAAAGAAAGTAGATGGTTGGGAAAAGGTGGTTACTATCACCAATGCTAAAGAGAATGGCGAATGGACCGAATTTGCTAAGACTTGTCGAGTTGTTGCAACACCAACACTTGTAGCCTTGACAGATGGCGAAGTAGTTGCTAGAATGGCAGGGTCACAAGATATGACTTATGATTTCTGGAAATCTACTGTGGAGAAATGGTCATGACACATGAAGAAATGCTTGAAGAAGCAGCAAGGCGAGAAGCAGCAATGAAAGCAGTTGAAAAACTCTATGATGAGAATGGTGATGCTCTCCAACAACTTGCTGATATTGAAAAGGAGGAACGAATCGATGCTGTGAGAATTGCCATTGATGGTATTGGCAAATATTCAGAAGCACTTAAAGAACTTCGTAAGATTGAACATGAACAATTGATTGAAGAACTACAAGCAAAGAAGAAAGAAAACTTTCAACTGGTTGCTGATGCTTGTATGAAAGAATATGAGGAGAAGTATGGTCGTGATGTGTTCCCAGTAGATGAATACTGGGTGTATATGCTTTCTGAATATGGGGCAACTGGAGAAGGAAATACTGTTTGTCTTATGATGACACAGGCAACCCCATATGGTGATGACTTTAGTGATGAGAATAGGTATGTACCTATTAACTCTCAGCAATATCGTGCAGTGAGAGCATTCCATGAACAGTTTGGCACTTGGTATCTCCATGGTCTCAGATTCCTCAGTAAAGAAGATTTCTTCACTGAATGTGCTTATTACATTCCTCCTGTGATGATGAAACTTTCCAACAAAAATTGCTACAAAGATTTCCACACTCGTGTTCACTACAACTTCTCATGACCGATAAAGAACTCTACAATCCTGATGAATTCCTCCTGGATAATATCAAAAGCTATCACTATGAGGTGATGGATGAAGGGCATCATGTGTGGATGGCATTCTATTTTGAGAATGGTAACACAGGGCACTTGAATGTTTTCCTGAATGATGGTAAGATTAACACACGTTATGAGGAATGGAAAGGTGACTGAACAGATAAAAGAAACATTAGAGAGTTTAAATTTTAAGGTTGTCGAAGAATTAAATCAATTTTTTTCTGAAACTTTTTTGGTTGATTCTGCAGAAATAAACTATGGCCATTCTACTAGATTTGGTATACTTTTTGAAGCTATGTGGGGATACTATATGAAAAAAGAATTAGAATCTTTTGGGCATAGCTTAAAATGGATATGTAAAAATCAATATAATGATTTTTACATTACTGACGATAAAGAAAATTTTGTATGTAATATCGAAGTTAAAACCTTATGTGTAAATTCTCATGAGTCTAAGTCACATTTTGATGCTATTCAATCAGAATTGTTGAATACTGATTTATTATTTGTATCTGCTTGGAAGTGGAATATTAATAATACTTCTATGAGTCCATATGTAACAAAATCAGAATATTTTTTATCAAAAAATATAGCAAAGATGCGAGACGATTTACATATTCTTAGGGGAGGAAGTTTCATCAATAATGAACCGATTAATGCTTCTGGATTTAGGGAACGAATTACAGGACCAGAAAACAATAAACCATTAAAAATAAGTCATATGTCTAATTTTGGTGGACTTGTAAGAATGCTTGGCACAAAAAGTAAAAATTCTAAGCAAAAATTAGAAGAATATTACCAGCATGATGCAGAGTGTAAAAATTATATTAATTTAGTAAAATATGTAAAAACATTTAATTAACTATGACTAATCCACTTAAATTAAATCAAGAAGCAAAAGCATTCTCATATACTCGTGAAGAGTTATTTGAGTGTATCACAAAGATTGTGGCACATCCACATACTGCAATCACAAAACATGACCAATCTCGTGCTCTTGCTATTATGGTAGTATTTGACGATTACTTCACCAATTATACTCAAAGTGATAATAATGGTGGACATTGTGTTTATGAATGTGATGCCACTGATTTTACAGATTTTGTAAGATCTAAACTTGGTATCAGTGATTATGATGCTGTTGATGTTGATGAGGTTTTGAAATGATTGAAGTACAAAAACAGTATAAACTCAAACTCACAGAGCCACAAGCATTAGAACTCTATGAATTTCTAAGAACTCAAAAAGATGTTGGTCGTTTAACTATTGACCATGAATTGTTGTTGGTGTATAATGAACTGAAAAAACTCTTTGATACTGGAATCCGATGATTAAACCACAAGGAACTTTATACATTGGACATAAATGGTATGATGTAGATACCACTAAACTAACTTCTATCAAAGATGTAGAGGCAGTATTTTGTGCTATTGGATTGAAAGTATCTGAAACTAATGAAAACTTTGATAAAGTCAAACATCTCCTTATCATTCCAGAGAAACCCAAAACTCTGGATGAAATCCAACAAGAGTTTGATGAGAAGATTGATAAACTGATTGAGACAACAAAAGAAAAGTTTGAGTATTCCAAAGTAGTTGCCGAAAAAAGATACAAATACGAGTTTGATAAGATTTTTGAAAGATTTGAATACGCAAAGGATAATGGACATTTTCCACAACCAGTAAAATTTGTTATGGGAACTGGATTGAGTGCTGATTCTTATGGAACCTCTTTTGTAATCAAACAGGGAAACAAACACGAAGGTTATTATACGATTGGAAATCGACGATATTTGAGGTATTATATGCCTGATAAACCTAATCGTTTGGTGAGGTTCTTTATGAGAACCTGTCTTGGTTTTTATTGGATTGATGATGCATTATGACGTTTATACACAAATGGATAATCGGATTTAAACCGATTATCCGCACTCCATTCTGGTATTGGTATCGTATGATCTGTCATCAAGGTTATCGTCTTGATGATAGGCATTTGTATGCAGATTTCTGGTATGAATTAAACAATGGTTGGTGGACTATGGAGTATGATGCGTTCATTAATGCCCCAGGAACAGAGGAAGCTATGATGGGTATAAGTTCTCCTGATGAGATTCCAGAGACCATCTACTTGACAGAAGAGGCTTATGACTCTATGATGGAGAAGATCAATAACCCCGATCCACCAACCCCATTTCTACGACAACTACTCTCTCGACCTGCTCCTTGGGATACTGAATCAGATGGACATTGTTGATCTTTCCATGCTCGCCACCTTCATTATGCTTGTAGGTGGTATTGTATTTTTCTTTAAAGCTATTTACCGATGAAAGTTAAAACTCGTGTTATTCTAGAACAAGCTATTGAAGAAGGTGTGCGTCGTGGTTGGCACCTCGCACACAAACATGTAGAGAATCCTGCCCCCAGTGCCATCATGGACCGTATTGATGAGGCTGTAATGTCACAGATCTACGAATACTTTTCTTTTGAAGATGAACTACACATTTCCTGACATCAATCACATTGATGATGTTCTTCTGCAAATTGAAGACAAGCCAGAGTTCAAAGTAATGGACAAAGGTTGGTACACTGTTATCAACTACATGGTTGCATTTGAAGATACATTCTCACTCATTCGCCATCGTACACATTACAACATGTGGATGCGTCGTGAATGTCGTGGTCTTATCTTTGATAATGCTACTGGCAAACTAATATCTCGTCCATATCATAAGTTCTTCAATGTTGGTGAACGAGAAGAAACTCAGATTGATAAACTCAACTTAAGTGCTTCACATGTAGTTCTGGAGAAGCTAGATGGTTCGATGATTCGTCCTATTCCAACTCCAGAAGGGTTTCGTCTTGGTACAAAAGCAGGTATTACTGATGTTGCAATGAATGCAGAAGTATTCATTGGTGATAAGCCACAATACAACACTTTTATTCGTGCCATGATTGATGGTGGAATGACACCTATATTTGAATGGTGTTCTCGTAAGAATCGTATTGTAGTTGACTATCCAGAAGACCAACTCATTCTCACTGGTATTCGTAATCTCACTAAGGGTAACTATCTACCATACTTTAACATGGTAGAACTTGCGGAACATTATGGTATTCCTTTTGTGAAAGCAATTGCTGGTGATGAAACCGACATTACTAAGGTTGTTGACCACATTCGCAAATGGGATGATGGTGAAGGTGTAGTTATCCGTTTTGATGATGGTCATATGGTCAAAATTAAAGCAGATGAATATATTCTTCGACATCGCTCTAAAGAACAAATTAACTCAGAAAAGAATATCATTCAAGTTATCCTCAATGATGCAGTAGATGATATGATTCCACTGCTCACTGAAGATGATTCTGCTCGACTGCGAAAGTTCCAGTCTGAGTTTTGGAGTGCAGTTGATGAGGTGGCACAAGACCTTACTACCATCTTTGAAGGTGGTGATAAGATGTATCCAGATAAAAAGGAGTTTGCCGTTGAGTTTGTAAACCGAATGCTTCTTCCCATTCATCGCCCATTCATGTTTGGCATGAAACAAGGCAAAGAATGTAAACAACTCTTGATTGATTCAATCGAGAAATCTCTCACTTCACAAACCAAATTAAACGATTCCCGTTGGATGTTCGGAGGTATTTCATGGAACTGATTATGATGTGTGGCATTCCTTGTGCAGGCAAGTCTACTTACATTCGCAGGGGAATTGAAAATGCAGATGTGTTTGATGAATATGTAATTCTTTCCACAGATAATTACATCGAAGAATATGCCAAAGCAAATAACAAGACTTACAATGAAGTCTTCGATGAAGTTATTGATGAAGCTACCACACGCATGTATCAAGACCTAGAACTTGCTATCCAACGAGGCAAGTCTATCATCTGGGACCAAACTAATGTCTCTAGAAAGTCTCGCATCAAGAAACTAAAGAAGATTCCAGAAGAATATACCAAGACTGCAGTGGTTCTTCCTATCACTCTTGAAGAAGCTATCATTCGCAATTCTCAACGAGCAAACAAATTCATTCCACGTTCTGTTATTACTCGCATGTATCACCAATTTGAAATGCCAACTGAAGACGAAGGTTTTGATGTTATTATGACTCATGATGGGTCGCATCTGAAATTGCAGGTAGCATGATGATTTCTGACTCGGTGTTTGACCAGGCTATTGCAACTGCAAAGTCTTCCCCATCAAAGAAACAAGTTGGCGCTTTGCTACTCAATAAAAACAAGGTGATTGTAGCTGCAACTAACCTGGAAACTAAGTCTCATCCACTTCAAGCTAAGTTCGCTGAACGAGTGGGTCTCAAAGAAAAAATCTATCTTCATGCAGAGATTGCTGCACTTGTTAAGTGTCGTGATGAAGTAGATACTATCATTGTCGCTAGGATCAATCCACAGGGTAAATTACGAATGGCTCGGCCATGTCCTATTTGCCAACTAGCACTTAAAGAAGCTGGCATTACTCACGTTCACTACACTACCAACCATGGATTCCTCTACGAATACTCCTAAAGAAAAGTGTATCGTCTTTGATCTGGATGGTACTCTGTGTGATGTTTCACATCGTAGACAGTTTGTTGCAACCAAGCCTCGTAACTGGGACGCATGGAATCGTGGTATTGCTAATGATAAACCTGTAAATCAAGTGCTTGCAATGTTTCATGCATTGAAGTATTTCTATGCTATTTTCTTTGTGAGTGGTCGATCTGATGATTATCGTGATGTAACTCTGAAATGGTTTGAAGATAACAATATCACGACTGATGATTATAATGCTCTCTATATGAGAAAGTATCAAGACCATCGTGATGATGCTATTGTTAAGGCAGAGATTGCTGATCAGATCGAAGAACAGTATGAAATCTTTGCAGTATTTGATGATCGAAAACGGGTCTTGACAATGTGGCAGGAGCGTGGTATATTTACTTTTGATGTCTCCCAAGGTAAAGGTGATTTCTAATGGGACTGTTTGACCGTGTTCGTTGCTCATATCCTATCAACGAACATTTCAATAATCATACACTACAAACCAAAGGACTTAAATGTTCTATGTTTGAATATTGGATTAGCCCTGCAGGTGAACTATTTGAGATTGATGAGTGCATGACTGCAGACTTTGTAGAAGTTGATGACGAATCACTTCCACCTTGGGCCACATTTCAATGGATTCCAAATGGCAATCATGGGATTGTTCGACCTCAATATATTACTGATTGTATTGAGGTTTATCCAGAACAAAACCCAAACGATACTTGGGAAGCATGGCCACGATGTAGTATATGTTTTAAATTAGGTAAGATTACACACATTGAAATACTTAGATGAGTGATTTTCCATACGAAGGATTTCCATACAGGCTAGAATACACCGATGGAAAGGATGAACGAGTTTGTTGGTTTATGTGTGAAGAGCATCTTCAAAAACATATCGAAAGATACAAACCAACCAATGCAAGTATTCAAACAATCAAACAAAAACAAAAGAAACAACAACTGTTTTCTGAACTAGACACATTCTTTACACCAGATGAAACACCTGTGGCACCTGTGGGCACTCGCACTCGGAGAAAAAGCACACAAAAAAGATCAAGTAGCTGATAAGGTTGCTATTATTCGTACCTTTATCTTTACTACATATCTTATTACCAATGCATTTATTATTGCTGGAGTGGTAAGACATTGGAATGACCGAGAAATTAAAGTTGAGGTAGAAATTTATGAAAATGCAAACTATGCCGAAAAGTTATACTCAGAAAGACGGAACTATCTGGGAATGGACGGAGACACCCGAATTGAGGGAGTATATTTGTCAGGAACAATCAAGAACCGCACTGGAGAATTTGAATGACAAACCAAAACGAACATCCTGAAATTGCAGAGGTAGACTGGATTGATGATGAATTCCGTGTTGAACAAAGTCGCTGGAAAACTTGGAAGAGTTTTCATAAGAATGGGGACTCGCTTATTACTTCTCTCTCACGAGAATCTTGCATCGCTGCAACAAGATTCTATCTTAAAGGAAAACAAGAAGGTTTTTCCGACAGTAAATCTTACGAAGGGGTGGTAGGTGGAAAACTCTAATGATGTACCAGTCCACGTACTGGACCCAACGACTCCTTGGTATGAGTTTTTGTCCTATACTGAATGCTGTTGGAGCCTGAAGCCGCCAGGACATCCATCACTCACAAGATTCATGCGGTATCATGATTATCTCAAAGAGGTTGGTCTCAAATGAATGAATTCACAATTTCAGGCACCACAAACAAATACACAGATGCAGAACTTGATGCAATGTGTTTGTATTCTGAAAACCTTGATCTCAAGCGTAGGCTTGGGATTCTTGAAGAAGAAAATCTAAAACTCAAGAATGAACTTCTTGAACTCTCTGCACAAATGGAAGGAATGATTTATGAAAACTGATCGTAATGGTTTTATTGACCCCGCTGTTATTCTGATTGTCGGTGGTTTTTTTGTGATTGGTGGTCTCATCTTCATTGGTGGTCCACAATACAATGTGTGGCAACAATCTCTTGCAGGTAAAGCAGAACTGCAGAAAGCAGAATACACCCGACAGGTAGCAGTACTGGAAGCACAAGCAAAGAAAGATTCAGCACAACAACTTGCTGATGCTGAGATCATCCGTGCTACTGGTGTTGCTAAGGCAAACCAGATTATTGGTGACAGTCTGAAGGATAATCGTGAGTATCTTCAGTATCTGTATATCACTGGTCTTGAAGATGGTAGCAAGAATGGTAACGTGACCATCTATGTACCGACTGAAGGTGGAATGCCAGTTCCGACACTTCAAATGAATAAGTGATTTTAGAGGGTCGAAAGACCCTCTTTTTTTCTAAATATTTAAAATGCAGTACAGTCTAGATGACTACTATTTACACAGTAAAGGATGTATTGAACGACACTAAATTAAAAAATAGTTCAGTATTGGATGAGTTTTTAATCGCATGTAGAGATAATTTAGTTCAAATAGATCAGCCAAAAAATATAAAAGAACGAAGCAGAGTAGAAACAAGAAATAAATTAAAAACTCTTAAAGACACTGAGAAATTTTGTTATGATATTGGAAATAAAATATGCATATCTAGAATAGTATTGGAAACTATGATAGATTCAAATAAACCTAAACTAGGTTTTACACAATCTGCAATTATTGGGGCAATATCAAAACTAACTGGACTTGCATTCAATCCTGCAGATACTGTAAAATATTATAATTTTACATCAGCTACAAAACCTAAAGTTGAATTCAGACAAGAATTTATTTGTTATGTAATTAACTACTTCTTCAACAATCCAAAAGTTAAAATATATGATATATTGTTTAATTTAGAAACAGGAAATATAACAAAATCAAATAAATTACTCATTAAGAGTGATGTTAAAGATTTTCAAATTATGTCACACAATGATAATTACATGTATCTTGTGGATGCATATGCTAATGCAAAAACAATATATGCAAATAAGTCTAAATTAAACTTATCTAAAACTCTCTCGGAATATACTGTTGCAGAAGAAAAATCTGCATCTCATTTAAAAAGTGGTCCATTCAAAAGGATTCAATCGACAGAATCAAATTATTATTCATCTCCAGATAAACTTACTACGGCAGACATGTACATCTATGATGAAAGTGATGAAATGTATGAAAAAGTAATGGCTGTATTTAATCGTAAAGATAAAAAATTAACTCACAATCAATATAGACATTTTATGAATCATGCGTTTAAAAATGGAGTAATTATTCCTATTTCATTGAAACAATTAGTAACTAAGGATATAGATTCTACGGATGACAATTTCATCACGTCAAGAATTAAAGTGGTAGGTTCATATAAGTTAGATGATTCTAAATCGTTGGAAGATGAATATATGAAAGCAGTTATAGAATTATTTGATACAAATTCTAAACAATCATTTATTAAAAAAATTAATGATATGATAGACATTGAATTTGATTCTGCAAATTTAGGTATTGGCAAGCAAGGAATGGATATTCCGTTTAAGACGCAGTTCAAAAAAGGAAAATTTAAAGGTAATAAATTATGGTTTACTAGTGGGCAAATACATATCATGCCAGATAAAAGTACTTCTAATGCTGGACTTGGCGGAATTGCAAGGCAATATCTATTTCAGAAAATTATATTGAAACTTCCAAGAAAAGCAGCTTTTATGAGTGCATTATTAAAATCTAGAAAGGAAGTCTTTTCTAAGTATAGCAAGTCACCTATTATTAAATCTGGAAAAATGTTGACGGAAGGTGATTTTAAAGCATTAATCACAGACTTAATGAACAATAGAACTGATGAACAAGTAAAACAAATACTATTTGAATATGTCAATCGTTTATCTAAAAATATGAAACCACTTGGCAATTTTAATTTTAGTGATAAATATCCTAAATTCAGTAGCATATCTAATAAAGCAGAATCATATGCACAAAAGATGTCGATGTTTGAAATGGCATCATATGTTGTATCTCATGAAAAAATAGTTCATGACTGGATTAAAGATTCATTTGTTATGTCACTATATGCAGCAGCATCTTCAATTGGATTGATTATATTCGATGGTAGACACATAAATCTTAAAAATCTTGGTGGCAGACAAAGATTGAAGAAAATGGTAAATCGTTTGAATCCAGTATATTTGAAGATAGGCTATTGACATGTGTGGGTCTGCCATGGTATGGTGGACCCATTCGTTCATCACCCATGAAGCTCCGTCCCCACCAAGCCCGAAGCCTCACCAAGATGGAACTGGTTCGTATGGGCCAGGTATATGTTCCTACAGGTGGTGGCAAGACTCTGATCATGATTCGTGATCTCATGCGTAGATTATCAGAATCAGACAAACCTTTTACTGCACTGATTGTTGCTCCTCGCATCTTGCTTGCGAATCAGTTATGTGCAGAGTTTACTCAAGAAATCAAGAATGCTGTGGTTGCTCACATTCATTCTGGCGAGACTAAGCACTTCTCTACAACTAATCCTGATCATATCACCATGTTCCACAACATGGTTAAATCTAATAATGAACACCAACTACTTTTTACTACTTATCATTCTCTTCATCGTATTGTTGACAGTGGAATACACATTGATACAGTCTACTTTGATGAGGCTCACAATGCCTGTAAGCGAGACTTCTTTGTTTCTACTGCAATGATGTCTCAACATGCAGAGTCTGCATATTACTTCACTGCTACACCTAAACTGTCACAGAATCCAAAAGGTCGTGGCATGAATAACTCTATTGTGTTTGGTCAAGTTATTGAGAATGTACCTGCACCTGAGTTGATTGAGAATGGTAGCATCATTCCTCCCATGGTGCAAGTCTTTGAGGTAGATGGTGTGCGTGAGAAAGATAATGCAGCAAAACATGATGCTAAAACGCTATTATCCATACTAGATGGCCTAGACTCAAATAAATCTCAAAAAGTACTAGTTGCTGCACCTAGTACCAAGGTTTTATGTCAGATGTTGTTTCGTACTGATGTCATGAATCAATTCAAACAACGTGGCTATGAGATTATGCACATCACATCTAAAGAAGGTGCATATGTCAATGACAAGAAAGTGAATCGTGAAGTATTCTTTGACACCATGACTAAATGGGGTCAAGACAGACAAAAGAAGTTTGTATTGTTTCACTATTCTATTTTGAGTGAGGGCATCAACTGTCCAGGGCTCACGCACTCCATTCTCCTGCGAAATCTCAACGTGATTGAAATGTGTCAAACTATTGGCCGAGTTATTCGTGTTGATAGAGAAGATGCACAAGATATGGCCAATGGTGTACTCACTCCTGGTGATTATCTGTCCTATCGTAAATCATATGGCTTTGTGACTGTACCAGTTCACAAGAACCATGGCAAGAACATCCAGCAACGGCTCCAGAGTGTGGTAGACTTCGTATTCAGGCAGGGCATCCCACCTGAATACTATGTTGACTGATCCAGTCCATGGGCTGTCACATACCACTTGACAGCCCAGCCAATCTGACCTATTGTGTCTTTGTTGACACGGAGGTTTCTTGACCTACACACGACGACGCAAACGCATGGACAACAAAAACTATACCTGGGCTGAAGCTCTAGGTGCTATTACAGGGCTTATCATCGTTGCAGTATTTGCATTCGCTTTGAGTGCTCTACTCATGATTCCTGTAGCATGGATTGTTCACTGGATTCTGGTTAGCTTATTTAATTACACTGCACTGACTATTTGGCAAGTCTGGGGCATCATTCTTGGTGTTCGACTTGTATTCTCTGGCCTCGTTACTGTAAACAAAAACTGATTATGAACGAAGGTAACATCACAGTCACTCTGACTGAATCTCAACACGAATTGTTGAATGAAATTCTATGCCACACAATGGAGGCATTTCAACTTGTGTCTCCATATGATGATGGTATGTGGGATCTCCCACTTGACAACCCCATCATTCAACGATATACTATGGTTGAGAACATGAAAGAAATGTTCTATGAACTTTGGTCTGATCGTTTCACCCCAACTGAGGAAAACTGATGCTTCCCTTTCTACTTGCTACAGTTGTTCAGTATGATTTCCTATCGACTCCTGTTCCTGAAAGTGTTGCAAAGCAATGTGCCTCTGATGTTGGCATTCCTTATGCTAGCGACAATTTTAGTGATACTGAATGGCAAGAGTTCAAGCGTTGTATCATCTATCGCATGAGTCGCTGACATGACACACTATTGGAAAGCACTCATTCTGACACAATCCAATGTGCTTCAGAATGTAGAAATCGAAACTCCTGGACCATGGCGTGAAGATGCAATTGCACAAGTAAAGTCAATGTATGGGGCAAAGGAAGTAAAGTTTTGCAATCCAATTAGTAAATCATCTAGCAGCGATTCATCTTCATCATCTAGTTTCAGTCCTGATGTTAGTTTTGGTGGAGTTCTGATACTTTTATGCTTGCTTGCTATTTGGGTGTTCCGCTACATTATTCTTGCTCTCATTGTAATTGGGGGCATCTATCTTCTGTATAAATGGCTTAAGAAATGAAAACTATTCGCTTCATTGGTGATGTTCATGGCAATTGGAAACGATACAAGAAGATCATCAATGAATGCGATGTTTCAATTCAAGTTGGTGATTTCGGTGTAGGATTCTCTGGTCATTCCAATCCACCATATGATCACATGAAAAAGGGAGACCACAAGTTTATTCGTGGCAACCATGACAATCCAAATGTATGTGCAAATCATCCATTCTGGATAAAAGATGGTACTTTGATTCATGATAAGATCTTCTGTGTTGGTGGTGCAAAATCAATTGATGCACACATGAGAACAGAAGGACTAAACTGGTGGAGTGATGAAGAGTTATCTTACAAGCAGTTTCTAAAGTTGTGCGATGACTATGAGAAACTGAAACCACAAGTTGTAGTGGCACATGAAATGCCAGAAAGCCTCACCTACATAGTGTGCTCTAAGTGTAATCTAACGAAATATGACGACACATCTATAACTCGTCAATTTCTTGATAATATACTAGAGATTCACAAACCTGATCTATTCATTCATGGTCACTGGCATGTTGATCACCACACCATATACAAAGGTGTTGAATATATCGGTTTGGCTGAATTAAATTACGTGGACCTAGAACTATGAACACAGAAGATTGGATTAACCTCAACAACATGCACAAAGAATTGACAAAGAACCATCTAGCAGCCTATGATACAGCATATCTTGAGAAGTATGCAGAACTTCTTGCAAAATCACTTGAAGGTAAAGGAGATCCCAACCATAATGGACGAAGCTGATTATTCAATCTATCTCTCACATGCAAATGCTATGGAGAGAATGGAGAAGTTCAATAATCGTGCAGTAAAGGCTAAGACCTACAAAACAATGCACAAGAACTTCAGAATTGCTGATGCTCTCTATGCAGAGTATCGTGAACTGATCGAAGAAGATCAAACCTATGTTACACTCTGTCTTGACCATCTTGAAGGTATTCTCAATGATTGAAACCACTACATTCCCTGTTGAAGTCAATGCTATCGCAGCTGTTGCTGGACTAGCTGGAGCACTTGTTGTGATTCTTTATGCTTTCACACGGAACCATCAGTATGAAATGCGGAAACGTTCCGCACGTATTAAGAAGGCTAATGAATCAAAGGTTGACATGCCCCCGCAGATCGGTTAACCTACTGAGGTAGTCAAGGGAACCAACCCATGTACCGCACACTTTCTGAACTTCGTGACTCAATCAACCAAATGATTGAGCGTCAAGGTGAGAACGCAGGTTGTGCTGCGTTTGTATTCACTCAAGATGATGTATTTGAGATCGTTGGTGAAAACTGCGACGAAGTGCGTTTCTCTAAAGAACTCACTGAAGATGTTCTCTGTGATGTAGGAGGTTCTTCCTACATTTACGAACAGGTTGGTGAAATGATTGATGATACAATCCGTCTCCGTAAGGGTATGAAAATCTATCAGGAGACTGTTTGAAATGAACGACATCATCACACTCACACCAGTCAAACCACGATTCCGTGAAGTGTACCATTACACCACCAGTCGCTGGGATTGGCAAGATGGTGACGTGAACCAGATGTGGATTGAAGAGATTGAAGAATCCCCTGATGTTTACAAGTATGTTGCCATCGCCCACAATCCCCGAAAAGGTGCTAGTATGGTGATGTCGAATCCCAGAGGCTACCGTGCCACACTAGAATGGGTTCGACAGTTCTGTGCTTCATTCTGTATTCTTCCTGACTGAACATGAAAAACTACAAAGTTCGTGTTGAAACCTATGATGGTCTTTGTACCATCTGGTATGAAAAGTCTAAAGCAAAGTCTGCAACAGATTTGATTTGCAAACGTGTCCATGAACAACTTTGTGGACTTAACATCAAACAAATTGAAGTTTCTCTTTCGGTGTGACTACCATGAAACCCTATCCTCTCGGTATCGACAATCCTTATCAAATTTGCCAAATTTATGGTACAACTCGATGGGGATTGTATCGTCGGCATTCATTTCAAAAGATTGCTGAATTTGCTACTCAGTTTCAAGCATATGAAGCTCGTCGTGCTATTTTGAAAGCGGAAGGATACAACGCATGAAGTGCCTACCAGTTATCATCTGTGGAATTGGTATCATTGTTGGATGGAATACACTTGCTATTCTTCGTGACAATGGTAAACTGATTGATACTGAATACAGAGCAGTTCACAAACTATTTTGCACCAAAAACCCAACTCATCATCATTGTCAATGAACTTCACTGATCTAAAGTTTGAAAAACACAAGATTCAAGATGGTGTACAAGCTACACATTTCTTTCCTAATGGTTATGGTGTATCTGTAGTTCGTTTTCCTGGTAGTTATGGTTTTGAAGATGATCTGTATGAAGTAGCCATTCTCAAAGGAACCCAAGATAATTGGGAAATCACCTATGATACACCAATCACTGATGATGTATTAGGTCATCGTGATGAACAAGACATTAACAACATTCTAGAAGAAGTACAATCACTATGAGCAACAAACCTTATCACAACAATCCCAAGCCAAAGACTGTAAAGATCTTCGGTTCACTCCATACCTACAGCAAGACATCCAAGGCCAGTTCTCAAGCTGGCACACAGCCCAGTCCTCAGGGCTGATTCCACCTCTATACTGAACACAGTTCAAACCACTCCAATGGCTACCCGCTCACGCATCGGCATTCAACTCAAGGATCGCTCTGTTGTTTCAGTGTACTGCCATTGGGATGGTTATCCTGAGCACCATGCTAAGATTCTGAAGGAACATTACTCCATCAGAGATCAAGTCGTCAATCTGATTGATGGTGGAGCTATTTCTTCCCTTCGCACTCGTGAAACCTGGAATTCTGGTTCTTCTCTTCGTGATGAAAAAGGTGAATATATTTGTGATGATGCGGGCTATTTGATGTATGAGAATGATCGTATTCCGCAGCCACTCTATTATACAGAGCGTGGTGAGGAAATCGAAGTTCAGCATACTACATTTCATAAGTTTGTTTCTGGTAAGTTAGGTGGTGAAGAGTATGTGTATCTGTTCACTCGCAAGAATCAGTGGAAATGTTATTCCACAAATCTCTTTCAACCAAAGCAAGAAATCAAACTACCATGAACACACCAAACTGGCAACATCACTCTAACAAACCAAAGACCACCAAAGGTCAATCAAAAGCCAAAATCAAAGCCAGGAAGCAATCTCTAAATCACCTCAAAGCCAAGTATTTACAACCAAAAAACACTACTTTTTTGCACTATAATGAATAAAGTAACTGATCTGATCGCACCCAGCTTTATACCACCAACAATGCCTCCTTTATTGCAAGAAGAGAAGGTTATCCTGGCGGATCCAAACTATTCAGGTATCTCGTGCCAAAGCTTCGTCATGGGCTATCTTACCATGAATCAAATCAATGTAGCAGAACCAAAAGTAGATACAGGTGTAGATTTACTTGTAGAGAAACAACCTAAGATCTGGCTCAATGCACAAATCAAAAAAGTTGTACTCCGCCAGGATACCACCAATACAGATGGTGAGATTAAAGATAGATTCCAGCTAACATTCCAGAATACACAACAGAATCTATCAACAGAGAAAATTGATTTATATTATCATGTATTACTTACACATCAGAGAGTAATGATCTGGGAAGTAGATGCACAATATGTACCAATAAGAGAAGATGGATTCTTTGTAAAGAATACTAATATAGTGATTGATCGTCATAAGAGATCTCACTATGAAACAGACTTCCAAAAGAATCTAAAGTTAGTTTATGTAATGTATAGTCCGCAGGTATATGTAAACAATCAGTCGTTTTTTGTGTAATTATTAAGTATATAATAAATGTAATAAAAAATATATGTTTGTGTTGTATAGAGAGAGACTGAAAGAGAGAAATTATTAAGTGTATAGGGTATATGTGTGAAATTATTAAGTATATACTGTATGTGTCCGAGTGTGTCAGAGAAAGTATCTGAAATGTGCGGGGGTGCAGCAGTCTTGGCGAGCATTATATCATCACTCGGCCATTTTGTCAAGCCCCCAGGCCCAAAAAACTCATAAGGATTCCAAATCACTCCGAGGCCACCGATAAGTATTACTAATATAAGCATTCCAAATCACTCGGAGGCCACCGATCAGAAATTATTATCAATATACACTTGACAACACACCCAAAACCTGCTAGAATAACCATGTCAGGGTTCAGAACTTATTATTAAGTATACTTAGAAATTATTAACCATATAAGATACACTAATCAAAGAACCCTTGACAACCCTCTGAGAAACCTCTATAGTGACTATGTTCACACATGAACAACCATGAAATTCTCACTTGACTCCCGAATCTTCTACATTGGTGCTAACACCAAGGCTAAGCAAGGTGACGAACAATTTGGTATTAGTATTGGTAAGTATTACTTTGGGCTATATGATAACAAACCGTGTGCAGGTAAATTAAACAAATATGGTGCATTAGTTATTAATAAGTAATCCTTATCATTCACCTACTTGACATCATGCACACAATCAACTATTCTGACGTGGTACAGTTCTTTCATTCCAAATCAATGAAACAAGATGAGATGATTGATGCTCTTAAAGAACAACTTTACAGCAATGAATATGTTCTAATGGAGCAAATCATTGAAGAATATGTGTTAGGCTTAAATGAAACTGAACTGGACACATTAGAAAACTTTATCAAAGCTAATCAGTCAGATTAGCAATGCTTATGGCTCAAAGGGTTGACATCCCAGACAATCCAGGTCATACTTGAATCGTTCACTTCACTGAACCAATGGAAACTACGTTTGATTTCGTAGATCTTGAAGCTGAGATTTACGATTGGCAGGATGATATGCTGATTCCTGCAGCTGATGATGATGAAAGCGAACTAAACTTTCATCAATTTATTAACTCTAATTACGATTACTGAGAATTATTATGTCTAAAGAGGTACTTGTTTCGATGCTTCGGAAAGGTCAGACTGGTGATGAAATTCTCACCATTCTCGACATGATTGCAGGCTCTGATGATACTATTACAGAGCCAACTCTAGACGAAATTGAGTTCTGATTAGTATTACTAATCAATCAGGGGGTTGACACCTCAGCCCCCAACCTGTAAATTATTAAACGTACACCTGAACAAACATCATGACCGTTGCAATCTCCCCCATCCATCGTCAATTCACTAAAGAGCAATCTAGCGCCATTCAATCTATCACTATGCCCCTAGATAGCAATGATGTTTTTATAACTTATCACAGCAATCCTGATAAAGTTTACAACTTTATTGCATCAGATAGTTACATTCAATTCCTCAGTGATCTGCTCAACAATGATGAGATCCTGAAGAATGTAAGCATCGGTTCCACTATCGCAGATGCTCGCAAGACTGAAGAACTGAAAGCGATCTGATAGGATTCTGGGGGGATCAATTCCCCCCTTCCAGTTCTTCATTGTTTCATTCTGTGACTTTCGAGCTTCTTTTTGTTCTGGTGTTCTTCACTCTGTTACAATCTCTCAAGAGGAAACTACTCTAATGGCACAGATCATTTCAGTCAAACCTATCAGCAAGAAAGCCAAAAACAGGTTCGCTAATGCACTCAAACGCTGCGAGCATTGCACCATCCTACGACACATGGATGGCAGAATGTTGCTGGCAAGTATAGCTGACCCTGAAGAGATTTTCTGGGTTGATATGCACAAAGATCAGAACTGGGAGCTGGAAATGTAATTATTTCATTCTGTTACAGGGGTGGGCTTCAGGGCTCACCCGATGGTGTAGGATTCGTGAGCAGTCGCAAAGGACCAATGCTGAACACCGAGCACCTCCCAGGAATCGGCCCTGACGCCAGCCAGGGAACCATTGCAGCCGAAATGTTTCGGGTGCGGGCTGGGGCCAAGCAAGCTGAGCGGGAGCAGGATCAGACCCTGGTATGGGTTGAGGGCCATCTGATCACCAAAGCCCAGTGGGAGCAGTTCAAAACCGATCGCTTCCATACGTGGCACGGTGAGGGTTGGATCATGACCATGGACCACTGGGTGACACAGCATTAAGCTTTGCAACAGGGCCAGCCAGCCTGGCCCTTCCCATCTGGTAGACTAACCTCAGTTCACACCCAAACCACCAATGTCTGACCTTCTGACCTTCAGCCACGGTAACGCCAAGCTCGGTAAGGGCACCCTGATCTTTAGCCTGCCAGCTGGCAAAACCTGCCCTGGCGCTCTATTCTGTCTCTCGTTTGCTGTTGTTAATGAAGACGGCAAGCGTAAAGTTCAGGATGGCCCTCAAACACAATTTAGGTGTTTTGCTGCAACTAGTGAAGCACAATACGATGGCCCTTTCTATGCTCGGGCTCGCAATCTGCAGCTGGTTGTTGAGGCGATCCAAACCAACACTGCAGCCGAACTGATCAACAACAGCCTGCAGAATGCTCGCAAGAAGAATAGCAAACTCGTCAGGATTCACGAGTCTGGTGATTTCTTCTCGGGTGCCTATCTGGATGCCTGGATCACAGTGGCAAAGCTGAACCCTGATCTCAAGTTCTACTGCTACAGCAAAAACCTGCCACTGTTTGTAGGTTTGGAGTTGCCCTCTAACTTCTTCATGACGGCAAGTTATGGTGGCAAATTCGACCACTATATCGACGCAGGTGTGTTCACTCGCTACAGTAAAGTTGTGCATAACGATGAAGAAGCTGAAGCGATTGGGCTAGAGGTTGATCACGACGACTCGCACTGTTTTGGTGACAAACCGTTTGCACTGTTGGTACACTCAACACAGCCTAAAGGTTCAACCTATGGCAAAGCTGTCCATGCTCGCCGCCGTGCTGGTAAGTTCAGCGGTTACAGGAAGGAACGCCAGGCTATTCTGGCCGCTAAAGTATAATTATTTCGGTTTGTAACAGTTCGGGTCTGGGGCATCGACAGCCCCCACCCATGCCCTATAATTTGAACACGGGGGCGAGAGAAGCCCCCACAACCACCTGAGACCATGACCCGCTCTGACCGCCTCACCCGCACCAGCATCCCCACCGCAGTGGCTGTTGCTGTTGCCAAGGTCACCATCCGCCATGGCGTCATCGTTGGCCGCCATCGGGCACAGTGGCTGTTTGATCTGGCCACCAGTGAGACTGCTCTCAAGGAGGAGCGCAAGCTGGGACGCCAGGCTCTGCAGGCTGCTGCTGACGCCGCTGGCCGCAGCGTGATCACGCTGGCCGATGGCCGAACCATTGGCAACCGAGTCTACAGCAAGGCCAGCAACCGCAGGCTAGTTCGCTGGAGCCAGGATCGCCCCAGCCCTGTGTAAACCTTTGTAACGGGGCTGGCCACAAGCTGGCCCCATCCATGGTAGACTGATCAAGCAAACCAACGGAGCCAACCATGCTCGACGCAACCATCGCCACCGCTTTCGACGACCTGAGCAGCTTCCAGCTGATGGAATGGCTCGATGAGGGCAACCCTACCGAACAGGAAGCCGAGGCCATCGAAGCCGAGCTGGCCACCCGCCAGCAGCGACTGGAAGCCATCGCCAACCTGCTCTGGGACTGATAAGCAGAGGGGGAGCCAGCCTCCCCCACCCATCAGCAGATCTGATCCATCAGCAGTGCTTATCAGTGGGCAGGGGCAGTATAAGCGGCCCTTATGGGTCGCCGCCCCCCGTACCCGTACAAAAAGCCTTAACTACCCTAAGCTATACCATTCCTAGATCGACCTAGATATAGTGATTTAAATAAAAAAAAATTTCCAAAATATCATGAAAAAATTTCCAACAAAATTTGAAGGATACTATGTCTGTGAAGATGGCTCTATATGGACTGAGTGGCACAGAAATCCTCATAGACGAGGAGAAGCTAGAAAAATGACTCAAAATCCACGAGGAGGTCTCAAAGAATCTGATAGGTATCAATCTATCAATATTTCTCTAAAGGATGCAAACGGAAGGACTACAAAACAAATCAAATATTACTCACATAGACTCATAGCAGAGACCCTTATAGAAAACCCACAAAATTTCAAAGAAGTAGACCATATTGATGGAAACAAACAAAACAACTCCATAGAAAATCTGAGATGGGTAGATAGAAAGGAAAACCAACGATGGATGGTAGGAAATACCTTTGGAAAAAAATGAAGCCCCTCCCTACCCGCACAACGTATTCCGAGCAATTCAGATATATTGCCCTCTGCCTTACCGAGGGCATCAAAATAATCTCGGAAAAAATTTTCAGCAAAAAAAATTCCGAGAACCGTTTAGATCCTCGGAAAAAATAATTTATTTTTTTATTTGAGTTTTAGTTCGTTTTTTAAAAGGACTCAGATGTGCATACTTCTTTGGAACCTTAGGTGCAGGAATTGTTGGTGATTTTGTAATGTGTTTAGAAGCATACTCTGGACTCATTATAGCAGAGTGATGTCTTCTTCCCCAAGCATCAATACCTTGCTGACCCTTTGTTTTTTCTACATGCTTTGATTTTGAAGGGACACGAATTGAAAGAGTTCTAGTATCCTTACCATACCTCTTACCAAAAGCATCTGCAGTTCTAGCAGATGTTGATGCATGTACTTCAGAGCCTTTAAACCCTGACTTATGAATGCTATCTGCAGAAGATGATGATGTCCCATGATAATATCTTGTCATCTTAATTCTTTTAGCTTCTGTAATGAATTCGGAGTATGTTTTCATGTGTTTTTTAAATATTTATTTTGGCTATATACTGTAAGTTTTAAAAAATAAAAATGTCTAGTCTTTCTTCGTTTACAACTGAAGTGCAATATGATGACAAATCTGGTGAGTACTTCATTACATTTCCTGATGAGATCCTCGATGAGATGCAATGGCAAGAGGGAGATACTTTAGAGTTTGAGTACTTTGATCATCATGATACTCCAGGAATTCGCATACATAAAGTAGGAGACTAAGGCTTTATCCGTTCTTAATAAATATGGCTAACTGCAGTGGAAAATCAGAGGCAATTGATGCAAAATTAACTTTTACTTATGATCAGTGCCCTCCGCCAGAAAATGGACCTCCAGCTAAAATTACAATAGAATTTAATTATAAAGAAAAGCACTGGTTTGAAGTCAGGCCACCCAGTGCATCTAGAAAAACAATTATAAATGGAACTAAGCAAGAAAAACTAAAAAAGTCTATCATCAAAGTTCCTGATCTGAATAATCCAGAAAACGCAAGTGGAGACGTAGTTAATTTTATTGATACTGTTTATTATCAGCCAGAGTATGAAATTATTTCATCTAATGATGATGAAATAATTTCTAAACCAGTTTATAGAAGATATTGCAAAGCTGATCCTTCATATGATGAACAATATTTCTTTCATATTTTTGAATGGCCACTAACTCATACGTTGCCAAGTCGTCCTGCTGGTGGCATTACAGTAACTACTCCACCTCCTTCACCTGACGGTGCGGCAGGTTGTCCAGTTTATGCAGTTGAAAGTACTACTGTATCTGGCACTTTTAACTTAGCTAGAGTTGATAGTCAAGTTGAGGGAATTCCAGAAGGAACTATTGTGTATCATGGTGGTACAATAGACAATAAAATCTTTTTCTTTTATGAAAATACTGCTAATAAAGATATGATTGCCGTTGGTGATGTCATCAATGGTTGGACTGTAAATAAAGTTGTAAACTATAATTCAGAATATTTGAACGAAAAAACCATTCGTACTTCAGAAACCGTTCGTAGAAGAGTCTCTAAACTATCTGAAAAAAATAAAACCCCATCATTTATCTTTGTAAACAAAAATGATGATACTGAAGATAGAATTATTAATATTGGAGATAAGGTTTCTGGTTATGGAATTCAAAAAGATACTGTTGTTGAAGGTATTCAAGGGCTTAAAATCTTCTTATCTAAGCCACTAAAGTACAAAAATAAGCGAAAAGTTCGTAATGTGGCCTTTACTAAGACAGAATTAGTAAATAATATTTCAAATCAGATTCTTTGTTACGCAGAAATTAGTGGTGGAAGTGCTAATTTTGTTAAAGACGCCTTCTATGCAAAAAATACCCCTTCAACTCCTCAGTATACAAGTACTGTTTATCATGTTTTTAACGACAATAAAAACAAAAATATACAACTAAGCAGCTCAAAGGACATTAAAGTTGTAGCAAAGAACCAAAACGATGAAGGTGGATCTAATGATAGCTTGAATAGGAAGTACTATGAAGTTACATTTTTAGATTCAACTACAATTACTAAACCATCTGATGTAAATATTAGAATTACTGATGATCAATCTGCATCTGGAGTCAAAAATTCTTTTAATTTTGTCTCTAAAGTAGACGTTGTAAATACAAAAACCTTTAGAGTTTGGTTTAAACGTGATAGCAACAAGGTTAATACCTATATTCGTGGTTGGAGTGTAACCCGAGTTCAGGGTTCTGCTCTAATTGCGCCAAATAGAATTAAAGTAGTTGCAGGTAAAGGTATTATTGACAGATCTGCAGTATGCGGAGTTTATATCAGTAATGACAAAAAATTCTATACATATACTCCATTATTTTATTCTAAAGATAATTTTTGTGAAACTACTCCTCTTGAGGATGAAACTGGCAAATATTTACTTGGAAATGTAATATTAAATGATGGAACTTACTACATTAAAGAGAAATTTTTATGTGTTAGTCCTGCCACAAATGATAGATATGAAGTAAATAATATTTTTTGGACTTATTTTAAACGGCCTGCTGAAAAAGAAGAATTAGAAACTTGGACTTTAAAATTAAAAAATTCTAATTATGTTGCAATTCAAAAAGAAATTATAAATTTTGAGAACCAACGATTAAATAATAAAGTTGTGGTATCAGTCAAAGATATAGAATGTGACAGTGTAATTAATCCAGACTATAGTAAAGTATATTATCCACATCAAGAATTTGATACTTTTAAAGAATATATTAATCCAGTTGAAAAAAATGCAGGTTATGATGAATGTGTAGATGTTAAAACTCCTGATGCTTTAAATCAAGATGAATTAAGTAATCTTATTACATCAAATCTTCAGGGAGGTTTTGATGTAGCTTCATTAAATCTTCCACAAGAAATGTATAAAAGAGTTATTTCAGATGAAAATTCTTTACAAAATATTCTTTTGAGGGCAGTAGGTACAATTGGTTCTTCTGTACCAAAGAAAACTACTATTCCAAACTTACCTCCATCTATTGAGGGCGAAGATAAATCTGGAAAAATATTTAGAAGTAACACTGGATATCGTATTCCTCCAAGATTTAAATCTTTAGAGTATATAATTGATGATTTTAGTTTTACTAGTGATTCAAGTTTAATTCCAGATTCAGAAGAGAATAGAATTACTATTATGTTAAAATCTATTCCTAGATGGACTGGGAATGCTAGTTCAAACGGTCAAACTGGTCCTGATATTAATCCTATAGATGGCCTTCGTATTCTCACCAATAAAGATTCAAATGGGTTTATAACCAGTGTTACCACAGCATCTGAGCCTTTTAATGTTGTTTTGGGTGGTGGGACAAAAGCTTGGGCTGCAGGACCTGCACCGCAATATATTTGGCATGGAGAAGCAAATCTTGCATCCGATATATATGGAACTAATTATCAATCGGGATATCCAAAAATTTTAAACTTTAGAGTAAATGAAGTAAGCAAAACAATTGCAAAAGCAGTTAAAAATAAAGGAAATCCATTTATTGATGAACCCCCATATGCAAAATTAACAGAAGAATTGAAACCAAATGATACTGTAATAAAAGTTGATGATACAAGTCAATTTATTTCTTCTGGGTATATAATTATTCCAAAATTTATTATCAAAAAACATATAAATTTAGAAACAAAAAATGAAACATTAATGCATTACTATTTGGGAGAGGAAATTATATATTATAAAGATAAAACAGAAACTCAATTTTTAAGTTGCACACGTCAAATGTTTAATACAACTTATACATTTGAAGAAAGTTCTAACTCTGCATTTATCGAACAAGGAATTACATATATAATAAAGACTCTCGGAAGTGTAAATTGGAAAGATTATGGTGCTCCTGATGGGTACACTGCAGGAACTGTATTTACTGCAACTGCAGATGGATCTGGAACTATTGAGTCGGGTGAAGTTTATCTATTTGGAAGTATTTTAGTTCCATTTGAAGGCAGTACTTTTACAGTACATAGTTATGGAAAAGACAATTACATTTCTCAATATTGGCCAGTAGAGATTCAAAACAAAGAGGTTCTATGACAAGACCAATTGCAGCATTAGGAAACCCCGACTCTGTATCTACTAGACCTTGTTGTGTATACCCTCCTAATGTAGTTACACCTATCATATCTACAGTTTTTTCTCAAGGTCGCCCACGAGCAAAAGCTGGAGACGTTTTAACCCCAGCTCCAGGTTTTCCAGTATGTAAAGACACTTTTTGTCCACCATTAGCAAGAACAATTATTGCGCCAAGTAAAGTTTTTATTAATGGAAGGCCATCCGCACACGTAGGGGACTTGACAAATCCAGCTTCTCCACGTACAATATTACCAGCTCCTACAAATTTATTCGTGAGTTAATTATGGCAAAATCACCTAGTTTCAATAAGACCAGCTATGTTCCTGGGAAACCCAAATGTACTCGTCAAGGACGTTCACAAAACACTAAACTTTCGGCAACTAGTCGAAATGGACGTAAAAAAGCTTATCGAGGACAGGGAAAATAGTAATTTAGAGGGTCGTTAGACCCTCTTTTTTTAACCATAAATACTACCGAAGGGATAGCAACCCCTTTAAAAGTTCTGTTAGACCCATTTTTTGGAGAAGACAGATGGCAATTCACCCAAACCCTGATAGAGATACCTCATATATGAAACAAATGTGGGGAACTACACGATTAATCACTGATTATATTCCAATAAAACAAACAAATAAAAAAATTTATCATGTAGACTATTGCGAATATTTTGAAGATACATCTAAATAGTTTATAATTCTTATTTTTTTACATACATGTCTACTGTCTCGGAAGAATTAGGCAAAATATCTAGGTCATTTAAAGACATTAGTTTAAATTTTGGCCTAAATCCAATTACAAAAGACGTTGTTATATTAAAAAATGAAGAAGCGATCAAGCAATCTGTTAAAAATTTAGTTTTAACTAAATTAGGAGAACGTCTTTTCAATCCAAATGTAGGAACCAATACTACTGGATATTTGTTTGAATTGACAACAACTTTTTCCGCTAATTCTTTGATTGAAGAAATTGAAAATGTCCTTCAATTATATGAATCTAGAATAACATTAAAAAATATTACAGTAAATGTTGAGGACGATTCAAATGAGTTTGATGTAAGTATTGAATATTTTATAGTTGGATTGCCTCCAATATTACAAACCGTAGATTTTATCCTCGTAAGAGAAAGCTAGTAAATGGAACTACCTACTATCTCTGCTTTAGAATTTTCTCAAATCAGAGAATCTATTAAAAATTACATCAAAACAAAGACAGATTTTAAAGATTACGATTTTGAAGGATCTAATCTGTCTATGTTAATGGATATTTTGGCGTATAATAGCATGTATTCGTCATATAATATCAATATGGCGGCGAATGAATTAAATTTAGATACTGCTGTTCTTAGAGATAATGTAGTTTCCCATGCAAAAAAGTTAGGATATACACCAAATTCTTATACATCATCCACTGCTGTTTTTGATATTACAGTAAATAATGTTTCGCAATACCAAAGTGTTGTAATTGAACCAGGTCCATTATTTTCAGTTACTGAAAATAATAAAACTTACACTTATATTACTAGAGATAAACTTGTTGAAAATGTCCAAGGTAATTCTACAGTAACATTTTCAAATATTACTGTTCAGGAAGGGCAACAGTTTTTAATTAGATATACTGTAGATGATAGCAACGAAAATCAAAGATTTTTTATTCCAAATAACTTCATAGATGCAAATTCAATTAAAGTTTCTGTAATTTCCGATCCAGCAACTAATTTAGAAGTAGAATATGAGAAAAGAACTAGTATTGTTGGAGTATCTTCTTCAGATAAAATTTTCTTTGTAGAAGAAGTTCAAGATCAGAAATATGAAGTAATTTTTGGAGATGATGTCATAGGAAGAAAATTACAGAATGGAGAAGTCATTATCATAAGTTATGTAATTACTAATGGTTCTGCTGCAAATTCTATTAATACCTCACAATTAAAATTTGTTGGCACAGTAAAAGGATCCAATACTAGTGGAGAATCTGTAATTGGTAATGTAAATGTAACTCCATTAGCAATATCAACAAAAACTGATGGTGGGGCTGAGTTTGAACCTATAAAATCAATTAAATACAGGGCTCCAAGATATTATGCCGCACAGCAAAGAGCAGTAGTTAATGATGATTATGAAAGTATCTTGCAAAATATTTACGCAAATGCAGATTTAGTGCGAGTTGTCGGAGGAGAAACTAAATCTCCTCCCGAATATGGTAAAGTTTTTATTTCAATTAAACCAAAAGTAGGGACTAAAATTTCTACGGCTGAAAAGAAAAGAATTGCAGATGAAATTAAAACCTATACTGTAGGATCTATAACTCCAATTATTGAAGATGCAAATCCATTCTATATTTTAATGGCAATTAATATAATTTACGAAAAAAATAGAACAAAAAAAGATTCTGGAAAACTTAGTGAATTAATTAATCAAGAAGTTGCAAAATATAATTTAGATGATGATTTTAAAAATTTTAATGGAGTATTTTCATCTTCCAAATTAATTTGCCAAATTCGTGATTTAGATTCATCTATAAAATTTGTCGTAATAAAACCAATTTTTAAAAGAATTGTAGAATTATACAATAATTTATATTATAGATATAAATTAAAATTTTATTCTAAAATTAAAAATAATGTTCAAGACAAATACACAATGATCAGTGACGCTTTTTGTGTTAAAGGTTATAATGAACCTCTTTTCTTAGCTGCATTTAGCAATAAATTTGCTGGTTATAATGTTAATGATTGTTCACCTAGAAATAATTCTGATATTTATCTTTTAACTTTAAAGGAAAGAGTAATTGCTAAAGTTGGTAGTGTTAATTATGAAACAGGAGAAGTAGAATTTACTATAGCTTCTTGTCAAGATGATCCAATAAATATTTACGTAATACCAGAAAGTCCTGATATTACAACGGGTTCGGATACATATCCAAACGCCGAATTGTTCGCAACAAACCCAATTGATATAAAAGATTATACAAATAATGATTTAAATCCAGAAACTGAATTGCCTAGACCAACTGCTACTAGTTCTACTAGTGCTTTTCCTGTCACTGGAGATCCGTTTGGTATTTCACCAGTCACAGATATTTTAGGAAGTGCAACAAGAAATGCTGATGGAAGTATTACAGTTATTGAAGATGATGGAACTTCTATAACTACAAATCCAGACGGTTCTCAAGTTATTATTCCTCCAACTACAGCAATTACAGACTGTCAAAAATTATATGATAAAATTATTACTCAAGGTTATGCTGATACTCAAACATTACAGCAACTTGCTACATTAGGATGTCCTCCACTTGATCCAAATATCGAAGACTTCACTCCAATAAATCCAGATACCTGCTCATGACAAATTTAGACGAAAAAATTATTAATACTTCAGTATTAATTGAAAAGCAACTTCCGTCATTTGTAAGGGAATCTAATCCAAAATTTATATCATTTTTAACTTCTTACTATGAATCCCAGGAAGTTAAATATAATTCTTTGGATATTGTTGAAAATTTAATTGAATATTATAACATTGGCCATTACTCTATTAGTAAGTTAAAAGAGTATACTAGTATTTCTTCTTCAATATCTGCAACTGAAACTACCCTTACTGTTGCCAGCACTGATGGATTTCCTGATTCAAATGGTTATATTCAAATCGAAGACGAAATAATATTTTACAAAACAAAAACTAAACAGCAATTTTTAAATTGCGTTCGATCTACAGGCGCATTTACATTAGAAAAAATTCCTTCTACAAATATTGTATACACAAACGGAGGAGATGCAAAATCTTATGCATCTGGCACATTAGTATACAATATTTCATATCAATTTACAATTGAATTTTTTAATAGAATTAAATCCGAAATTTCGCCAACTCTTCCAGAAGTATTAACTCCCGAATTAAATATAGTATCATTTTTAAAAAATATTAATTCTTTTTATCGTTCTAAAGGAACCGAAAATTCTCACAAATTATTGTTTAGAATTTTATTTAATGAAAAACGAGTAAAATTAAAATTGAATCCAAGTGGATTTGGAGCATATATTAATATTTTAAATTATTCTGGCGATATAAGTTCCTTTCAAGTTGTAAATAGTGGTTCTGGATATTATTACGAAAAAATTAATAATGAATTACTATCTCCTCCAATAATTAAAATAATTGGATCTGGAACTGGATCCGTAAATCCGTTAACATTAACTACTACAAAAACAGCAGAGATGATTGTCACCAAAATGACTTCATCTGGAGGAATTGCTGTAGATGGAGTTAAAATTGCAAATAAAGGATTTGGATATGTTGGACCTATTACAGCAGAGGTACGTGAAAGAAGTTTTGATCCAGATCAAATAGTAAATTGTATTGATTCTAATAATAACATTATTGGCAGCGGCAAAGTTTATAGTTGGAGTGATTCTTCACGAGAATTAATATTATATCAAATTTCTGGGTATTTTACTTCTAATTCTAGAATAGTTGGAATTGGAGGAGAATCTCCAAGGGCAAGAATTGCTGCTGCATACCTAACAGAAACAAATAAACAAGGAAATCCATCAATTGAAATTATTTCAATTGATCCAAAAATAGAAAGACCTAAAGAGAATGTAATTAAAGGTTCATCTGCAAACTTTTATGAAAGACGAATTATTCGTTGCGAATTAATTTCTGGAGCTGAAAATTTAGATAATGTAAAATTAATTGAATTAGTTCAGTCTAGAGATTTAAGTTATAAAATTCCAGGAATTTCTTTGCAAATTTCAGAAATTCAAAATTTAGAAAATAATTTATATGAATTTGAAATAGATTCAAATTTAAATTATAAAAAATTATTTTTGCCACCATCTACAATCGCTACCCAGACTTCAACGGTAACATCAAATTCACTTTCATCAATAAGTACTATTGATGCTAAAAATTTTCCACAAAAATCTGGAAAATTATATATTAATGGAAGGGTAATAGAATATTCTACAAGAACTAATACTCAATTTTTAAATTGTAGAATAATTTCTGGAACATCTCCACTTACAATTAGCAATTCAACTGCTATTTACTTATATGGAAGAACTTGTTTAACTTCTGGAAATGTAAATTATTTTTTAAATGGTTATTTAAATGGAGATAGAACAAAATCTCCAATAATTTTTAGAATGCTAGCTCTGCCATCTGATATTACAGTTACTGATGGAGGGGCATTGTATACTTCATCTATATTTAAATTTAATGAAAGTACAACAAATTCAATTTTAAAGTCTAAATCATATAATTTTGGATCTATTGATGAAGTTATAATTGAAAATCCAGGGTTTAATTATAGAACAAATGATAAATTAAAAGTAGACAATTCATTTACATATGGGACTGGATTTTCTGCATATGTTGCACAAGTATATGGAGTAAATATTTCTTCCTATAATTTTGTAACTGAATTTGGAAATTCTTATATAGAAATTAATACCACAATAAATCACAATTTACAAACTAATGATTTGTTAATTTTTGATAATCCCTTACTTTTAAAACAAAAAGTTTTTTCTGTAAGAAGTTCAACTAAATTTTTGATTCCAAAACCAAAGCAATTTAGTAGTTTAATTCAAACTTTAAATTATACTACCACATCCAAAACAGCTATGGGTGGCATTGTAAAAATTAATATTTCAAGTAAAGGAAATAATTATAAAAAATTACCAGAAGTTATAGGTGTAGAAACAACTTCTGGTTATGGAGCATTGATGCAATTAAATTCATCTAATATTGGAAAAATTTCAGCAATTAATTGCCAATCTGTAACTGGAGAATTAATTGGAGATAGAAAAAAACAATTTCCAATAAAATTTTCAAGTACTGCTAAAATTAAAAATAATTTCCAAATTGCAAGTATTGAAGTTATATCTGGAGGAGTAAATTATAGACCTACAGATAAAATAAAAATAAATGGAATTATTGATAACAATTATAAATTTAAAATTGATACTTCATGTGGAATTATAACAAATATTACCGTAATAAATGGCGGCAGTAATTTAAATTATATTCCAACTGTTACTATAGAAAGTGAATATGGTGTTGGTGTAGAATTAAAAGTTAATTTGAGCAGAAAATTAATATTCGCAAATGATGAATTAAAAATTGGTTCCTTTGTAAATCCAACTGCAATTTGCAAGGTTATAAATTTTGATGTTCCATCATCTACGATTGAATTTGAAAAAATTAGTGGAACTGTTAATAATAATGATTTAATTTATCTGCCAGATGGCTCTTTATATGGAAATATATTTTCAATTAAAACTGCATCTGCACATGCAAAGACATCAACAAATGTATCATTTCCATATAAATTTTTAGATAATTATGGATTTTTAAATGATACAACTCAAAAAATTCATGATAGTAATTACTACCAAGATTGGTCATATAGTATTGCATCATCAAAAAATACTTTAGATTGGAAAAATGACGTAATCAAAAATACACATCCTACTGGGTTTAAATTATTTGGAAAAAATTTAATCCATAATCAAACAGCATTATTTAAAAATGAACAAGATATATTTAATAGTTCTGTAATTTTTAAAGCTACATTATTAAATCTATTAGATTTAAATTTAAAATTATCAGACTGTAAAACACAAAAAATTTCTATATCTGATGTATCTTTATTTGCAGTTGGACAATTCATATATGGAAATTTATCAGGTGCATTTGGAATCATACAATCATTTTCCGAAAATTACATAGAAGTATTAATACTAAAACAAACTAAATTTATTGTTGGAGATTTTATATTTGAAGTTTCAAAAGAGTTTGCAGCGACAGGAGCTAATCAAACTGACTATGCATTTGTATTTTATTCTGGAATATTACAAAAACCTATAGATTCATATTATGTTTCTAATGACAATTTAATTTTTAATTTTGCATTAAATCCTACTGATAATATTGTAGCCCACAAATTAACTACTAATTTTGAGGTATTAAATTTTGTACTTGAAGGGAATAAATTAAATTTATTAAAAGGAAGACAAAAATTTAATCCACAATTTGCAGAAAGACTTTTAATTTCTATTGATGGTGTTGTCCAAGAGCCTACATTTACTGTTTCTGAAAATGTAGTGACATTTAATTCAATTATATCTCCAGAAAGTAATATTTTTGTTTTATATCATCAAAATTTAAAAGTATTGACATTTAATGGTTCTGGGTTTAATTATACTTTAAATTATACGCCATCAGATACTTGCAACTTATTAATTTTTGCAAATTCCGTATTTCAATCCGAGCTTGTTACAGATTTTACAATATTTGGAAATCAAATTAGTTTGTCATCTTCTGTGAATGCATCTGATATTTTTGGTTGGTATATTGATGAATCTGTAGCTTGCTATTTAGATAATATTAATACATCACAACCAAATAAAATTACGCAAATTTATGATTGTGATGTACATAAATTAAATTGCTACATTGAATCTAATGCAATAAAAACTCCAAAATCTTTATATCAAACAACTAAAGATTTATTAGATGGCACTGTATATACAGATCCTGACAATACTACTGTATATGGATATGATACAAGATTTACTTATTCAAATCCAGAATATTCAACCAGTTATGTAGAAGTTTTAAATGAAATTAAATTTAATGGAACTTTAACTACATTTGCACTTAAATATGCGGATGGAATTTCTTATACTCCAATAAATGGAAAAAATAATTTAATTGTATATGTAAATAATACTATTTTAGATTCTTCTCAATATACATTATCTGGTTCTAATATTACATTTAATCAGGTTTATCCTACTGGAACAAAATGCACCATTGTAGATTTTATAAGTAAATATTTGTCAAATACCACTACATCATCTAAAGGTGCAGATTTAGATAGATTAAATGTCATTCAAAATGGCACTAGAAAAACTTTTAATTTATCTGATAGAGGTGTTCCTCATTATGTTAAAAATCTTGAAGATATTTTTGTAATTAAAAACGGAAATTTAATTAAACCAGATTCTCAAAGTCATACTGTTTTCGCCAATAAAATTACTTTTAATTTGGCACCAACTTCTACCGATAATATAAAACTTGCATATTTCAATCGTCAATTATCTCCACAAAAAACTAAAAATGTACTTATAGATCCTTTTATTTGTTTCAATGGTGTCCGAGCAACATTCCCAATCACTTTAGATGGAATTTTATTTGCTCCAATAACTGAACATCATGTAATTGTAATCCGAAATGGTGTATATCAGAAACCAGTAACAGATTATATAATAGTAGGATCAAATATAACTTTCACAACAACTCCATTATATGGAGAAATTATATCAATGTATTATGCATATGATGGATTGAATCAAAATTTTGAATTTGATACATTTAAAAAATATAATGGCATTGAAACTAAATTTTCATTAACTAAAAATTATATTAGTATTAATCCTGCAACATCTAGTAATTTACAAGTTATCCGAAATGGTGCGTATCAATATCCAGGAATTGATTACACTATGGCTGGAACTTCTAATTATAATTATATAAATTTTGCAACTGCGCCAACTACAGATGATGATATTGTTATCACTGCATTCATGGGAGATGACTTAATTGATATCACAAATAGGTTTACACAAGAAAATACAACTTCATTGAGATATACAAGTCAATCTCCAATAGTTAACACTGATATATTTTTAATTTATCTTAACGGAGTTTTACAGGATAATACTGCGTGGAATTTTAATACAACTACAAATATTCTATCTTTTAGTGGATCTTTTGTAAGTTTAGCATTAGATAAAGTTTCTATATTAGCTTTTAAATCACAAAAAAGATTTTTAGATCAAATTACTCCAGAAAGATTAGATTCATTTAAAGAATTTAATGGAGTAAATAAAACGTTTGCGTTAACAAAAAATTATATCAAAACTCCTATATTAAGTAATACTAATTTACAAATTTTCAAAAATGGAAAATATTTACATTCAGATGTATATGATGTAAAAACCAGCAACAATTCCAAATTTATTGTTGGTCAAAATTCTGCCCAATATCTTGAGCTTGAAACTGCACCAATTTCGACCGACAAATTTGATATTAGAAATATTGTTAATGACGATATTATAGATGTAACTAATAGATTTAGTCAAAGTTCACCAACCCAACTTCAATATACATCAACATCACCAACAATAGATACCAATACATTTTTAATATACAAAGATACTGCACAAGGCAGAATATTATTGAGCAATGAAACTTGGAGTTTTTCTTCTAACGTATTAACTTTTATTCAACCAACAAATTTAAATATAGATAATTTAAAAATAATTGCATTTAAAACATCAAAACCAAAAATTGATAGTTTTAATGTGATTCAACTTGATAATTTTAAAAATTTTAATTCTGTAAATGTAAAATTTGCATTAACTAAAAATTATTTAAATGTTACCAATGATTCAACATTTCATGTATTTAGAAATGGAGTATACCAATATGAAAATGTTGATTATTCTATCGTTGGACCAGACAATTCACCATCTATTGAATTTTTAACTGCTCCAAATTCAACTGAGGCAGTTCATATTGTTAGTTATCCAAATTCAGATATAGTAGATGTAACTAATAGATTTACACAGCTGTCATCAAATTCTTTACAATATACATCATTAACTCCAATAATAGATACTGATGTATTTTTGATATATGTAAATGGAATTATTCAAATTAGTTCATGGAATTACAATTCTAGTACTAGTATATTAACTTTTGATGAAAATGTAAATTTATCTACCGATAAAGTAAAAATATTTGGGTTTATTTCTGCAAAAGTGCAATTAGATTCATTTACTGTACAAAATAATATTTCAACTTATACTTTACAAAAAAACAATGTCAATATTCCAGATAATTTAACTAAAGCTTCAGATTTAATTGTAGTCATTGATGGTGTAGTTCAAATACCCGAGATTTCATATACAGCTTCAAATAATGAAATAACATTATTAAATCAAAATTTAAATATAAATTCAACAGTTTTAATTTACAAATTGGGTGTAAATTATGGTACAGTTTTATTGGATCCCATAGATGATAATTTTACAAAAACTACTTTTAAACTACAATTTAACTATAAAACACATGTAATTTTTGGAATTAATAGTTTAACTGTGATAAAAAATGGAATTACTTTAAATCCAATAACTGATTATGCAAATTTAACTGGGTATATTACTTTTGCAAATCCTATTTTAGAATCTGATGCAATTGAAATTTATGTTAATGAGTATCAATTATGCACCAATTTAATTCCTATAACTACAAATCTTCCAAGGGCTCAGGATTTAATTTTAGATATAAATGATTCAATTTTAGTTCCATCAGTGAATTATACTATAAATGGAAATATATTAAGATTGAATAATGTAATTAATTATGTAAATTACCGTTCTAAAGTATTTCAGATTTCTTCTTATAATGTTGATGTTTTAGATTATATTAATGACAATTATAGCAAAAATACTTATAAATTATCATCAAATTATGTATATTATGATAATACAATAAGTGGAAATATTTTTGTTTATAAAAATGATACATTATTAATTCCTGGTGTTGATTATAATTATGGTATTGGATATATTACGTTTACTTCTAATATATCTTCATCCGATATAATTACTATTGCAAATTATAAATATAATTTACTTAAAAATAACACTATTATAAACACTTTACTGCCCGCAACGAGTGAAAATTTAATTTTACTAGTAAATGGAGTTATTCAAAAAACTTCCACATATAATTGCAATTCTGCAATTATAGAACTAACTAATGCTCATGAATTATTTAATATTCGTGATTATTCACTATCACCTGTGCATATCTACCAGGTAGGAACTTCTGCGACTGATACAATAATTGTAGATTATTTAAATGATGATTTTTCAAAATCTACATATAAATTGCAAAAAAATTATGGAAGTTTTAATCCTCCAGCAAATTCTGATGTTTTTGTTTTAAGAAATGGAGTTTCACAAAATCCTGGAGAAGATTTTATAGTTGGAAATGGTTATATTACGTTTACTACAAATATAACGCAAGATGATGAAATTTATATCGCATATAGACATGGAACTACAGAAATACCTATAACAAATATTTCTGGAACTTCCATAACTCTCGGAACTGCTATTTCAACAAATGAAAGGGCAAATTTAGTTCTTCATATTAATGGTGTTCCTCAATTTTATGGACAAAATTTTACCATTTCAGGAAATACAGTAACATTACTTTCAAATACTGAAATAGATTCTATTTTTGCAATTAAATATCCTTCAATACATTTTTTAAATGACCCAGATGATTGTCCAAATGGAACTAGAAAGAAATTTAGATTATTTTATAATGAACAAAATTTAATTAGTTCCGATATTATTCAGGATGCAGACATTTTAATATCTGTCAATGGTGTTATACAATATCCTGGAGTGCAATATACAATATCTCCAAACAGAGGAATTGTAGAATTTGCAACTCCCCCACAATTTACCGATGAAATTTTCAGGATCCGAATGTATGGAAATCAGGTTGTAAATTTAACTTCAGTATCTAATTCAAATACAGTATATGATATTGATAATCTCAGTACAACAGAAAATTTAGTTGTATTCTCAAATAATAGTTGGAAATTCAATGAATTAAATGAATATACTTACAATACTGGATATAGAATTACACTTACATCCCCAAATACATCAGCATATATTTTTGGCATTAAATTTGCTGGAGTTTTTCACTTACTAGATCAAACTAATACTCCATTTAATGGAGTAAATACTAAATTTAATCTTTTCTTAAATGAAGATAATTTTATGCCTCCAGGTACGGTAAGTGTGGATTCCGTAGCATCAGAATCTAGTTTAATTGTTACTAAAAATGGAAAATTTTTAGAGGCTGGAGTAGATTATACTTTACAAGGAGATATAAAGAGTCAAATTGAATTTAATTCTCCATTAATTTCTACTGATATAGTGTCAGTTAAGTGTGTTGGTTCATTTAATAAATTAAATACTATATTAGTCACATCAGCGACTAATATATTAGAAATGTCATCAGGAATTCCTGTTTCGACATTAACTAGAAATGGAATATTAATGCCAATTTTAGAGCAAATTGTAATGACTAGAACTGGCCCAGTTCAAATGACTAATTCTGGTGTTGCTGCAAAATTTGGACCTTATTATCCAAATGCTATTATTGAAAGGCCAAGAAGTCATGAAAATCAAATTTTAGTTATCAAAGATGGCAATATTCAAAGTCCACTTTATGATTATTATATCAATAATGATAAAATTATTTTTACAAACACAGTTGCAGCTGGAAGTAAAGTAGTAATTTTAGATTTTAGAGGAACTAGGTTGGATGTAAATGTGAATAGTAGATCATATCAAATTAATGTTGGTGATGAATTACATATTGATGGGGAATCTAATCCAAGAGTTGTTACAGATATTTTATCACCAACATTGTTAAAAACAACTTCATATATTGGAGAAAAACCATCTGGGTTTATTGGATCTGCATCCACAACAAATGGCAAAGTTACTTCAATTTCAATATCAAACGGAGGTAAAGGATATAAAAATCCAACTATATTGAGAACTTTAGGAACTGGATTTGGAGCAAAAATAACAACTAATATAAACGCAATAAAAGGTGGAACCATAGAAACTCCAGTTCAAATTCAATATCCTGGATATAATCAATATGGACCTCAAATTGTAGTTCCTACTACATATGCATATTCATACAAACAAAGGCCATTAAGTACTTCAAATATAAAAATAGGAACAAAATTAACTTCAACAATTAATTCAACATCAGAAATAATTCCAGTAGCAAACGCACAAAATTTTGAACAGAGCGAAATTAGAGTTGAAATTAAATCTTCTACTGGATCTGGAGCGACATTTAGACCATTTATTAGCAATGGAAGAATTAAAAAAATTGATGTACTTACACAGGGAATTGGGTATGATGATAGAGATGTAGAAGTAATTGTTATTGGTGGAGGTGGAAGTGGTTGTGTTCCAGAGGTTATTCTAGATAGTATGGGACGAGTAACTTCAGTAATTGTTAGAAATTCTGGAGAGGGATATGACACGTTTAGAGCAATTATTGACAGAGAGATTATAGAATACACTTATATTTTATCAAATCAATTAGTTGGTTGCACTAGATCTCAATCACCCACTACACATATTCAAAACAGTATCGTATATTATGACAAATTTATATAATAAATAATTATAACAAAGACTAACTAAAAGGACAGCGAATAATGCCTTCATTAGTATCAGATAATTTTAGAATTTTTGCTTCACAGCAATTTATTGAATCATTAGAAGAACCATATAATAGTTCTTATTTACCTGCATCTGAAGACGAAGTAGCTTCTCCTGCAGAATCTTCTGCTTCTCAAGCATATAGAAGTAAGATTTATCTTTTTATTGGTCGTTCTTATAATTGGAATGATCCTACTGTGGGCGCAGTTCCAGAAAAATATGCTGGCGTATCTACTATTTCAGATTTTTCTCCTCCAAATCCAGTAGATTCATTTGATGAAATGAGTGAAATTTATGATGATATGATTGCCATAAAAAGAGTAACTAGAAGTGATGTATCTGAAGTTATTAGAAGAAGAGTTTGGCAATCTGGACTAGTTTATGATATGTACAAACATGATTACGGAACTATAGTTAATGGCCAACCAAAAATATCTTCTACTGGCCAATCAAAACTATATGATACTCAATTTTATGTCATGAACAAAGATTTTCAAGTATATAAATGCATATACAATGGCCAAGATCCAGATGTAAATCAAAATGGTAAAGTTTCAACTATAGAGCCAACTGGAACAAGCACTGGTATTTTTAGTACTTCTGATGGGTATAAATGGAAGTACATGTATACTATTTCAATTTCTGATTATATCAAATTTGTTTCGTCTGATTTTATTCCAGTTAGGTTAGATTCATCTGTTAAAAATGCAGCAGTAGATGGTGCTATTCATCAAGTTTTAATTGTTAATAGAGGTTCTGGCCTCACAAATGGAACTTGGTACACTCCAGTAATTGGAGATGGGTCTACAAAAGCAATTTTAGGTATTACAGTATCTTCTTCAAAGATCACTGCAGTAGAAGTAGTAAACAATTATCTTGGCACTGGATATACCTATGGCGTAGCAGATTTAACTAAATGTTATTCTAGTATTTCAGATGCAAATTCCCAATCTGGTGCAGTGACTAGTCTTGGAACAACTGCAAAACTTGAAATTATTATTTCTCCTCCTGGCGGACATGGATCAAATTCTATTTACGAATTAGGAGGGTATAGAGTAATGATTAATAAAAGTCTTGATTTTCTTGATGGAAATGGAGATATTCCAATCAACATGCAATTTAGAAGATTTGGGCTTATTGAAGATCCCCAAACTATAGGAAATTTAGATTATACTGCTCCTACTGCTTCAGTATGCAAAGCAATTAAATTTCCATCCACAATGATTGATGATTTTACAAACGGAGAAATTATCACTCAGCCAACTACTGGTGCAAAAGGAAGAATTATTCATTGGGATTCAGTGAATAAAATTTTAAAATATTATCAAAATGAGCATATCAATAAAACTCAAGAAGGAGCAAATAAAGATAAATTTATTAATTTTTCTGGTAATTTTGCAATTTCTCAAGGTAATGTTACTGCAATGCCAGATACTTCATATAGCACTCCAGTGGGGACAGTTCTTTCAGGAACTACCTTTGTAAACGGGTATTCTAACGGAGAAATTAAAAAATATAGTGGTAAAATTATTTACATTGAAAATAGAAAACCAGTTTTCAGATCTAATGATCAAATTGAAGATATTAAATTAGTAGTAGAATTCTAAAATAAATAATAAAAAACGACCATAAATTCTTGAAGGTTTAACTAAATGCAAGATACTAATCTTAATTTGCAGCCATATTTTGACGATTTTGATTCATCTAAAAATTTTTATAGGGTACTATTTAAACCAAATTATCCTATTCAAGCTAGAGAATTAACTACTCTACAATCAATCCTTCAGGGACAAATTGAAAAATTTGGTAAGCACATATTTAAACACGGTTCTGTAGTAATTCCAGGACAAGTTGGGTATGACCTTCAATATCAGGCTGTTTTAGTTCAGCCATCAATTGGAGGAATATCATTTGAAAGCATTAGAACTAATCTGACAGAAAAAACTTTAGTGGGTCAAACTTCAGGAGTTAAAGCTAAAGTTTTAAATAGCATTAGTGCCACACAATCTGATAAATCTACAGCAACATTATATGTAAAATATGTTGCTTCTGGAAATGTTGTAAATGGCGTTCAATTAACAAAATTTACAAATGGAGAAATATTACAAGATGAAAATAACAATCCCGTAGCTGTAACTGCAACACAAAATGCAACATCATTTGTCGGAAGTGCCGCATATATTACAGCTGGAGTATATTTTATTCGTGGATTTTTTGTAGAAGTTCCAGAACAAAGTATTATTTTAGATCAATATAACAATTTTTCATCATATAAAATTGGATTATCTATATTAGAAAGTGTTGTAACTACAGACGAAGATAATTCTTTATATGATAATGCAATTGGTTCTCCTAATTTTGCAGCACCAGGAGCAGATAGATTAAAAATTGAAGCTATCTTATCTAAACAAGATATTGATCTCCCTACAGATTCTACATTTATTGAACTTCTCAGACTAGAAGAAGGAAAAGTAGCTAAATTAGTAGAAAATTCTGTATATAATCAACTTGAAAAAAACTTAGCCAGAAGAACTTTTGATGAATCTGGAAATTATACTGTAACAGATTTTAACTTAAATTTACGAGAAACTTATAATGATGGTGAAAATAATGGTGTATATTCTTATAACGATACTTTACTAGATGGAACAGTAGTATTAAATAGAACTCCAAGTATTACAGATGGGAAATCTATTGATGGAAGAAATTATTATACTATGGAACTTTCTCCCATAAAAGCATATGTAAAAGGATTTGAAATTAATAACACAGATAAAAAATATGTAACGATAGAAAAACCAAGAAAATCTTTAGCAATTAATAATCAAGGATTAATTTCTGCATTTGGCAATTATATTGAATTAGATACGACAACAATACAGGGATCAGTGTTACCAGGAAATTTAGTAACACTAAAAAAAATTGCAAGCGGTGTAGAAACTTCGATTGGTAAAGCAGTAGCATTATCATTAATAGTAGGTGGAAAATTATATTTGGCAGATATTTCGATGTTTACTGTTGTTACAACATCTGAAAATTCTCCCGCATTAGCTATAGGAGATTTTATTTTTACAAATAATGGTGCAAGTGCAGTAATAGATTCAATTAATGGTTCTACCCTTACATTAAGACAAGTTGCAGGAACACTTTTACCAGGATCTACATTTACAAATAGCAAAAATAATTCAACATACACTATATCCACAGTAATTGCAAATAATATTGAAAATATTACAAATTTAAGCGCACCTGGATTTAGTTCAAGCGTAAAATTAGAACAAGTATCAATTTCTGGAACTTCATTTAAAGTTATTGGAAATACTTTATCTGGAATCGGATCAAGATTTTCATCCGAAATTCAAGTTCCTATGAAACTATTGATTGGAACTTCTGTTGCTACAGTAACTAATGTTACTGATAGTGAAATAACTATTACTGAAACTGTAGCTGATGGAGTTTATTATAATGTAAAAAAATTAATTCCTAAAGTTAAAACTTCAGGGACAAATTTTTTCTCAAGAATTTCAAATAATTCTGTCAAAACAACTTCAGATCTATCATATTATAAAGCCATAACAGAAACGAAACTAGTTTCAAATGCTGGATTTACTATTTCCACAACTTCTAATTTTACTATATCTCCCAATGATATTATAATCACAAATAGTTCTGGAATTGTTGAATTTTCTGCTTCTTCAATATCTCCATCATCTGTAAATATTTTTGTTAGCGATTCATTGAGTAATACTAATGTAAATATTACTTATAAAGTTAGATCTAATAACCCTTCATTAAAAACAAAATCTGCAAGTAAATTTAACTTTTTGCTAGTTGATAAATTAAAAACTAGTACAAACACAATATATGGAACTAGATTTGTAGATAATGAAATATCTTTAAAATTTCCAGATGTATATAAAATTCATGCTATTAGACAAGCACTAAATTCGCAAGCATCAAATCAAGACTTATTTGATAAAATTAATATCAATGATTCCACTGGATTAGTAGCTGGAGATATTATATCATACCAAAATATTAGAGCAAAAATTATTTCAATTAGTGGAAATACTCTCTATATTGTATATCTTTCAGATAATAAATTTCAAAATGGAACTAATTTAACTTTATCAGTAGATATAACATCCATTTCTCCAGTAGTTGGCAAATTTATTACTTCTGTTACAAATGGAAATTATAAAGATATTACAAATGATTTTATATTAAATAAAAATGATGGACCTGAGTTTTATAATATTTCCAAATTAGTTAGACGTTCAAGTAGCCCAACTCCACAAAATAAATTTATAGTTGTATTTGATTATTTTATTCATAATAATACTAGTAATGATTTTTATTCTACAAATTCATATGATACTTCACAAATTGAATATTCAGAAATTCCACTATGTTATGATGGAACTCCATATAGTAATATAGTAGATTTTAGATTTGAAACTGTTCCTTCCCCTGGTTCTGGAGGTTCTTTAATCACTCCATATCAAGAATCTGCTTCTGCATTTGATGTATTATCTTTATACAGAGTAATTCCATCGTTTGCATTTCCTGGAGAAATAATTAGTTTAGATTATGATTATTATCTTGGAAGAATTGATAAAATTTTTCTTGATGAAAATGGAAATATAATCATTGCAAAAGGTTCAGATTCTTTAATTCCTAAAGAACCTGAAGATGTGCCAAATACTTTACATATTGGCACTTTAACAATACCTCCATATATGAAATCAGTAAATGATTCTACATTAGAAATCATTAAATCAAGACGTTATACAATGAAAGATATTGGATTAATTGATAAACGTCTAGAAACAGTAGAAGAGTTAACTTCATTAAATCTTTTGGAAATTGGCACTAACAGTTTAACAATTGTTGATGAAGATGGCAATAATAGATTTAAAACTGGATTTGTTGCAGATAATTTTAAAACTACAGATTTAGCCGATTTAAATAATACTTCATATACTGCATGTATTGACACTGAAAAAGCTATACTAAGACCATATCCATATGTTACTAATATTCAGTTAAAACCAGCAACTTCTGGATTTACAGCAAAGCAGACTGGTAGCTTAGTTACTCTCCCATATACGGAGACTCCATTTGTTGTTCAAAGTTATGCAAGCAGAGTTGAAAATCTTCAGCCATTTGAAGTTATTCAATGGTATGGCGACATTCAACTAGAACCAGAAAAGGATGTTTGGTTCGATACAGTAAGAACTGCAAGAGAAGTCCAACGAATTGATTTATCTCAGCCCCTAAGAGCACTATTCGATAGAACTTCTGCTCTTGCAGATCAATGGAATGACTGGAATAGAAACATTGTTCCACGTCTTGTAGTTGGAGGAGGAACTTTAAGTGTTCAAAACACTCCAGGTGGAAATAATACATTTACACCAGTAACACAAGATATTCAAGTTGGAGATAGTATCAATAATATCTCTGCAGAAAGATTTATTAGATCTAGAATTGTTGAGCTTACATCAACAAAGCTAAAGCCAGATACACTATTCCATTTCTTTGTTGATGATAGATTAAATAATTCTATGATCTTCCCCAAACAAATAACTGGGATGACTAATAGAAATGGTGTTGCTTTTGTCAATGGCGAAACTGTAGAGATTTTCTCTCCTGCAACAAATGCTACAAATCCAGTAAGAGGAATAGTAGTAACATCTCCCCTAGGAAGTTACACATCAACAACAACTTTCCTAAAAATTGATAACATTACTACAAGAGATGGTACAGAAATCAATCCAACTGCACTTATTGATACAATTCAGATTAGAGGATTGGCATCTGGAGCTACTGGAACTGTTCAATTCACTGGACCTAGAGTAAAGTCAGATGTAAATGGAACAGTTGAAGCATTTTTAGTTATTCCACCAAATACATATCAAACTGGAGAAACTGTATTTAAACTATGTGATCAAATTACAGGAACTTCTATTTACGGAATTTCTGATTCAAGTGCTCAAACAACTTACAATACACTAGGTACAAACGTATCTCTCACTAGTAACGTAGTTTCACTTACTACTGCACAAATTTCTTCTACCGCAGGTATTGGAACAAGAACGGTATTTATTCCATTCCCACCACCTCCACCACCAGCTCCAGCAGGAAGAGATCCTTTAGCACAATCATTCTTGGTTGATATTGAAGGTGGAATCTTTGCTACATCTATTGATTTGTATTTCCAGACCAAAGATTCTATACTTCCAGTATCTGTTGAAGTTAGAACCATGGAAAATGGCACTTTAACAAATACAGTAGTTCCAAATAGTATTGCTACTGTTCAATCTGCAAATGTAAATGTATCAAACAATGGCTCTGTTGCTACTAGATTCACCTTCCCATGTCCAATTTATTTAAATCAGAATACAGAATACGCATTTATTGTTAGAAGTGCTTCCAAGAATTATAAAGTTTGGATTTCAAGACTTTCTGAAACTGATGTATTGGGAGGATTTATTATTGACAAGCAACCATATTCTGGTTCTCTTTATAAATCTCAGAATATGTCTGTATGGACTCCAGATCAATTTGAAGATCTTAAATTTACACTCAATAGAGCCAAATTTGTTACTGAAACGACATATAATTGTAAACTAATAAATGGTCCAGTGACAGATGTAACTCTTCCTGCTAATGCATTAAAATTCACTCAATCTTCAGGATCAATTGAAGTCTATCATCCAAATCATGGAATGAATAGTATTCAAAATTATGTCAAAATTTCTTCTGTAGTTTCAGAAGCTTTAGTAACATCTTTAAATACTTCAATTACAACAGCGACTCAAAGTGGAGCTATAAATGTAGGAAATACTTCCGATACTACTTGGAGTACTATAGCAGAGACACCTGTTTCAGCAACTAACCCTGGATATATTTTAGTAAATAATGAAATTATAAAATATACTGCTATATCTGGAACTACGTTGTCCATACCTCCTGATGGAAGAGGTCAGTTTGGAACAACTGCAACGACACATGCAGCAGGGAGTGTATTGTATTGCTATTCTATCAATGGAGTTCCATTAAATCAAATTAATAAAATTCATAAAATTACGCAAATTATTGATTTAGATAGATATAAAATTAGTTCTGGAGTGAATGCTAATTCTAATGTAATTTCTGGAGGCATTTATATTAAAGCTTCACGAAATATACAGTATGAAGAATTATATCCAAATTTAAATATTTTATCAATTCCATTTACAAATGTCTCTTTTGGACTTGAAAGCGTTAGTGCAAACAGTCCTTATCAAGCGGAAACTTCATTTGTAAGAATTTCTGAGCAGTCAGTACAAAATAGACAATACAATGAGTTAAGTAGTTCTAGATTAGTTGCATCTCCAACTAATTCAAATCAGTATTTTGGTTCTGAAAATTCTGCATCTTTAACATTAAATGTAAATTTATCTACAGAAAAAGATAATGTCAGTCCCGCATTAGATATTAATGGTTCATCTGCGATTGCAGTTTCAAATAGAATCATTAAAAAAATTGCTAATAATAAAATTGATATAACACAAGAACTTACTCCTTTATCTGGAATTTATTCTTCTTATATTACCAAAAAAATTACTTTACAAAATACATCAACTTCTATTAAAGTTTTATTGGATGCAATTAGAGAACAAGGACTAAATGGAGAGTATTCTGATATTAAAGTATTTGCAAAAATATATAGTGAAGGAAATTTAGGATCTTTTGATTCAATGAGTTATATTGAAATTCCTGCAGTATCATATCCAAAATCATTAAATTCAAAAGATTATAAAGCTTTCGATTTTGAACTAAAAAATGTTTCAGAATTTAAACAATTTTCAATTAAAATTTGTATGATCAGTAATGATCAAACAAACATTCCAAAAATAAGAAACTTTAGAGCTATTGCACTTGCAGTATAATATGAATAAATTAATAGTAGACGGGCACCCAAGTCTCTACAGAGATACATCTAGTGGTGCAATAATAAATGATAATTCGTATGAATACGATAACTATATTAAAAATTATGAATTAAGAAAAAACAAATCTGAAAGAATTGATAAAATAGAAGAAGATTTAAATTCTTTAAAATCTGATATCAATGATATCAAAAATTTACTTTTAAAATTAAATGAACGAACTTCCTCTAACTAAACAATTTACTCTTCAAAAAATTTATAATGATATAGATACTTTAAATGAAGAAGAAGCTAAAAAAATAGCAAAAGAATTTGCTAAATTATATCATATGCAACAACATCTCATATTAAATATGTTATTAAACAAATAGGTCTTATTATAAATATTATTGAAATCTCCCTACATAAAATGGCAGCGGTAAAAAACTTATATGTTGACCAAGGAGCTGATTTTGATGTTCAATTTGTAGTGTACAATAATAATAATAATCCTCGTGATTTAACTGATTACACTGGATTGGCTAAAATAAAAAAATCTTATTATAGTACAACTTATGTGAGCTTTTTAGTGACCTTTTCTTCAACTAGAACTGACGGAATCGTAAATTTAAATTTGACATCTTCACAAACTTCTTTAATGGAGCAAGGAAGATACTTATATGATGTAGTTCTTTCAGATCCATCCAACAAAAAAATTAGAGTAATTGAAGGTGTTGTCACTATTAATCCTGGAGTAACATAAAAAATAAAATTGCGTTAATAATTGTCCAAACAAATCGTAAAAATTTAAAAGGTTAGTATAATGTCAAAACCAAGTAGTAGATTACAATTAAAAGAATATTGTCTTCGTAAGCTTGGCAAACCAGTAATTGAAATTAACGTAGATGATGACCAAGTTGAAGATCTTATTGATGACACCATTCAGATCTTTAATGAAAGAGCTTATAATGGAATGGAAAGAATGTACTTAAAGTACAAACTTACTCAAGAAGATATTGATAATGGAAAAAAACGTAATTTCACTACAACTCAAACTGATACAAACGGTTCTGTTAATTCCAGAACTTTAAATTTTGAAGAAGGTAGAGGATATTTAACAGTTCCAGACCATGTTGTTGGTGTTCAAGGAATTTTTAAAGTATCTAATGCTTTTGTGAATAATATGTTTGGTTTTAGGTATCAATTTTTCCTAAATGATTTTTATAATTTTTATTCATATGATATCATGAATTATTACATGGTATTGACTTATCTTGAAACTCTTGATTTTATGTTAGAAGGTAATAAAGATATTAGATATAACAAAGTTCAAAATAGGCTGTATATTGATCTAGATTGGGGTATGCAATCTGTTAATGATTTTATTGTAGTAGACTGCTATAGAGCGTTAGATCCAAATAGTTTTACCAAACTTTATAATGAAATTTGGGTTAAAAAATATTTAACTTCACTTATTAAAAAACAGTGGGGACAAAATTTATCTAAATTTGAAGGTATTCAAATGCCAGGTGGAGTAACTTTTAATGGCCGTCAGTTATATGATGACGCAATAGGAGAATTAGACAAGCTATATGAAGAATTACTTAACACATATGAATTGCCACCACTTGATATGGTAGGATAATGAAAAACGTTTATTTTTCTCACGGAACTTCATCTGAACAAAAACTTTATGAAGATTTAATAATAGAATCTTTAAAAATATATGGATTTGATGTTTATTATTTGCCAAGAGAATTTTCTAACGATGAAAGATTGTTTGGCGAAGACCCTTTAGCAAAATTTGATGAAAATTATATAATTGAAATGTATGTTTCAAATTATGAGGGATTTACTGGAGAAGGAACTTTATTAACTAGATTTGGAGTTAGAATTGCCGAAGAAGCTACCTTTATTGTATCCAAACGACGTTGGGAAGATTTAATTTCTAAATCAAATAATTTAATTACATCTAAAAGACCTAATGAAGGTGATGTAATTTATTTCCCATTAACTAATCAGTTGTTCCAAATTAAATTTGTAGAACATAATAAACCATTCAGACAGCTAGGGCAGATTGCAACGTATCAACTAGTTTGTGAAGTGATGGAAGATTCTGGCGAAAGATTTGAAACTGGAATTGATGAAATTGATAAAATTAGAAGAGATGAAGGATATTCAATTACATTTAAACTTACCGAAGGTATTAAACAAATTAATGTTATTTCTGGTGGAACTAGATATACTGCATCAGGAACAACAGTTAATTTTGGTTCTGTAAATGGAGCATCTGGAGCTAGAGCATCTGCTACAGTATCTGCTGGAGTTATTACAGGTATAAAAGTAATTGAGCCTGGAACTGGATACACTTCTGTACCTGCAGTTACAATTACTGGAGCTGGAACTGGTGCAACTGCACAAGCAATTTTAGCCCCAAGAGGAACTTATAAATATGAAGAAACTGTAACTGGTTCCAGAAGCGGAGCAAAAGGTAAGGTTATTCGTTATGATGTCACAACTAAAGAACTTGAGCTTATAGATATAGTAGGTAAATTTGTTGATGGAGAAACCTTAATTGGTAGAACTAGTAATGCTGAATGGGTAATTAATACATTCAGTTCTATTGAAAATGAAAATGATGATTTCAATGAAAACAAATGGTTTGAAGACGAAGGAAATAAAATTATTGACTGGTCCGAACGAAATCCATTTGGTGAATATTCAAACATGGGAGAATTTTAATGTTAGGTACACATTTTTATAACGAATCAATTCGTAAAACTATTGTTGGATTTGGTACATTATTCAATAATATAGAACTTCAACGTAAAGACAAAGACGGAGTTGTTAAGCAGACAATTAAGGTTCCTCTTGCATATGGACCTACAGAAAAATTTCTTGCTAGAATAGAAGCAGAGCCAGATTTAGACAAGAGACGACCAACACAAATTCAGCTTCCCAGAATTTCTTTTGAGATGAAAGGAATTTCTTATGATGCTGCGAGAAAGCTTGGACCTACTCAAATCTGCAGAACCCCAAAATCTGGAGATACTGAAAAAACATATTCTCATTATCTGCCAGTGCCATACAATCTAGACTTTGAAGTTGCAATCATCAGCAAGAATAATGATGATGCCGTTCAAATTTTAGAGCAAATTTTACCATTCTTTCAGCCATATTTTTCAATTACTATTAATATGGTAGCAGAGACAAATGAGAAAAGAGATATTCCAATTTTACTGAATAATGTTTCTATTCAAGATGACTATGAAGGTGATTTTACACAAAGAAGAACAATTATTTATACTTTAACATTCACTGCAAAGTCATATATTTATGGTCCTATTACTACTTCTGATGTCATTAAAAAGGTTAACGTTGATATTGGAACTGCTATCAATGCAAATAGATATGTTACTTATAGTGTAACTCCTAAGGCACTAACAGATTTAAATAAAGATGGTAAAATTAACTCTGCAGATGATTTATTAGTTGAATCTGACGATAACTTTGGATTTAATGAACTTTGGACACAATAATTATGTCAGCATACGATAAATTAGATGACACTTTTGATATAGTTCCAACTAACTCAAATGACACATCAGAAATAGTTTCAGAACTTGAAGTTATTTTAGATTCAGATTTAGAAGATCTAAAAAAAGATTACAAATATAGTAGAGGTCAACTATACAATTTAATTCAAAAAGGACAAAAAGCAATTGATGGAATTTTAGATGTAGCTTCTCAAAGTGATCATCCAAGAGCTTATGAAGTTGCTTTCCAAGGGATTAAAAATGTTTCAGAGCTTGCAGAAAAACTAATAGAAGTTCAGAAAAAGATGAAAGATATTGAAGAAGATAAACCAACTAAAGGTCCATCTACTGTAAATAATACTATGTTTGTTGGTTCCACCGCAGAACTACAAAAGTTTCTAAAACAATCAAAAATAAATAATACAGAAGAATAGGAGTATTTTAATGTCTGTACTTAAGGTTGTCCAAAATATTGCTGCGGTGGCGTGTACTGGTGGTAACGCTACACAGTCCGCTGCAGTAATTGTACGAAGTGGAATTTATCGTTTTACTGCTGATGCTAGTGATGCAATTCATGTAGCATGGGGTGGCAATCCAACTGCAGTAGATGGAAATGATTTTCATATCCCAAAAGAAAGTTCTGAAATTGTAAAGTGTGCTACTCCAAAAAGAGTAAGAATAACTTCAATCACTAAAGGTGCAACCAATACAGTGATGAATATTCCTCTTGATACTGGTACTCCTGGACATCCTTTTGCGGTTGGAGACTATGTAACTTTAACTGGATCTTCAGTTGCTGCGTACAATACTGGCATTGCACACCTAGAAGTTATTGCAGTTACAGATACTTCAATTACTGTTGCATTAAATTCATCTGCATATGCAGATTTTACTGACACTGCAACTCTTTCAAATTCAATTAAATTTTCTGTAAAGCCTGATGGCAATGGCGCTGCTACAGGACATATTACTGAAGTTCAGATTGTAGGTGGGTGATGGCACACAAAAGAGTTCCTACTGAAAAGGAGATTGCTAAAAAACATGGCGTCTCAGTAGATTACGTTATCAGGCAAGCTGAAATTGGATCTACTGTAGAACGAGAGCATGTTACAAAGCATGATGAGGCGTACAATATCGCACTTCAGCATATTGCAGAATTTCCAGATTACTACAAGCACTTACTCAAGATGGAAAAGAAACTAAAGGGAGAATGGAGAAACGGTAAAAAAGCCGTCAAAGAAGAGAAAGAAGAAACTCGTTATTGCCATCTTTGCGAAAAACCAGAGAAAAAATCTGAGTGTTCATATGGACCTAGTGCATGGGAAATGAATACTAGTCTTCTCAACATGCAAGAAGACCATAAAGAGATAGCTTCAGGAAAGATTAAAGACCATGAAGGTTACATGGCAAAACTTGAATTAGATCAAATGGAAAGATCTATTGCTATGCTTCGTAAAGTTATTCGTAAATCAAATCAGCAACTACCTGCATGGGTACAATCTAAAATTACTAGAGCTGCGGACTTTGTAGATACTGCTGCCGAATATCTTGCATCTGATGAAGAATTGGATGAAGGATTAATTAGACGATTAATTGATAAAGCAAAAGGAAGAGTAGAAGTTGGTCGTACTGGTAGCGGAGGAAGAGTTTATCAATCAACTAGACCAACAAAAACTAAAGTTGTATATGGTAGTGGAAAATCATATGCAAAGAATAAAGTAAAGACTGTTCAAGTTAATAAATCTTCAATTGATCATGATGATCCATGGTTAAAGAGTTCTTCTGGTGCAGAAAAGAAAGCACATTATCGTCAGCTTAGAGGGGAATCAAAATCTTTCTCTGAATTTATGAAAGAAGCAAGCTTTGAGATTGGTCCTGGACATAAAACTGCTCAAAAGCAAGCAAAGATTAGAAATCTTGCAGATAGAACTACTAGTGCAGGGGAAGCTTCTGTAGCTAAATCAAAACTAAAAGGTCCTGAGTGGAAAAAGCCAAAGTTAAAGACTGAGGGAGCTGCTTGGACTAAGAAATCGGGAAAGCCCCAAGCGGCGGACTGAATGAAAAAGGACGCCGCTCATACGAAAAAGAAAATCCTGGAAGCGATCTCAAGGCACCTTCAAAAAAGGTAGGCAATCCTCGCAGGGCATCATTTTGTGCCAGGATGAGTGGTATGAAAAAGAAACTTACTAGTTCAAAAACAGCCAACGATCCAAACAGCAGAATCAATAAATCTTTAAGAGCCTGGAATTGTTAATTTAAATAAAATATTATGAGTGATAAATCTAGTTATAAGGGTAATCCCAACCTAAAACCTTCTAATGTACAAATACAATTTACTTCTGAACAATTAGAAGAATATTTGAAGTGTCAAGAAGACCCAATTTACTTTGCCAAAAAGTATATTAAAATTGTTTCTCTTGATGAAGGTCTAGTACCTTTTAAAATGTGGGAATTTCAAGAAAGATTAATTGATAATTTTCATAAACATAGATTCAATATTGCAAAGCTTCCAAGACAGACAGGGAAATCAACTACTGTGGTTTCCTACCTGTTGCACTATGCACTTTTCAACCCAAACGTAAAAATAGCTATTCTTGCAAATAAAGCAGAGACCTCAAGGGAACTTCTATCCAGATTGCAGTTATCCTATGAAAATCTACCCAAATGGTTACAGCAGGGCGTGGGTTCTTGGAACCGTGGCTCACTGGAGCTAGAGAACGGATCTAAAATTATTGCTGCATCTACCTCATCATCTGCTGTCCGAGGGAACTCTTTTAACATCATCTTTTTGGATGAGTTTGCATTCATTCCAAACCATATTGCAGAACAGTTCTTTAGCTCTGTATATCCAACCATTTCATCTGGTAAGACAACTAAAGTTATTATCATTTCCACACCAAATGGAATGAACATGTTCTACAAGTTTTGGCATGATGCAGAACGAGGAAAAAACAGTTACACTCCACTTGAAGTTAATTGGTGGGATGTTCCAGGTAGAGACCAAAAATGGAAAGAAGAAACTATTGCAAACACTTCTCAACGACAGTTTGAGCAAGAATTTGAATGTACCTTCCTAGGATCTGTTGATACTCTCATTAATCCAAATAAACTTCGTTCTATGGTTTATGAAGATCCACTAAAGAGAAGTGGTGGATTGGATGTATATGAAGACGTAATAGAAGGTCATGACTATGTTATGACTGTTGACGTTGCACGAGGAGTTGGAAATGATTACTCTGCATTTGCTGTGATTGATGTAACTACTATTCCATATAAATTAGTAGCAAAATATAAAAACAACGAAATCAAACCAATATTGTTCCCTAATATTATTGATACCGTAGGTAAAAATTACAACAACGCTAACGTACTTGTTGAAGTTAATGATATTGGAGGACAAGTGGCAGATATTCTTCAGTTTGATCTTGAATATGATAACTTGCTTATGTGTGCAATGAAAGGTCGTGCTGGACAATTAGTTGGCACTGGGTTTTCCAATAAAGCACAGTTAGGAGTCAAGATGACTAAAGCTGTCAAAAAGTATGGATGTGCTAATCTGAAAGCATTGATTGAAGATGATAAATTATTGATTCCTGATTACGATATTATTAGTGAGCTTACTACGTTCATTCAAAAAAGTGATACCTTTAATGCAGAAGAAGGATGTAACGATGACCTTGCCATGTGTCTTGTGATTTTTTCCTGGCTATCCACTCAACCTTACTTTAGAGAGCTTACTTCAAATGATGTCAGAAAAAGAATTTTTGAAGACCAAAGAGAGGCTATTGAACAGGATATGGCTCCATTTGGTTTTATACTAGATGGCTTAACTGATGATGAAACTACTTTTATAGATACAAAAGGAGATTATTGGACTTCTGCTACTGATAGTAAATGGAATGTTGATGAGTATGGCGATATGGCTTACATGTGGGAATATAAGTAACCTCAAAATATAAAGATAAATAAATAGTTTTGAGAAAAAAATCTCATAGAGGTAATAAACATGGCGTTTGCTTCACCTGGAGTATCCATTAAAGAAATTGATTTAACTCCAATAGTTAATGTATCTGATCAGAACGTTGGTGCAGTCGTAATCGCTGCAGAAACTGGTCCTGTAGATACAGTAACTTTTATTTCTAGCGAAAGAGAATTAGTAGATACATTTGGCAGACCAAATGATTATAATTATGAATCTTGGTTTGCCGCATCAACTATTATCGAATATGGCGGAATTGCTGCAGTAATTAGACCAAGTGGTTCAAATATCACTTTAAATTCATCTTCTGATACTGGATTATCAAATTTTACTATTAAGAGTAAATTTGATTTTGATAACTATAATGGTACAGCATTTAAGTTTGCAGGTAGAACTGCAGGGGAAAAATTAAATTCACTCAGAGTGGTTGCAGTTGATCACGGTGCAGATCAAATAATTAATTACGCTGCAACAACTGGAAAAATTACTACATTTACAACTACTGGAACTGCAACTGGTGGTGCTGCTTCATATCCAAATGTTGCATATACTACCAATGGATCTGGAACAGGAGCAATTTTAAATGTTGAAGTATCTGCAGGAAATGTTTATACTGTAACTATAACAGGTGGAGAAAATTTTGTTGTCAATGATACAATTACTATTTTAGGTTCTGATGTCGGTGGAGCTGCCCCAGCAAATAATATTACACTAACAGTAACTGGAGTTGTTGTCGATCCTACAGTCACACCAGGAGATGCTATTGTAATCAAAAATGGAGCAACTAAAGTAGGAACTGGATGGGTTTATAAAGTAGATACTACTACTAATAAATTTTATATTGTTTTAAATAAGAGCACAGAAAGAGTTCCAAGTTCTGCATTTAATAATTATAGCATCACTGATAATGCTGATACCCCAACAACCTTAATTGCTGCTGGAGATATTATTTCAGTAGATAATACATATTATGATTCTCTTGAGTATGCTTCTGGTCTTAAGTGGAGAGAAGTAGCACCACAACCAGGAACTTCATCTTCAGTTGCCAGTAAAGGCGGTAAATTTGATGAAATGCACATTTTGGTTTTAGATGAAGATGGCGTTATTACTGGCGTCCCAAACACAATTTTAGAAAAATATTTATTTGTTTCTAAAGCAAAAGATGCAAGTACATTAGATGGTTCTCTTGTTTATTTTCACTCAGCAATTGCAGAGAAATCCAAATATATTTTCCCAGGATTTGGAGCTGGTTTAGATTTTATTGGCAATTCAAAAATTAACTTAGAAGGTCCTGCAAATTCAACTGCATCTATTGGAGAAACAAATAGTGCAAATAAATTATATTCATTAATTTCATCTATCAACTATTCACCTACACTTGGATTTAGCTTAAGTGGCGGTAAAGATTATGAATTTACTACTGATCTTGCAGATATTGAATCTGCAACCACCAATGCGTATGAACTTTTAAGAGATTCTGAAGGATTTAATGATATCGACTTTTTAATTCCTGGAAAAATTAGCGTAGAGAGAGCTTCCAAACTTATTGATATTGCATCTTCAAGAAAAGATTGCATGGCAGTAATTTCTCCAAGAAGAAGTGACGTTATTAATAGTTCAGCTAGTTCAATAAAAACTGAAGCTATAATTGATTTTTTCAGTGGTCTAGCAAGTAGTTCATTTGCAATTTTTGATTCTGGATACAAATACATTTATGATAAATTTAATGATACCTATCGTTATGTCCCTTGTGCTGCTGATGTTGCGGGTCTTTGCATTAGTACCACTATTAATTCTGAAACTTGGTTCTCTCCAGCAGGTTACAATAGAGGAAACTTAAAAAATGCAACTAAACTTGCATACTCACCAAAACAAAGTGAAAGAGATAGACTTTATACAAATAGAATTAATCCTATTGTTTCTTTCCCAGGGCAAGGAATTGTTTTATTTGGTGATAAAACTGCGTTATCTTCCCCTAGTGCTTTTAGCAGAATTAATGTTCGCAGACTCTTCATTGAACTTGAAAAGAATGTTGCTACATTCTCCAAATTCCAATTATTTGAAATTAATGATGAAATAACTAGAAGTTCTTTCAAAGCTGCTGTTGAGCCTTATCTTAGAGGAGTACAAGGAAGAAGAGGAATTTACGATTTCCTTGTAATATGTGATGAAACCAATAATAGTGCAGATGTAATTGATAGAAATGAATTTAATGCTGAGATTTACATTAAACCTGCTAGAAGTATTAATTACATCACCATCACTTTTATAGCCACGAGAACTGGCGTTTCATTTAGCGAACTAACTCAGTAATTATTCTATTTTGTAAACCATCTAGGAGAAAACAATGGCTAAGAGTATTACAGAATTTAAATCACAATTAAAAAAGGGTGGTGCAAGACCTAATCTATTTCTAGTTAGGTTAACATTTCCAACATCTATTTCTCAAATTGTTGATATTGGAAATGTGCAAACTGCACAAAATCTTCAAAAGCAAGCAGAATTTTTAGTAAAAACTGCTCAGATTCCCTCTTCAAATATTGGAACAATTGAAGTTCCCTTCCGTGGAAGAATGTTAAAAGTTGCTGGAGACAGAACTTTTGAACCATGGTCTGTGACAATTATTAATGATGGTAGCTTTGAAATTAGACAAGCATTTGAAGCATGGTCAAGAGGTATCAATGCCCTCACTGAAAATGCGTCTCAATTAGGGTACGGAAGTGATGGAGGTAAGTCATATTGTGCAGATATGACTGTATTTCAGCTCAGTAGAGATAATCAAAACCCTAGCAAGACTCCAGCTAATCCAAATAATGGAGAAGGTGCTGAACTAGAAGTTATTCGTGCATATAAATTTTATGATGCATGGCCTTCAGCAATTTCTTCAATTGATCTTTCTTTTGAAGCAAATGATCAAATCGAGGAATTCACTGTAGAGTTCCAGTATAATTTCTTTGAAGCTACATCCAAGTCTTTATCTTGATACTAAATACATAAAAGAGTTATAGGATTATTATGACCCAGTTATTTGGTTTCTCAATTGAGGATAGAAAGAAGAAACCAGCAAAAGCGTTTTCACCAGCGCCACCTAATGATGATGATGGCACCTCAGTAGTTGCTGCAGGTGCCTATTTTGGTCAGTACCTAGATTTAGATGGTGTTGGTCAACATAATAACGAATTTGAGCTGGTTAGAAAATATAGAGAAATTGCTCTACATCCAGAAATTGATGGCGCTATTGATGATATTATTAATGAAGCTATCAGTAGTGATTTAGATTTTGCTCCAGTATCAGTAGAACTTTCAAATCTTCAAGCGAGTGATAAAATTAAAAAATCAATCAAAGAAGAGTTTGGAAATCTTCTAAGACTTTTAAATTTTGATAAAAAATGTCATAACATCTTCCGTCGCTGGTATATTGATGGAAGACTATATTACCATAAAATTATTGACTTCGATAAACCAAAAGAAGGAATTAAAGAATTAAGATATATTGACTCACTTAAAATAAAAAGAGTTAGAGAAATTAAAAGACAGAAAAATGTAGATTCACTAACCACCATGGAAGGTCAGAAGTATGACTATGGTGAGTTTATTGAATACTACATTTATTTCCCAAGAGGATACAAAGGTTCTGATGCAAACGGTATCAAAATTTCTAATGATGCTATAACCTATGTTCCATCTGGTTTATATGATCATAATAGAAATATGGTTCTAAGTTATCTTTATAAGGCTATTAAGTCTGTAAATCAACTTAGAATGATCGAAGACTCTCTAGTAATTTACAGATTATCTCGTGCTCCAGAACGTAGAATCTTTTATATTGACGTGGGTAATCTACCTAAAGTTAAGGCAGAACAGTACCTCAGAGAAGTCATGGGTAGATACAGAAACAAGCTAGTTTATGACTCTGCAACTGGAGAAATTCGTGATGATCGTAAGCATCTAAGTATGCTTGAAGATTTTTGGCTACCAAGAAGAGAAGGTGGCCGTGGTACAGAAATCACAACTCTTCCTGGGGGACAAAATCTTGGAGAACTTGAGGATGTCAAGTATTTCCAAAAGAAACTTTATAAGTCACTAAATATTCCTCTTTCAAGACTAGAGCAAGAAAGTTCATTTACCATCGGTAGAACTAACGAAATCACTCGTGATGAACTTAAGTTTGCTAAATTTGTCGGAAGACTTCGTAAGCGTTTTAGTGATCTATTTCATGATCTTCTCAGAACTCAACTTCTTCTCAAAGGAATCATCACTGCAGATGATTGGGAAGAAATGAAGGAATTTATTCAGTATGATTATATCTTTGACAATCATTTCACTGAGTTAAAAAATTCAGAAATTTTAAATGATAGACTAGCCATTGTTAATCAGGTAGAACCATATCTCGGTAAGTATTTCTCTGTTGAATATGTTCGCAGACAAATTCTCAAGCAAACTGATGATGAGATTGAAGAAATTGATATGCAAATTGATAAAGAAAAGGAACTTGGAATTATTCAAGATCCTAACGCACTGATGATGGATCAGGGAATGGGTGGAGATGCATTACCTCCAGGTCAAGACCAACAAATTCCAACTGATCAATCAGCATCAGGTGAAGCAGGTCCCGCAGGAGGTGGAGTAGATGCACAATTTAAAAATTACATCTCTCCTTCCGATTATGGAAGAGCTAAATTTTAATAAATAGTTATTGTAATTTTTATACATTATTGGAGTTTTTATGTCTTTGGCACAGGAAATTGTTGATAGCATTATTGCTAGAAATAATGTAAATGCAAATGAAAAAATCTATGATTCACTTTTTGGAAAAACTTCCGAAAAGATTGGGATGAGAAAAATTGAAATTGCACAAAATATGTTTGCATCTAATAATTATGAAGAAGATGATGATTATTATGACGGTAGTGAATCTGTAGTTGAATATGAAGATGATGGGGACGAAGTACCAGAAGAAGAGTACGAACAATGAAACTAATCACAGAAACTATAGAAAACATTAAAGTTATCACCGAAGAAAGAGGTGGTAAAAAGAACCTATATATTGAAGGAGTATTTCTTCAAGCGGAACTAAAGAACCGCAATGGTCGAATGTATCCCATGGAAACTCTCAATAGAGAGGTAGGCTCATACAATGAGAACTACGTTGCCAAGGGTCGTGCTCTAGGTGAACTGGGACATCCAGATAGCCCAACAATCAATCTAGATCGAGTATCCCATAAGATTGTTTCTCTCCGTGCAGAAGGAACAAACTTCATTGGGAAAGCTCAAATTCTAGAAACTCCTATGGGTAAAATCGCTAAGTCTCTCCTTGAGTCTGGAGTTACACTCGGAGTTTCCTCAAGAGGTATTGGATCTATTGAGGAAAGGAATGGAGTAAATGTAGTGAAAGATGACTTTATGTTATCTACTGCTGCAGACATTGTTGCGGATCCTTCTGCTCCAGATGCTTTTGTACAAGGCATTATGGAAGGCAAAGAGTGGATTTGGAACAATGGTATGTTAGAAGAAAAGGTAATTAATAGTTACAGACGAGCAATTAATAACGCATCTTCTAATAGTTTAACTGAAAGAAAACTACAAGTTTTTGAAAGTTTTCTCCGTAATATCAAAATTTCATAAATAATAGTAGAAAATATCACATATTCTAGAGGGTTTTTTCGATGTCCAATGTATTAAATACAGAATTTGACGAATTTCTAGAAGAAGGAAACGTTGTCACTGCTCACGCTAAACCAGGAGACCGTATGCAAAAATTACAGCACAGCACTCCTGGACAGGGTGCATCACCAGAAGAGTTAGGTGGTTCTTCCACAACTAAGCCAGAAGGTGATGAAATTGGCAAAAAAGCTTCTTCCAGAGTAAAGAAGTCATCTTCTAAAGTAAATGCTGGAGCTAAGTCTCCAGATACAATGCCACATCTCCAAGGTTCCGCTCCAGGCCAAAAAGGAATGAGAGAAGAAGAGGAACTAGAGGATGATGAACTACTTGCTGAAGGTGAGTACGAAAAGGATGAAGATGAAGATGAGGATGAAGAAGATGAAAAGGAAGGCAAGAAAAAGTCTTCCAAGAAAGAAAAAACAGAAATGAAGGCAGAAGAGATTGAAGTCGATATTACCGACGATCTCAATGCACTCTTCTACGGAGAAGAACTCTCCGAGCACTTTATGCAAAAGGCTGCAACTATTTTTGAAGCAGCAGTAAAGGCTAAAGTTGTTGAAGAAGTTCAAAAGTTTGAGGCACTATACGAACAGCGTCTAATCGAGGAAATTGAAGAGATTGCTGAGTCCCTAGAGACTCGTGTAGACGCTCACCTTGATTATGTTGCTGAACAGTGGATTGCTGAGAACCAGCTTTCTATTGACAACGGCATCAAGACCGAAATTGCTGAAAATCTAATGCAAGGTCTTGCAAACCTCTTCATGGAGAACAACATTGATCTTCCAGAAGAGCAACAAGATGTAGTTGCCGAAATGGCAGCTAAACTAGATGAGATGGAGGAAAAACTCAACGAACAGATTGAAGTTAATGTTGAACTAAACCAAGAAATCGGATCCTATATTAAACATGGAATTATTGCAGAAGTATCCGAAGGTCTAGCAGAAACACAAAAGGAAAAGATGTTCAACCTTGCAGAAGGTGTTGAGTTTATTAGTGAAGAATCTTTCCGTGACAAGATTGAAACTATTAAGGAAAATTATTTCCCAAGAGTTCAGTCTAATTATGTGGAAGACCTCGTTGAAAAGAATCAAGACTTCTATGAGGGACCAATGGCAGCATATGTAAATGCTGTTTCCAGATGGGCTCAGTGATAGTCTAGATTTTTATAAATATTAATAGATTCCTAACAATAAATTTAACAACCAAGGAGTTAACCCCCAATGTTTAATTCAGAACAGCTACAAAGAAAATGGGCTCCTATTCTGGAGCATAACGATCTAAACCCAATTACAGACAGATATCGTAAGGCAGTAACTGCAGTTCTCCTTGAGAACCAAGAGTCTTTCCTTCGTGAAGAGCGTGGCGTTCTTTCCGAAGTAGCTGCTAACAGCACTGGTTCCTTCACTGCAGGTGGTGCAGGTGCAGGAGCACATGGTTTCTCTGGCGGCGCTGCTGCTGGCGGTCCAGTTGCTGGTTTCGATCCAGTTCTAATCAGCCTAATCCGCCGTTCCATGCCTAAGCTAATTGCTTATGACATTTGCGGTGTTCAGCCAATGAGCGGTCCTACTGGACTCATCTTCGCAATGCGTGCTCATCGTGGTACTGACCGTAACGGTAACGGTGCTACTCCAAACGTATTCGATAACGAGACCTTCTTCAACGAAGTTCCTTCTGGTTACTCTGCTGCTGGTGGTGCATACTCTGCAGCAACTGGTGAGACTGCAACCAACCCTGGTGTACTTAACGCTTCTGGCAACTACGCTGCAGTTGGTGGTATGAATACCAACGCTGCAGAAGCTCTAGGTGAAGCTGGTTCCGAGTTCCGTGAAATGAGCTTCAGCATTGAGAAGGTAACTGTAACAGCAAAGAGCCGTGCTCTAAAAGCTGAGTACACCCTAGAACTCGCACAAGACCTCAAGGCTATTCATGGTCTTGATGCCGAGACTGAGCTTGCTAACATCCTAAGCTCAGAGATTTTAACTGAAATCAACCGTGAAGTTGTACGTACCATCTACGTAACTGCAAAGCCTGGTGCTCAGAACAACGTAGCTAACGCTGGTACTTTCGACCTCGACGTTGACTCCAACGGTCGTTGGTCAGTTGAGAAGTTCAAGGGTCTACTATTCCAGATCGAGCGTGATGCAAACGCAATCGGTCATGAGACTCGTAGAGGAAAGGGTAACTTCATCGTTTGTTCCGCAGACGTTGCAAGTGCTCTAGCTGCTGCTAAAGTAATGGATTACACCCCACTACTCAACACCAGTGACACCCCAGATGACACCGTTTCTACTCTTGCTGGTACTATCAACGGTCGTATCAAGGTTTATGTTGATCCATATTCCGCAAACATCTCTAACGATCATTACTATGTAATGGGTTATAAGGGAAGCAATGCATACGATGCAGGTCTCTTCTATTGCCCATATGTCCCTCTCCAGATGGTTCGTTCTATCGGTCAGGACACCTTCCAGCCTAAGATTGGCTTCAAGACCCGTTACGGCATGGTTGCAAACCCATTTGCAGGTGGTCTTACCCAGCGTTCTGGTGCTCTCCAAGCAAACGACAACGTTTACTACAGAAGAACCCGTGTGATCAACCTAATGTGATCGCTGGTTTATATACTTCAGGAGCCCCTTTTGGGGCTCTTTTTTTATCTAAATAAAAATAAAACATCATGGCTGCTAATTTTGTAACAAATTCTTCTTGCCCAGCTAATTTTTTAACAGGAATTGGATTTCAATTTCAATTAATTAAATATCCTAATGTATCATTCTTTTGTCAGTCAGCAAATATTCCTGGAGTATCTTTATCTGTAGCTACTCAATCTACACGATGGAATGCAATTCCACATCCTGGAGATGAAATTAATTTTGAAGATTTAAATCTTGAATTTATTGTGGATGAGGGCATGAAAAATTACCTTGCCATTCATAATTGGGTAAGGAAACTTGGCCATCCATATTCAGGTAAAGATATTTCAGAACTTCCTGGCGACGATTTAGAAAATAAAACTTATAGCGAAGGAATTTTGTTTATTCTAGATTCTAACTTTAAAAAAAAATTTAAAGTAATTTTTAAAGATTTATTTCCTACAAATATTGGACAATTAAGATTTGAATCTACATCACAAGATGTTCAATATTTTACTGTTAGCGCCAATTTTAAGTATACTATATACGATATATACACTATTAATGATAAAAAACTATGATTGACATTGACTTCATTAAAGATCATTGGGCTCAAGATTCTAAAATGGATGAGGACCTTCTTGATCATGAATCTATTAAAATTCCACAACTTCATAGCAAATATTTAAATTGGCTTTCTGATGTTAGATTAATTAAAATTAAAAAAGAGCAAGATTATAAAAAAATGCTCAAAGAAAAGTATGAGTATTATACTGGAAAGTCAGATCCAGAAGTATATAAACAAAAACCATTCGATTTAAAAGTGCTCAAACAAGATGTTCAATTGTATATCGAATCTGATGATGAAATTCAGTCATCTTTAAATAAACTAAATTATTATAAGGAGATGATATTTTTATTAGAAAATATTCTAAGCAATATTAGCACTAGAGGTTTTCAAATTAAAAACAGCATTGACTGGCAGAAATTTATGCAAGGTAGTATTTGATGACAGATGTTATTATCAAGAAGAAGAACGAAGTTTATCTCACTGTAGAATGTGAACCTCATATTAAATACGAATTATCTGAGTATTTCACATTCGATGTCCCAAATGCTAAATTTATGCCACAATATAAAAATAAATTGTGGGATGGAAAAATTAGATTATTTAGTCCATTTGATGGATTAATTTATGTTGGATTGTATGATTACCTAACTGAATGGTTGTGTATTAGAGGATACACATATTTGGATCAGGATAATCCATATTATGGAATGCCAAAAGATTCCAATCAAAATATAACTCCAGAAGGACTTGTAGATTACATTAAATCTATAGGAATTCCATTTAAAGTTAGAGACTACCAATACAAAGCAATTTATGAAGCACTGAGGAACAATAGAAAGTTATTGTTATCTCCTACTGCTTCAGGTAAATCTCTCATAATTTATTGCATTGTTAGATATTATACTGACAAAAATTTAAATGTGTTAATTATTACTCCTACAACTTCTCTTGTAGAACAACTATCAAAAGATTTTCAAGAATATGGTTGGGGAGAAGAAACACATAAAATTTATTCAGGAAAATCAAAGCAAACAAATAAATCAGTAACTGTCACTACTTGGCAGTCAATTTATAAACTTCCAAAAAGTTTCTTTGAAAAATATGATGTCGTTATTGGAGATGAAGCTCATCAGTTTAAAGCTAAGTCTCTAATATCAATCATGACAAAACTACACAATTGTAAGTATAGATTTGGCTTCACAGGTACTCTGGATGGGTCTAATACAAATCAACTCGTATTAGAGGGGTTATTTGGACCTGTTAACAAGGTTATTAAGACCAAAAAATTGATCGACAAAGGTTACCTATCAAACCTCAAAATTAATGTATTACTTCTTCAACATGATGCATGTAAATTTAGTTCATATCAAGAAGAAATAGATTATATTTGTAGATCTGAAAAGAGAAACAATTATATCAAAAAAATAGCTATCAATCAAGATGGCAACACTTTAATATTGTTTGCTATGGTAGAAAAACATGGTAGGATACTTTACGAAATAATAAATAGTGATGTGGGGCATGAACGAAAAGTATTTTTTGTATATGGTGGAGTTGATACCGAAGAAAGAGAATTAATTAGAAAATTAACAGAAGAAGAATCTAATGCTATCATCATTGCTTCTTACGGCACTTTTTCTACTGGTATTAACATTAGAAATTTACATAATGTTATTTTTGCCTCCCCTAGTAAATCAAGGGTTAGAAACCTTCAATCAATTGGAAGAGTATTAAGAAAAGGAGAAAATAAATCAAAAGCAAAACTATTCGATATTGCTGATGATTTCTCAAAAGGAGAAAAGAAAAACTATACGTTAAATCATTTAATAGAACGAATTAAAACTTACTCAGAAGAAAATTTTGAGTATGAAATAATTCCAGTAAATTTTAAAAGGAATCAAACATGACTGAATTTTATGGAGTAATTAAATTAGTAGATGGAACGGAAATAGTTGGAATTATAGTTTCTTGCGAAGAAGAGGATGGATTTATTATTGAAAATCCACTTGAAATACTAGTAGAACTTATAATGACTCCTGCAGGAGAAATGTATAAAGTTGATATGAGACCTTGGATTAAATTTTCTAGAGAAGATATATTCTTTATTGAAAAAAGTAAAGTATTTACTGTAGGTGAAGCAGATAATAAAATATTAAATCTTTATCGTAATACTTTAAAAAAATATATCAATAAAGAAAATACTAATAGAGTATCATTAGACAAAGAATTAGGATTTAAAAATAAAATTGATGAGGCAAGAAGACTTCTAGAGAAGTCTTTTAAACTCAATATAGATACTTAATATAAGTTCTGAACCTTGACATGGTTATTATACACACTTTGAGCACTCTTGTCAACCCCCCCTTGACAAAGCTATTCAAATGTGTTAAAGTGAATACACTCGCAACTAAAAGATTGAATGAAGAAAAAAGAACACTACGTAAACAATAAGGACTTTTTGGATGCCTTAATGGTTTACAGGAAAGAAGTTAAACTAGCTAAAGAAGAAGGCAAAGAAAAACCAAGAGTCCCAAATTATATTGGAGAGTGTTTTCTTAAAATCGCAACTCATCTTTCTTACCGTCCTAATTTCGTGAACTATATGTTCAAGGATGATATGATCTGTGATGGAATTGAAAACTGTCTACAGTATATCGACAACTTTGATCCAGAAAAGTCTACTAATCCATTTGCTTACTTCACTCAAATTATTTACTTTGCTTTTCTTCGTAGAATCCAAAAAGAAAAGAAACAGTTGGAAGTTAAAACCAAACTTCTAGAACGATCTGGATTTGATGAAGTATTTGCTGCAGACGATTCCATCATGGGATTTAATATGTCTGATATGAATAGTATCAAAGAAAACCTTGAATATCGCAACAACCGATGAACTCTGCAATTATTACTGATCAGCATCTCGACGGAAGAAAAGGCTCCCAAGCTTTCTGGGAGTTCTTTCTAAAATTCTATGATGAAGTATTTTTCCCCACTCTAGAAAAATATAACATTAAAATTTTATTTGATCTTGGAGATACTTTTGACAATCGTAAGGCTATTGATTTTGTAGCTTGGGATAGAATCAAAAGACATTATTATGATCGACTAGCAGATATGGGTATACAAGTCCACATGATTGTTGGAAACCATACTGCATACTACAAGAATACTAACAGAGTAAACACTCCAACTCTATTGTTAGATTGTTATGATAATATTACAATCTATGATGAGATTTGCGACATTGATGTTCTTGGCAATACCATTACTATGGTTCCCTGGATTAACTCTGAAAATCAAGGAAAAGTGATGGCTCATCTTCAGAACACTAAATCTGAAGTTTTGATGGGACACCTAGAAATCAATGGATTTGAAGCCCATCCAGGACATACATTTGAGGGTGGTTTAGATCGAGATATATTCTCCAAGTTTAAACGAGTATTCTCAGGTCATTTTCATCACAAGTCTAGAAGTGATAATATTTACTATCTTGGCAATCCATATGAAATGACTTGGAGTGATTACAATGAAGAAAGAGGTTTTCATCTTTATGATCTAGATGCTAGAAAACTCAAGTTCATTCGTAATCCATTCCGAATGTTTAGAAAGTTTTATTATGATGATATCGCTAACGATTATTTGAAAATGGATCTCAGTGAGTACAAAGATACTTATGTGAAGATCATAGTCGAAAATAAAACTGACCTATACCTGTTTGACAAAATTGTGGAAAGGTTCTATAATGTAGGTATCCATGATCTTAAAATTATCGAGGATACTCAAATAGCTTCCGACAATGGTGATATTGAAACCATTGAACACGAAGATACCCTCACAACTCTTCAGAAATATATAGAAGATATGAAAGATAATTATGATAAATTTCATTTGAAATCTATCGTTAAATCTATTTACATCGAAGCTTCTGAAGTTCTCTAATGTTCATACTCACTCTAAAAGACAAAAAAGAAGAAGGTGCATACGCAGTAACAACATCTGATGGAACAAAAGTTCTTCAGATGTTTGTTGATGAAGATGATGCAGCTCGATATATTGGACTTTTAGAGGCTGATGGTTTTCCCGAAATGCAATTAATTCAGATAGAAGAAGAAGATGCTATTGCAGCGTGTGAAAATTTTGGTTACAGCTATTGTGTAATTACCCCCGATGATTTTGTAATTCCTCCTGATACTATCACTCATGATTTTATTTAAGTCTATAACATATTCTAATTTTCTTGCAGTAGGTAACACACCTATAAAAATTAATCTAAACGACGCAAATACAACCTTGGTAGTTGGATCTAATGGAGCTGGTAAGAGTACCGTTATCGAGGCTATTGTATTTGCTCTCTTCAACAAGTCCTTTCGCAAGGTCAATAAAAACCAACTTATTAACTCTATAAACGAAAAAGACTGTAAAGTAGACCTAGAGTTCAGTATAGGTTCAAAAGAATATAGAATTATTCGTGGACTCAAACCAAACATCTTTGAGATCTGGATAGATGGTCAGCTATTGGATCAAGCTGCTGCATCGTCAGATCAGCAAAAATATCTAGAGCAAAATATTCTAAAATTAAATTACAAATCATTTACTCAGATTGTAATTCTTGGATCAAGTACCTTTGTTCCATTCATGCAACTTCCTGCAGCACACCGCAGAGAAATTATTGAAGACCTTCTAGACATTCGTATCTTCTCGACAATGAATGTCATCTTGAAAGATAGAGTCAAAACAAATAATGACAATATCAAATCATATGAAAATGAGATTGAGTTTCTGAAAGAAAAAGTTAAGATGCAAAAGAATCATATTGACTACATTAAAAATCAATCTCAGAAAAATATCGAAGATAAGCAAGCTCAAATAAAAGATTACGAACAACAAATAACGGAATGCAACGAAACCTACGATAAAATCTGTAAAGATCTTCACGCTAAAAATAAAGAGCTTGCAAGTCTTCCAAAAATTAATATCAAAGAACTTGAAAACTATAGGACAAAATTTTCGACTAAACTATCCGATCATGAATCTAATATCCAGTTTTATGATCAAAATCATACGTGCCCAACTTGCCATCAGGATTTGACTGATGAAGTTAAAATCAAACACATTTCAAAATGCAACTCTGAGATAGAAAAACTTCAAAATTCAATAAAGGAAGTTGAAATTAAAATTCAAGAGTCACAAGAAATCATTGATAAATCTCAGAAAATTTTAGCTGAAATTAATGATTTGACTGTCAAGATGACATCACAAAATTATAAGTGTAACGGACTCACAAAATTTATTGATGCACTTAAAGAAGAAATTCAAAAAATTTCTGAATCCGATAAAGACATTGCAACTGAAAAACAAAAACTAACCGCACTTGCTTCTGAAGGAGTTGCTCTGCAAAAGCAAGTTGACAAAATGAAAGCCAATAAAACATACTTTGAAATTATTTCTAGTTTGTTAAAGGATACTGGCATCAAGTCTAAGATCATTAAAAAATATCTGCCAGTAATGAATCAGTTGATCAATAAGTATCTTCAGTTAATGGACTTCTATGTAAACTTTAATCTTGACGAAAACTTTGAAGAAACTATCAAATCTAGACATCGGGATGAATTTAGTTACACTTCATTTTCAGAAGGAGAAAAGATGCGAATTGATTTGGCATTGATGTTTACTTGGAGAGCAGTTGCTAAACTAAAAAATTCTACAAATACAAATTTGCTAATCTTGGATGAAGTTTTTGATAGTTCACTAGATACTTCTGGCACTGAAGATTTTCTTCGTATTATTCGTGGAATTGATGCTGATACAAATGTGTTTGTCATCTCTCATAAAGGAGATATGCTTCACGATAAATTTGAAAAGGTTCTACAATTCCAGAAAGTCAAGAATTTTAGTAAAGTAAAAGAGCTATAAGCAATCCTTATAATCCATCCCATTGACACAGTGGGATGGACCTGTTACTATATGAGGACTGAATTGAGGCATCTATGTCCGACATCAAACAGACCAAGAGTATTCTTGCGAAACTCCTAGCGACTGAAAACCTCACCGTTGAACATCGTTCTGTTTCTACTGCAAGCTTTGACACTCACAATCGTGTGCTGACTCTTCCTATTTGGGAAGGCACTTCTAATGATGTATATGATCTTCTTGTGGGTCATGAAGTTGGTCATGCCATTTACACTCCAGATCTTTATGGTAGTGATTTAAATCTCCCTCAGGGTTACTTGAACGTGATTGAGGATGCTCGCATCGAGAAACTCATGAAACGCAAGTACCCTGGTCTTGCTCGTGCATTTTATCGTGGATATTCAGAACTTCATGATGAGGATTTCTTTGAAGTTAAAACAATTGATATCAATTCACTGAAATTTATTGATAAAATTAATCTTCATTTTAAACTTGGTAACGTTAATGCTGGGGTGTTTATCAATTTTACTCCAGAAGAGCAGGTAATTATTGGTAAAGTTTCTAATGCAGAAACTTTTGATGATGTTGTCAATATTGTCAAAGAACTGGTAGAGCACACTGAACAAGAAGTTGAACTTCAATTGACCTCTACTGCAGGTGATTCACTTGAAGGTGAAATAAATCAGTCGGATCCTCAAGAGAATCAGAGTTTTCAGAGTAACGTGAGCGATAGTCAGAATCAAATCTCTGCTCAATCAGATTGCGACAATAAGGAAGATGTTCCTGAGGAATCTACTCCATCTTCTTCCACCAACTCAGGGAAGCAAGCAGATTTTAGTTCTGATACGGATAAGGCATGGTCTAAAAATCAACAGCAACTTGCTAGTCTTACTGGTGACACCTACATCTATTTGACTCCACCATCTATTAATATTGATAATCATCTTCTTCCCTGGAAAGAATGTGTCAACGATCTTCCCAAGATTTTTACCAGCATAATTGATTATGCTAATCACTCTGGATATAAAAACAAGAATTATTACCAGAGTATGTTTAACAAAGCAGAAAATGATTACAAAAATTACAAAGATGATTGTAAGAAGTCTGTGTCATATCTGATTAAGGAATTTGAAATGAAGAAGCGAGCAGCCGAATACAATCGGTCTGCTACTGCTGGGACTGGTGTTCTTGATACCAATAAGATGTATTCCTACAAGTGGAATGATGATATCTTCAAGAAGGTAACTGTAGTTCCTAAAGGTAAGTCTCATGGTCTGATCATGTATCTTGATTGGTCTGGTTCCATGCAAGGAAACCTAGTAGGCACTATCAAGCAACTATTCAATCTAATTCAGTTCTGTAAAAAGACACAGATTTCTTTTGAAGTGTATTCCTTTAACGACAGGAACATTGCAAAGAACTATGCTCAAATGTCTCGCAGTAAGCAAATAACCGTAAAGGAAAATCAAATTTATATCAATAGTGATTTTCTTCTTGTGAATTTTCTGAGTAGTAAAATGAATACTGCTCAAATGGAGAGTCAGATGAAGAATCTTTGGAAACTCGCACATACTCTAGATCAGCAATCATATCTAACTAGTGAGTATGGTCATTATGATCTAGGTAGCACTCCTCTAAATGAATGCGTATTCGCAGCTATTGAGGTGTTTGACAAGTTCAAAAAAACTTATAAAGTAGATAAGGTTAACACAGTTTTCTTGACTGATGGAGAATCCAACTCAGTTGCATACAATCGTCCAAGTTATGGTAGTAAAAACATTGTTCATTCTGGGTGGCTTAACTTTAATGAAGTTCTATGTCTTCAAGACAAGAAAAACAAAATTACCATGATGAATATCAGTAAGAATGGAAGTATGGGAATTACCAGTGCATTTGTAGATTACTATCGTCAAATTACTGGATCTAATGCCGTGGGATTCCGACTTATTGATTTCTATGGAGCTAAGAGTTTTCTTAATCGTTATCTTCAAGATGAATTTTCATCTTGGAGTGAAGTGTCTTCAGAGTGGGCAAAAACTAGGTCATTTACTGCAACTTCTTTGGGGTACAATGAACTCTACTTTATTGAAATTGGAAATAGTTCTCCCACTGATGACTCTTTAGTAAATTCATCAAATGTACTGACAGCATTTAAAACTAAAATGAGTAAGAAGGCTTTTAATAAGATCATCTTATCGAAATTCATCGAGCAAATCGCTTGACACTCCACTCCCTTTGCCCTATACTACTTTCATACCAAACGAGGTAACTTCATTATGACTCAAATGATTGATCAGCTTGTTCAAAACCTGACTGCTATTTACGGCGAAACTGTGACTCGCCAACAACTCATTGAATATGCTGCAAGCTCAAACACTTCTCTTGCATCTATCTGCAAGACACTTGAACCCAACAAAACTGGTCGTGGAGTCTGGAATTTGACTGTAACTGAACAACTTGAAAAAACTTTTAATTCTATGTCTGCAACTCCTGCTATTCCTGTAGTTAGTTTCATTCCACAGAAAGACAAAAACTACGTCTCGTTTGGTAACTTCAGTGATGTGAAGCGGATTATCAAGTCTGGGATGTTTTATCCTGTTTTCATTACTGGTCTTTCTGGCAATGGTAAAACTGTCAGCGTAGAGCAAGCTTGTGCTCACCTGAAGCGTGAACTGATTCGTGTCAACATCACTATTGAGACCGATGAGGATGATCTGCTGGGTGGCTTCCGACTTGTTGATGGAGAAACTGTATGGCATGACGGTCCTGTAGTGAATGCTCTGAAGCGTGGTGCAGTTCTTCTGCTTGATGAGATTGACCTTGCTTCTAACAAGATCATGTGTTTGCAGTCTGTCCTAGAAGGTAAAGGTGTTTTCCTCAAAAAGATCAACCAGTACGTAACTCCTACAGCAGGATTCAATGTGATCGCCACTGCCAACACCAAAGGTAAGGGTTCTGATGATGGTCGCTTTATTGGAACCAATGTAATGAATGAAGCTTTCCTAGAACGTTTCCCCATCACGTTTGAGCAACCATATCCTTCCATGACAACTGAAAAGAAGATTCTCATGAATCTGATGAACTCTTTTGAGGTTGTTGATGAGGAGTTTGTAGACAAGCTGATCGTCTGGGCTGACAACATTCGCAAAACCTTCTATGATGGTGGCGTAGATGAAATTATTACTACTCGTCGCCTTGTTCATATTGTTCAGTCATTTGCCATTTTCAAGAATCGCAAGAAGGCTATCAATGTTTGTATCAATCGTTTTGATGATGATACCAAGAGTTCTTTCCTAGATCTTTATAAGAACATTGATGCTTCTGCTCTAGATGCCACTGAAGAAAATGTGGTAGAACCTAATCAAGAAGCACTTGACAGCTCTATCTGATTGATGTATACTAGGGGAGTCTTTCTCCCCATTTTTTATTTGGAGATTTTAATTATGCAATGGAAGTACAATGAAGACAGGATTCTTAAGGATATTGAGGAGTATGTAGTAAGTACTTATGGAAGCCACTACTGTGGACATGACGAAGAATATTCTGATGTTCAGACTATTGATCTTATGGCAGCCAAAGGGCTAGCTCAAGATTTCTGTCAAGCGAACATCTTAAAATATGGCTCTCGTTATGGTGACAAAGATGGTCACAACAAACGTGATTTGATGAAAGTCATTCACTATGCTATGCTTTTGCTTCACTTTGATAAACATTATTCACGTACCAACAACGGTCTTCAGGAGTTTAAATCAGTATGAAAATTTCCAATGAAACTCTAAATGTTCTCAAGAACTTTGCCACTATCAATTCTTCTATCGTAGTAAAGGCTGGTAGTGTAATTCGTACTATTTCTCCTGTAAAGAATATTCTTGCAGAGTATAAGTGCAGTGAAGTATTTGAACAAGATATTGCACTTTACGATTTAAATGAGTTTCTTGGTGGATTAACTCTATTCAAAGATGCGGAATTTATCTTCAGCAATCCAAGTTACATGACTATCAAAAATGGTCGATCAAAGGTAAAATATTTCTTTTCAGATCCAACTTTAATTACGACACCCCCAGATAAAGATATTGTCATGGCAGGAGAGCTGGTTGAATTTGAATTGAGTGAAGAAGTATTATCATCACTTCTTAAAGCTGCAAACGTGTATCAGCTTAAAGATATGTCTTTGATTGGTGAGGATGGAGAAATTAATCTTGTTGTAAGAAACAAAGATAATGATACCTCAAATAATTTTTCTGCCAAAGTAGGAGAAACAAATAAACAATTTATTTTTAACTTCAAGATTGAGAATATTAAAATTATTCCCGATGTATATAAAGTTGTAGTTTCTTCTTTAAATATTTCTCAATTTACTAGTTCAAAGTACAATCTTGAATATTGGATTGCACTAGAACCAGATTCCACTTTTGGAGGTTAATTGAATGATTCGTAATGATTTCTTGTGGGTGGAAAAATACAGACCTCAGAAGGTAAGTGATTGTATTCTTCCTAAAAATGTAAAAGATACATTTCAAAATTTCGTAGATCAGGGAGAAATTCCTAATTTACTATTATGTGGTCCTCCAGGTATTGGAAAAACCACTATTGCAAAGGCACTATGTAATGAACTGGGGGTAGATTTTTATGTCATCAATGGATCTGATGAAGGACGATTTTTGGACACGGTACGGAACCAAGCAAAGAACTTTGCTTCGACCGTATCACTTCAAGGAAATGGTAAACCAAAAGTCATCATTATTGATGAAGCAGATAACACAACCAACGACGTTCAACTCCTCCTACGGGCTAATATTGAGACGTTTCATAGCAACTGCAGGTTTATCTTCACCTGCAACTATAAGAACAAGATTATTGAGCCATTGCAATCTAGGTGTGCAGTCTTTGACTTCAGTATTGCAGGAAAGGACAAGCCAAAGGTTGCAGGAGAATTCTTCAACCATATCAGGATTATTCTTGAGGGAGAGAATGTTCAGTATGATGAAAAGGTTGTTGCAGAAGTAATCAATAAATTTTTTCCAGATTGGCGACGAGTTTTAAATGAACTTCAGCGATATTCTTCTAGTGGAATAATTGACAGTGGTGTTTTAACTGCATTTTCTGATGTAAATACTAAAGCTCTTGTTAGTTTTATGAAAGATAGAAATTTTGCTTCTGTTAGAAAGTGGGTAGTGGAAAACCTAGATAATGATGTAAATCGTGTTATTCGTAGTGTTTATGATGTATTGTATTCTTCTTTAGAACCACAATCCATTCCCCAGGCTGTAATTATCATTGCAAATTATCAGTCTAAAATTCCATTTGCAGCAGATCAAGAAATTAATCTTCTTGCCTGCTTTACCGAACTAATGTGTGATTGTAAATTCAAATGAATGTAAAACTAATTCGTATGTCTTCAGGTGAAGACGTTGTTGCTACTATTGTGGAGGATGGAGATGAATTTCTCGCCATTCAGGATGCAATTGTTGCAATTCCTACTGGACAGGGAAAGATGGGATTTGCTCCTTGGTCTCCTATTATCAGCGAAGATCAGAAAGAAATCCCAGTCAATAAGCGATTTGTAGTCTATGTTGCGGAAGTAAATTCTGATATTGTAGACCAATATAAACAAATGTTTAGTAAAATTGTTACTCCCGATAAAAAAATTATTGTGTAAATTGTGGCAGAACTAAAAGATTATTTAAATTCAATTAATCAGACTAAATTAAATTTGATGGATGAAGATCCTTTTTGTGAAAATGGATATCCTTCATTTATTGTGAATAGATGCTTTTCTGGATTTGTTGATACTGTTTTATTGGCAAATGAAATGAATCTACATTCCGATTTAGACAAGAAACTTCAATATGATTTTTATATAAATATTATCAGACCAAAGAAACGGTTCTCTCCTTGGCTAAAGAAAGAGAAGCTGGATTCTCTGGAGTACATCAAACAGTACTACGGATATAATAATGAAAAAGCAAAAAATGCTTTGAAAATTTTGACAGACGAACAAATTGAATTTATTAAATCTAAGTTGAATCGTGGAGGAAAAAATGAACACTGATAGTGAAGTAAGTTGGTCACCAGATCAAATGGTTGAAGTAACTCTAAGTGAACCAGATGACTTTCTAAAAGTTAGAGAGACACTTACTAGAATTGGCGTAGCATCACGCAAAGAAAAAAAAATATATCAATCTTGTCATATATTACATAAACAAGGTAGATATTATATTGTACATTTTAAAGAGCTATTTGCTCTCGATGGAAAAAGAGCAAACCTTTTCCAGAATGATGTACAAAGGAAAAACAGAATTGCACAACTGCTTCAAGATTGGGGTCTTGTAAAGATCATAAACGCAGATCAAGTAGCAGATGCAGCTCCATTAAGTCAAATTAAAGTTTTATCATTTAAAGACAAACATGAATGGACTTTAGAAAGTAAATATAATATTGGCAAGAAAAAACAGTCAGAATGAAGAAAGGGGGTCTTATGACCCCCTCTTTTTTTATTTCATTGCCATTACAAGTTGTGCTTGACGTAGGCGATTTTGTTTTTGAATTTGTTTACGAATAACATTCAACCAATTCATTTTGCTACCTCCTGGTTGTTACAAGGACGATAAGCAACACCACGATATGTATTTTGTGGATGAGCTGGAGCATGGGTTTGTGAATACCACTGGCGATATTCTTCTTTGGGTGTGTCAGTGTTATACTTACACCCTCTATAAGTTGCTTGTGACATTAGGGTTCTCCTTAATTTTTAGGCTAAAGAGCGTTCCTTCAGTCGGCTTTTGCGTCGGTTTCCCGATGAACGATCCGTTCCGAGTCGGCTTACTTCCGTCTGCATTCGCTATTCGCAAATAGCAGATGAACGTATTAATATATATCTGAGTAAAATTGTAATATTTGATACAATTTTAGATATTATTATCTCCTGATGTATCTTGATTCATTTCTTTGATGAATTTTTTCATGCTTCTTTTTAATTTCCAAGTATCATATCGAAGTTTTGGATAAAATTGAATCCAAAATATAAATTTTCTTACATTTACTTGCAATAGTTTATATAGTAGTGTTATATAAGTTGCAACATTTTTATCCACTACAATTATATATCCTATAATTGCAAAGACAGTAATAAATGCATAATAAAGATTATTATTAATCATGTTGCCTCCAGTCTTCTGGTTTGTCATCTGTGAAGAAATCTACGATATCATCTACAGTATCAAATCTACTGATTCCTTTTCTTTGATTTCCAAGTCCACCGATGTCAAGTTGGTTTAAAAAATCATCCATATCTCCCTCCTGCATGTTGGGATTTTCTGCTTTTCTTCTTGCTTGGCGAAGCATTGTACCTGCAGTTCTATTTACCTTTGCCAATTTCTCTGCCCAAATCATGTCTTCTAATTTTACTTCCTCATGATTTGCAATTCGACTGCAGATAAATTCAAGGCGAAGACGATATTGAGTAGATAACATAATTAATTTGTTCCGATTATAATCTATTTATTTTCGGTCATCCGCACTTGCAATTTTCAAACTCTCATATATATAATTGTGAAGAGATGCCTTCGGGGTCTCTAAAACCAACTCTCGCTTAATAAGGAGAATTAAAATGAAATTCACTACCCAATCACTAGACTCATTTTGGAACGATTACGCTCCACTCGCTGTAGGTCTGGATGAAATGTTTAACCGATTAGATGCTATGCAGCACACGGTTAATGTTAACTATCCTCCCTACAACATCGTCAAACATGACAACAGTAACTACACAGTTGAAGTCGCTCTTGCAGGATTTAACCCAGAAGAGATTGAAGTCTTTACAGAACAAAACGTTCTCACAATTGCCAGCAAAGTTGAGGAACGAGATACTACAAGACAGTATGTACACAAAGGTTTATCAAAACGTTCCTTCACCCGTAAAATTCAACTCTCAGATGAACATAGAGTATCCTCTGTGAATTTTGAGCATGGACTACTAACTATAGATATTGAAAGAATTATTCCAGAACACCAAAAGAAAACAACCTGGAGCATTCCTGGAGTAAAATCAGATCCTCAATTTTTAACAGAGGATAGAAATTCAAACTTTCCAGGCGAGAACACAATCAAATAAATAGAATTGGGAAATCCCCAAATATCGTCGGCACAGACCCACCCTGGCAAATATCAGGGATTGGGTCTTTTTACTTGACATGGGCTCCTGGGTATGCTATACTACATAGAGTTGTTCCCATGGAGCTACCCATGAATATCAAATTGATTCAACTTATCAACAATGACTATATTATTTGTGAATATGAAGAGCTAGACGAAGAACCCTCTCTATACATGAAAAATCCATATCGGGTTTTGGATTTAACTTATTGGGATTATAATGAGGAAGATAAACATTTTCCTCCAGATAATGCAGTATTTTTACGGACCATAGAAGAAAAAAATATTAAAGATGGAAAAGAAATTGTAACTATTCAAACTGATTACGCTCAATTGGTCAGATATCCGCTGTTCACAGAAGATGTAGATATTCTTCTCAACTCAAATAAAATCATGACTATTGTAGAACCCTGCCCCGAAATTTTAACTCTATACACTCAATTGATTTCTAAATGAGGTTTTACACAAACATCCAACTAATTAAAGATGTAATTCATTATAGGGGATATAATAATGGGGTCAAAGAGATCTACCAAGACAAGTTTTCCCCTACATTGTTTGTTCCATCAAATAAAAAATCTAAATATACTACTTTAGATGGTCAGTTTGTAGCTCCAATAAAATTCGATAGAACTAAAGAAGCCAAGGAGTTTTTATCAAAATATGAAAATGTAGATAATTTTACTGTGTATGGATATGAGAGATTTTTGTATCAGTACATTGGGAATCAGTTTCCAGAAGAGGAAATCAAGTTTGATATTTCTTCTATGAAGATTATTTCTCTTGATATTGAGGTTGCTTGCGAAAATGGATTTCCAAATGTGCAAGAAGCCTCAGAAGAAATGCTTTGCATCACAGTAAAAGATATCAATACTAAAGAAATTATTGTCTGGGGAACTAGAGAGTATGAAAACACACGTTCAGATGTAGAATATCGAGTATTCTGGACTGAGCAACAAATGCTTCAAAATTTTCTTGATTGGTGGGTTCAAGATACTCCAGATGTAGTTACTGGATGGAACGTGTATTTGTATGACATTCCATATATTATGCGTCGTTTAGATAAAGTGCTATCTACAAAGCACATGAAATCATTCTCTCCTTGGACAGTTGTGACCAATCGAGAAGTTGTTATCATGGGTCGCACTCACATCATCTATGAGATTGCAGGACTATCTGTGTTAGATTATCTTGATCTATACAAGAAGTTCACTTATACCAACCAAGAATCATATCGACTTGATCACATCGCATTCGTTGAACTTGGCGAGAAGAAACTTGATCACTCCGAGTTTGAAAACTTCAAAGAGTTCTACACTAATGATTGGCAAAAATTTATTGACTACAACATTCGTGACGTAGAACTTGTTGATCGTCTTGATGATAAGATGAAGTTAATTGAGCTTGCCATCACTATGGCATATGACGCTAAGGAAAATTTTGAGGATGTATACTCTCAGGTAAAAACTTGGGACAACATTATCTTCAATTATCTAAAGCAAAAGAATATCGTAGTTCCACCAAAGGTTATTCAGAAGAAAGATTATGCATATGAAGGTGCATATGTAAAGGACCCTATTCTTGGTAAGCATGATTGGGTTGTAAATTTTGACTTGAACAGTCTATATCCACATCTAATTATGCAATACAACATTTCTCCTGAAACATTATTAGATGAAAGGTTTCCATCCATTGATGTAAATAAACTTCTTAGTCAATCAGTAGATACAAGTTATCTAGATTGTGCAACAGTGTGTGCAAATGGTGCGATGTACGATACGCATAAGCAGGGGTTTCTCCCAAAGCTGATGGAAAAAATCTATGAAGATCGTACCATATACAAAAACAAAATGATTGCTGCTAAACAGCAATATGAAAAAACTCCAACGATTGAGTTGAAAAAAGAGATTGCCCGCTGCAACAACATTCAGATGGCACGTAAGATTCAACTCAACTCCGCTTATGGTGCTATTGGTAATGAATACTTTAGGTATTTTCTTATTACTAATGCAGAAGCAATTACTATGTCGGGTCAGTTATCTATTCGTTGGATCGAGAATAAAATTAATTCGTATATGAATAAAGTTCTTAAGACACATGATGTTGATTATGTTATTGCTTCAGATACTGACTCCATTTATCTTAATATGGGTCCTTTGGTTGAAACTGTATTCAAAGGAAGAGAGGCAACTACTGAAAAAATTGTTAACTTCCTTGATAAGATCTGTAAGGTGGAACTTGAAACTTATATTGAAAGTTGCTACCAAGAACTGGCGGAGTATGTGAATGCTTACGCTCAGAAGATGAAGATGAAACGTGAGAACATTGCAGATAAAGGAATTTGGACTGCAAAGAAACGTTATATTCTCAACGTATGGGATTCCGAGGGTGTAAGATATGAGAAGGCAAAGATGAAGATCATGGGTCTTGAGACTGCCAGATCATCTACTCCATCTTATTTTCGTGATAAACTCATGAAAGCTTTTGAGATTATTATTGCCAAAGATAATGACACTCTAATTAATTTTATTAACAATGTAAAACTTGAAACTAGAAAGCAAGACATTGTTAATATCTCATTCCCAAGGAGTCTAAACAACTTAGATAAGTATAAAGGAAGTTCAACCTTGTTTGCACCCAAAACTCCAATTCAGGTTAGAGGTGCAATCCTTTACAATCATCTCATCAAACAATTAAATATTTCAAATAAGTATCCATATATCCAAGAGGGAGAAAAGATCAAGTTTGTATACTTGAAAGTTCCTAATCCAATTCAGGAAAATGTTATTTCATATTTCCAAACACTTCCGACAGAGTTCAATGTAGAAAAGTATATTGATTACGATATGCAATTCTCCAAGAGCTTCCTTGAACCACTAAACTCTGTTCTAAATGCAATCGGATGGGTATCCGAAAAACGTGGTACACTAGAAGCATTCTTTTAAAATTATTACCGAGGTTACTATGAGTTTCTTAAATAGTATTATTAAAGAGCTGGACAATGAGTATGCAGGAATCGTTGAAGATGGAGTCGCCGCAGGAGATTGTGGGGGCTTTGTTGACACTGGGAGTTATATCTTTAACGCTCTCCTTAGTGGCAGTATTTTTGGGGGGCTACCTAACAACAAGATTACAGCTCTCGCTGGTGAGTCATCTACTGGAAAAACTTTCTTTGCTCTCTCAATCGTTAAATACTTCCTTCAACAAAATCCTACAGGAGAAGTAATTTACTTTGAAACTGAGTCTGCCATCACGAAAGATATGATGACTACTCGTGGCATTGATGCAAAACGAGTTGGTCTGGTTCCAGTATCAACTGTACAAGAGTTTCGCACTCAGTCAATTAAAGTTGTTGATGAATACATGAAGCTCAATAAAAATGAGCGCCCACCTCTAATGTTTGTCCTGGATTCTCTGGGAATGCTTGCGACCACCAAGGAAATCGAGGATGCTTCTGCAGGCAAGGAAACCCGTGACATGACTCGTTCACAGGTCATCAAATCGGTGTTCCGTATCCTGTCCTTGAAGCTTGGCACAGCAGGAATTCCAATGATCGTGACCAACCATACCTATGATGTTATTGGATCTTACATGCCAACCAAAGAAATGGGTGGTGGATCTGGTTTAAAATATGCAGCTTCAACTATTGTATATCTTTCCAAATCAAAGGAAAAAGATGGCACTGAAGTAGTTGGTAACATCATTAAGTGTAAAGCATTTAAGTCTAGGTTTACAAAAGAAAATTCACTAATTGAAACGAGGCTATTCTATGATGAACGTGGACTTGACAAGTACTATGGACTATTGGAATTGGGTGAGAAGCACGGAGTCTTCATTAAATCTGGGGGTCGTTATGAAATTAATGGTGGGAAATTTTATGCTAAGGCTATTCTTTCAGAGCCTGAAAAATTTTTCACCCCCGAAGTGATGGAAGCACTTGACGAATGCGCCAAAAAGGAGTATAGTTATGGGGTGATCGACACCCTTGATGGAGACGAGGCTTGATGGATAGACTTGAAACAAAGATTCTTTCAAATCTTTTATATGATGAAACCTATACAAGAAAAGTAATTCCCTTTATCAAAGAAACATACTTCGATGTTATTTACGAAAAAATTATCTTTCAGGAGATCTATAATTTCGTAACTAAGTATGACGATATTCCTACTAAGTCAGTTTTAAATATTGAAATTGAAAATAGAAAGGACATCTCTGATGATATGTTTCAGAGTGCTATGGCGACTATTGCTGATTTAAAAGAGGAAAAAGTCGATCAGCAATGGTTGCTAGACACTACTGAAAAATGGTGTAAAGATAGAGCCATTTATTTGGCTCTACTAGAATCAGTTAAAATCGCAGATGGAAAGGATAAAACTAGAAGTAAGGATTCAATACCTTCTATCCTTTCCGATGCACTATCAGTTTCATTTGATGACCATATTGGTCATGACTATATTTCAGATTCAGATTCTCGATATGATTTCTACCACAAAAAAGAAGACAAAATTCCCTTTGATATTGAACTACTTAACAAAATCACGAAAGGTGGTCTCCCTAACAAAACTCTTAATATCGCTCTTGCTGGTACGGGTGTCGGGAAGTCTTTATTCATGTGCCACGTTGCTAGCTCCGTCTTGCTCCAAGGGAGGAACGTTCTGTACATTACGCTGGAAATGGCAGAAGAACGCATTGCTGAAAGAATTGATGCCAACCTCTTGAATGTAAATATTCAAGATATTGTAAGTCTACCTAAATCTAGTTACGAATCAAAATTAAATAAGTTACAGGAAAAGACTAGAGGAAAGCTAATCATCAAAGAATATCCAACTGCATCAGCTCACGTTGGACATTTTAAATCTTTATTGAATGATCTTGCACTAAAGAAAGGATTTAGACCAGATATTATCTTTATTGATTATCTAAATATCTGTGCATCTTCTCGATACAAGGGAACTCTCGTTAACTCTTACACTTATGTCAAAGCGATTGCTGAAGAGTTACGTGGACTTGCTGTGGAGTGCAATGTTCCTATTGTCTCTGCTACACAAACTACTCGTTCAGGTTATGGTAACTCTGATGTTGAGCTTACCGATACCTCTGAATCATTTGGTCTTCCTGCTACTGCTGACTTTATGTTTGCCCTTATTAGCACTGAAGAGTTGGAAAGCTTGAATCAGATTATGATCAAGCAGTTAAAGAATCGTTACAACGATCCTACAGCATACAAGAGGTTCGTGGTGGGTATTGACAGATCCAAGATGAAGCTGTATAATGTGGAGGACAGTGCTCAACGAAACATTGTTGATTCTGGTCAAGACGAAGAGTACAACTTCCAAGAAAAAATCACCAAACATCAAACTAGAACATTTGACGGATTTAAAGTATGACAAAAAAGCTAATTAGTCTCGATGCATATCAAAACTTTGTTGGTGACACCACCAGCATTTATTCAAGCAATCCAGAAGAATTTGTTAACAAGGTCAACGAACTTGAACGTAAGTTGCCTGATGACAACGTAAATGGGACTGGTGTTGACTTGAACCGACTTCTGACTGCTGCAATCGGTCTAACTGCTGAAGGTGGTGAGTTCGCTGAAATTGTCAAGAAGATTGCATTCCAAGGAAAACCATACAACGATCAATCACGTACTCACATGATCAAAGAAATGGGAGATGTGATGTGGTATATCGCTCAAGGTTGTATTGCACTAGGAACAAATCTAGAAGAAGTTCTAGAAACCAACGTTGATAAACTAACTGCACGGTATCCCGAAGGAGCTTTCCGTGTATTCCGATCCGAAAATCGCCAAGAGGGAGATATCTGATGAATTCAAATGATTGTTTGATTGATCTATTTGGAAAAAACTCCACAATGATTTTGTCTGATGTTAGTAAAATTAGATCAATCGGACAGTCATTTAATTTCACAGTGTCGCAATATAAAATGTTTAATATTGCTCTTAGGAATGCAGAGTTATCAATTAAAAAAAATTCTGCGTTCCTAAACTTTATTTTTAAAAACCAAAACTTCTACCTCTTCATAATCTTCAAATCATTTATTACGACAGGAAACAAACTAGATACGTTTGAAGAGTATTATACAAAACTAACATCTAAAAATAAGAATGCTAAATATGCATTTGATTTTTTTAAGTTGTATAAGAAAAATTTTGAAGAACTTTATAAACTTTCTGAATACTTGAGCACTGCAAAATCCATTGTCTCAGTTAAGATTTGACCTAAATAATAGATGTAGAACTTTTGTTTTTGATGAAAACTTTTAGACAATTTATAACAGAAGCACGAACTCCTGCGGGGAAGGAAGCGGAAAAGAAAGGTCTTACCCACATGGGGAAAGGATACTATTCTAACGCTAAGGGAGAGATAGTCGCTAAGAGTGAGAAGGGTGGTCAGAAATTAGTATCTATCACCAAAGACGAAAAGAAAAAACTGAAGACTGGGCAACCATTGTTGGGACCATCTTCAATGGCGGATGTGCAGAATCTTCCTTCACAGCCCCAACAAACTCAACAACCTGCAGACGCAGAGCAACCTCAGGAACTTCAGCATGGAGAAGGTCCTGCGGTTGTTATTACTTTTGGGAGATTTAATCCTCCTTCACTCGGACATGAAAATCTACTCAATGCTGTTCAGGAACAAGCAGAAGAACTAGAAGCAGAGTATAGAATTTATCCAAGTAGAACATCTGATAAAAAGCAAAATCCATTAGACTTCAAAACCAAGTATAATATTCTTCAGCATGTATTCCCAGATCATGCAGAGAACATTATCAATGACCCAGAGAACGGAGATAATATTTACGACATTTTGACTTCACTCCATGATGAAGGATATCATCATGTTGTTATTGTATGTGGGGAAGAGAACGTTCAGAAGTATGAAAAAATTGCACAGAAATATAATGGAAGTGTGTATGACTTTTATGGCGTAGAAGTTGTCAGTACGAACATGCAAGATCCTGATAATGATAAGACAGAAGGAATTACTAGTGCAATGATGCGTAAAGCCGCACTTGAGAATGATTATGAAACATTTAAACAAGGTCTTCCTGGCAATGTAAGCAAAAAAGAATGTCGTGCAATCTATAGACAAGTACGTAATTCTATGAATTTGAAAGAAGATCTTTGGAAAATTGCACCAAATTTAGATATTGATAATCTTCGTGAAGAGTATTACCAAGGAAGTATTTTTAATCTTGGCGAAAAAGTTCAAGATGTTGTCACAGGTATTTCTGGAAAGATTGTCACTCGTGGATCTAACTATGTAATTTTTGTAGATGAGCAAAAGAAAATTCATCGTACATGGATCAAAGATCTAAGTTATCATCCAGGTCCACTTGAGATTGGTACTGATGATTACCGAGAATATCTGCAGAGAATGCATCCAACTGAACCAGTTAAGTCATTTACTAAAGGCAAACGAAAAGATAAATAATAATAAATAGAACTTCAATAACGTACAGAATATGGATTTATCTATTGTCTCACAATTCATGTCACTTTCTCCTGACATGATGTATAAGGCTACAAAAATGGTTGAGTCCGCACAAGCGTACTTTCCAGGTGATGTGGATTCTCAAGAAGAGTATCTAAGAGAAAATTTAATTGATACTACCCTGGATTATGCTCTAACTCTTCTTGAAGACAAGAAAGTAAGAGATTACATGGGTGTTGCTGTTTACACTAATGGCACTACTTTCAGTGCCCCTACTCTTGCATTATATAACGTTGCTTCAATGCCAGAAATGAAACAACGCATTCAGGCAAAACTAAATGCGAAAGGTGGAGTTCGTAAAGAAGAAGTTGAAGTTATTGACGAAAAGAAAAGACCTAAGTTGAAGGGTCGTAAGTTTAATGGTAAGAATCCTTGGTGGAATTCTGATGGTGATGATAAGCCATACGAGCCAGGTGATGATGTTAAGAAGACTAGAAAAGAAGCCGTAGATTATGTTGCTGAGCTTTGGAAAGGAAGACACGGACAATCCGATACTGAATATCAAGCAGGTAGATCTGATGCAGGCAAGAGAATTTCTGGGGATGACAAAACAGGACCAAGATATTATACTTTAGGTCGTGCAAGAGGAGCAACACCAGATGCTCCAACTGCTCCTGGTGCAAAGCCAAAGAATACTCCAAAACTTAGTAGCTCAGAAAGAGAATATCATCAATATAATAAGAGCGGTGCTAAGCGTAGAGCTGAATATAATAAAGTAGGTGGTTCAAAAGGACTTCCTGAGGAATTTGCAATTGAAGCAAAAAACAAAGAGGGTAAAGAGCAAGGTGTTGATGGAAAAGCTTGCTGGAAAGGTTATAAAAAAGCTGGCACTAAAATGAAGGGTGGCAGAGTTGTAGATAATTGTGTGAAGATAGAAGATGTTGAGTTTGTAGCAGACTATCTAATTTCTGAAGGTCTCAATGAATACGGTATTGATATTCTAATTGAAGAAATGGGTCTCGATGATTTCTGTGATTTTGTAGATGAAATTTCATCAGAAGAAGTTCTCCTAGAATGGAGAAGAGGTGCTGGTGGCACTAAGGTTCGTGGATCTGGTACTTCTAAGAGTGGCAAGTCAATTGGTTCATTAAAGGGTGGTGCTAAGTCTTCTGCAATTCGTGGAACTGCAGAGCATAAATCAAGAAAAGCTGAAAAAGAAAAAGAAGCATCTAAATCTTCTGGGATGAAGGCTGCACTACAAAGTCAGTCAAAAATTGCAAGTGCAAAGAAAGCACAACCAGCAACCAAATCAACTCCAACACAAACAAAAGAAAAGGCAAAAGGTGGTATTCTCGGAGCACTTAAAGCAAGAGCAGAAAAGGATATCGCATCTGTTAGACAATCAGTAAACACAGCAAGACAAGTAGGAGCAAGACGTGCTGCAGAAGTTAAAGCAACTTATGATGCGGTTAGGGAGAGGGGAAGACAAGCAGAAACATCTCCACAAGCAACTAGAGCAAGAAGAAAGGCAACTGTTGCGGCTGGTAGAGCAGCTAAAGCAGCAGGTAGAACTGCAGTCAAGGCTGCGGGAGCTGCTGGAGCGGCTGCAGGACAAGCAGTAGCAGCCAGAAGATCTGGAGCATCCGCTGCTGCAACTGCAGGTAGAGCAGTGGGTACTTTTGTTAAAAAAATGAAGAAGGAAGAAAAAGAACTTCTAACTCGTTATTTCCTTGAGTCTGAAATTGCATTTAATTACGATGAAGTTCAAGAGATCTTTGAGACTCTTGATCAAGAACACTTTGATTACTTCATGGAACAAGCTCAACTAATGGTAGAAGAATCTGGTCCTTCTGCTCGTGAACTAATTGAAGAGAAACTGCAAAACACTTTTGATATTGAAAGATTTACATTCGCAGACTGGAGGCAGTTAACCGAAAAAAAGTCTAGTGATGATGATGCAACTGGAAAGTTTGTTAGTTTAACTCAGACCAATAGAACTGACAATACTCCAGATGTGAAGGGAAAGAGAAAGGATGGTGTGATCATCAATCCTCAGGTTGATATGAGAAGAGAAGAAGTTGAACAGATTGATGAAGTTTCTCCTCCAGGTGAACAATTCAAAAGAATGGCTAAGCACATTAAAGCTAAATATGCAAAAAATGGTTTAACTGATGTAGAAAAAAGAAAGGCATTTGGTGCCGCTTGGAAAGCTTATAATAGACAAGAAGAAGTTGATCCTGAAGCAGCTAAGAGTGCAGCACAAAGTCAGCAAAGAATGAAAGCTCAGCAGCAGATGCAAAGAAAGCATTTAATGCTTCAACAGCAAAGGCTTCAAATGCAAAAGCAAGGTAAACTTCCAACTGGTCACATGGAAGAAGTTGAGCATCTTGACGAACTTAATCGTTATGAAAAGGAAACTGGAACATCTTCTGGTTCTCTTAATATGCCAAAAGGAAGACCAACTCAAAAAGGTGGTGATACGGATCCTGCACTCAGATCAGTTAGACAAACTATGCGTAAGATGTCTGGTAAGCCTGCTGGCCAACAGAAAAAAGTTCCTGGCAAAAAGCCACCTGCCGCTGGTCAGTATGGAGCACCAGCATCTCCTGCACAAAAAGTAGCACAACGTCGTGCTGCAGCACAGAGATCTCAAGATAATATGTCTTCCAGGTTCGATTGAGATAAATATAAATAGATCCACTATAGGAGGACATCATGGGAGTACTTGTAGAATTAGTAAAACCACTACTTCTAGCAGCTATGAATAGCTGCCATACTAAAAAGCTAGTATGTCAACTTCTTGATCGTTATGTAGCTACTACTGATAATGATATTGATGATGTAATTGCTGTAACTGTAAGAACTGCACTTCTCAAAAATTGTAAGTGATTGAATGTTTATTGCTGAACTGGGGAGTAGAATTAATTTTAATTCTACTCCTAGCAGGTTCAGAATACTTAGGAAAAACTAAACGATTCAAAGAAAATACAGTAATAGATTTTACAAAAAACACTATCAAAAAGCTTTTGGGGAGGTAACTCCCCATTTTTTATAAATATTAATAGAAAAAATATTTTTCAGAGGATTGTTAAATGTCTCTATACGGAAGAACTGATTCAAACGCTAATAAGTCAAAAGTTGAAACAACAATTGCTTCTTCATCACAAGCAAAAACTATTGTCTTTGTTGATGAAACTGAAGCTCAACTAAATGAAAACCGTCAGCGTGGAATTGATGGTCCTGGTTGGTGGTCATATTTTACATATACTGATGCTGCAGGAAATACTCGCCACAAAGCAGAAAAGCTTGTAGCTCTTGCAAATCCAGATACCAATGCAAATGAAACTCAAACTGATGATACTATCGCAGCTGACGTAGCATCTGCAGTGACTATTACTGCACAACCAGCAGATGTTACTGGTGCTACAACTCCATATACTGGAACGTTTGCAGTAACAACTTCTACAACTGGAACACCTGGAACTCTTACTTATCAGTGGCAAGTTCAAACTGCTACACAGACAACTAAGTGGACAAACCTTACTGACACTGGAGTGTATTCTGATACAACTACAGATACTCTTACACTCACTGCAGCTGCTAAGGCAACCTATAATGGTTACAAGTTCCGTGTGAAGATTAATTCTGCTGGTGGCACTGAAGAAGTTATCTCAGCAGCAGCTACTTTAACTTATGCATGATAACAAATGAGATTTAATGAGTTGAATGATGATAACTTTTTGTTATTTGCAATAAAACATTATGACAACCCAAATGCGATGACAAAAGATGATTTTTTTGAAGACTTGAAAAGATTTAAGTATATTAAAAGATTACTTAAAAGATATGATAAAACAGGTATTCTCAAAACTCATCTTTTGTTAAATCATATTATTGTTGTTTATAATATTTTTGGTGATGCAGCAACTCCAATATTGTTCTTTAAAATAGAAACTCAATATTGGAAATATCTAAAATCATTTATGTTGTTTTTAAACAGACTTGAAGAAGACGTTATTACTAACATAGATCCAGATTTATATTGTTTGGAGGAACTTAACAAGATATGAATTACAATGAAGAAGTTGCTGTTAATTGTGTGGGAGATGGTTCTGCCGTATCAATTCCTCCTAGTGTAGAACCACCTGGAATCCCTGCATCTAAAAAGAAAAAAAGAAAAAAAATGAATGAACAAACATTGGTTGAAAGTGGTGGTAAAGTAGTTGACCAGTTAAAACAAATTACATTAAGTGGCCAGCAAGGTGTTGTAATGTTTGACAATGGAGAAAAAGTTCAGGTTTCTCCTGATAATGCAAATAAAATGATTGACTTGTATAGAAATCTAAACGCTAGTAATCGAGTTAAGATGATTAAAACTATCAATTCATCTTCTGCTGGATTTGAAAAAATTGCAACTTTTGCATCCTCCAGAGGAACTCAACCCGCACAATAACTCTAAGAGGAACTATGTTTCAGAATTCTGCCACCGAAACAAAAATTGCATTACTAGAAGAAAGACTTAGTATCTACGAACAAATGATGAAAAAGATCGAGTCTGCAATCGAAAAGATAAGTGAAACAAGTCAAAACATTAGTAAGATGTTAGTTATACATGAGGAAAGAATAGAACAAACATCTAAAGCTGATGAAGTTATTATAAAGATGGTAGATGATATTAAAAAAACTAATACAGAAGATCATACAACTGTACTTAAAAGAGTAGAAAAAATAGAACAATCAGTTGGAGATTTATTAAAATTCAGGTGGCAGGTGGCAGCGATCTCTGGGGTGGTTGTGCTAGTTGTCGGACTGGTCGTGCCCTTCATTGACAATGTGGTTGGGATGCCCTATAGTGGGAGGACAGAGCAGACCACCACTAAATGAGCTACATTGACACCAAGTACATCAACCTAATTTCAATTCGTCTAGACAAGTTCGCAAAAAAGAAGGATAATCTATATAATTTTCGATGCCCTTACTGTGGGGATTCCGCACGAAACAGAAATCGTGCTAGGGGGTTTTTCTATCGCAAGAATGCGAATATGGTATACAAGTGCCATAATTGCGGAGTAGGACGCACTCTTGCAAACTTTCTAAAAGATCTAGATATTGCTATTCATGATGAGTATGTCATGGAAAGATTTAAGTCGGGATTGACTGGTGCAGGAATGAATGTTGCTGAGCCAAAGTTTGAATTTCAAAAGCCTGTATTCAAAAAAACGCCATTATCTGAGCTTACGAAAGTATCAGAACTAAATAATTCACACCCAGCAAAAGAATACCTTTCTAAAAGACAGATACCAGAAAAATATTTTTCTAAGTTTTATTACACAGAGGATTTTCATGCTTGGGCAAAAACAGAAACAAAAATTAAGGAGTCTAGAATTGTTATTCCCCTCATATCAAAAAGTGGAAACTTTTTTGGATTTCAGGGAAGGGCTCTTGACAAAACTGCAAAACTACGCTATATTACTACCATCCTGGATGATAAGTACGTTAAACTATTTGGACTTGATTCTGTAGATTTTAATAAAACTATCTATGTCACGGAGGGTCCTTTCGACTCTCTTTTTCTATCTAATGCTATTGCGATGTGTGGATCTGATGTTCATTTAGATAAATCTATCTACAAGGATAGAGTTTTTATTTTGGACAACGAGCCTCGCAATTTACAAATAGTTAAACGTTATGAAAAGCTTATTGATGCAGGAGAAAAAATTGTTATCTGGCCAAGTACTATAAAAGAAAAAGATATCAATGACATGGTTATTGCTGGACTCAACCCGCAGCAAATAATTAAACGAAACACATATCAAGGGTTGGAAGCTAAAGTTCAATTTACTACATGGAAGAAAGTATGAGTAACGGTACTACAGTTAAGAAACGTAATGGTACTCTTGAACCTCTAGATCTAGATAAAATTCATAATATGGTTGAATGTGCTTGTGGAGGTCTTGCTGGAGTAAGTGCTTCTCAAGTAGAAATTAATTCAGGTATTCAATTTTACGACGGAATCACTACAGATGAAATCCAAGAAATCCTGGTTAGGTCAGCTAGCGACCTTATCAGTCTCGATAATCCAAATTATCAGTATGTTGCTGCTCGTCTTCTGCTTTTCGGTTTATATAAACAAGTCTTTGGACCTAATTGGAAAGTAGAATTTCCAAATGTCCATGATCATCTTACTGCGGGAGTTTCTCTGGGAATTTACGATGCAGAACTTCTCAGTAAGTATTCTATGGAAGAGTGGGATAAAATTAATTCTTGGATGGATCACGAAAGAGATTATATCTTTACTTATGCTGGTCTTCGTCAAGTAGTAGATAAGTATTTGGTTCAGGACAGGAGTTCCAAGACAATTTTTGAAACTCCTCAGTACATGTACATGCTCATTTCTGCAGTAATGTTTGCAGAATATCCAAAGGAAACGAGACTAGATTATGTCAAACGATACTACAACGCAATCTCCAAGCACCGAATCAACATCCCCACGCCAATCATGGCAGGTGTTAGAACCCCTCTTCGTCAATTTGCTTCTTGCGTGCTTATTGATTCTAACGATTCTCTCAATTCTATCTTCAGCTCTGACATGGCTATTGGCCGTTATGTGGCTCAGCGTGCTGGAATCGGTATCAACGCAGGCCGAATCAGGGGTATCAATAGCAAAATCCGTGGAGGAGAGGTTGCACATACAGGAGTCATTCCGTTTCTCAAAAAATTTGAAGCGACGGTCAGATGTTGCACTCAAAACGGCATTCGTGGTGGGTCAGCTACAGTTCACTTCCCTATTTGGCACCAAGAAATAGAAGACATCATAGTATTAAAAAATAACAAAGGAACTGAGGATAACCGTGTTCGTAAGTTAGACTATAGCATTCAAATCAGCAAGCTATTCTATGAACGATTCATTCAAAACCAAGAAATTTCACTCTTCTCACCACACGACGTTCCTGGGCTTTATGATGCTTTTGGTACTGATGGATTTGACGAGTTATATGTATCTTACGAACGAGATCAGTCTATTCCAAGAAAAACTATCTCTGCTCAAGAACTCTTTCTGGACCTCCTAAAAGAACGTGCTGAAACTGGTCGTATCTACATCATGAATATCGACCACTGCAATTCACACTCATCTTTCCTTGACAAAGTTAATATGTCTAACCTTTGTCAGGAGATCACACTTCCAACAGTTCCTATTGATCATATTGATGATTCAAAAGGTGAGATTGCACTTTGTATTCTATCTGCAATTAATGTTGGCAAACTCAACAACTTCTCTGAATTAGAAGAACTATGTGATCTTTCAGTTCGTTCTCTAGATGAATTGATTGACTATCAAAACTATCCTGTAGAAGCTGCACGTATCTCAACCGAGTCCAGACGTTCTCTTGGTATTGGATATATTGGTTTGGCTCACTTCTTGGCTCGCAACGGAGCCAAATATGAAGATAAGGAAGCTTGGCAACTAGTTCATGATCTAACTGAATCATTCCAATACTATCTTCTCAAAGCATCCAATCAACTTGCTAAAGAGAAGGGAGCATGTGAGTATTTCAATCGTACAAAATATTCTCAGGGTATTCTGCCGATTGATACATATAAGCAAGATGTAGACGAAATCGTACCGAATAACCTTACACATGATTGGGAGACTCTACGTACCGAAATTCAAACATTTGGATTGCGACATTCAACGTTGTCCGCACAGATGCCATCGGAGAGTAGCTCCGTTGTGTCAAACGAGACAAATGGAATCGAGCCTCCTAGAGATTACTTGTCCGTTAAGAAATCAAAGAAAGGACCTCTCAAGCAGATTGTTCCAAGTTATCAAACTCTCAAAAAGAACTATACGCTGCTTTGGGATATGTCTAGCAATACTGGTTACATTAATATTGTTGCTGTTATGCAAAAGTTCTTTGATCAAGCGATTTCTGGAAACTGGTCGTATAATCCAGAAAATTATGCCGATAATGAAGTTCCTGTTAGCGTGATGGCACAAGATTTACTTATGACCTATAAGTATGGTTGGAAGACAAGCTACTATCAAAACACCTATGATAGTAAGTCTGACGGAGATGTAGAAGAAAAAGGAGAAGCTTTATCTCAGCTACTAACTCAATTAGAAGTTGAAGATGATTGTGAAAGCTGCAAAATCTAAAGGAGAATTTACATGCAATTCATTAAAAACAACAGTGAAATCAAAGGAATGACCGTATTCAACAGCAATCATGTAGATACCAAAAAGCAACCAATGTTCTTTGGTAAACCTCTAGGAGTTCAAAGGTATGATTCATACAAGTATCCTATCTTTGAAAAACTAACCCAACAGCAACTGGGATATTTCTGGAGACCTGAGGAGGTCTCCCTCCAAAAAGATCGTGCAGACTATCAAACACTTCGTTCAGAACAAAAGCACATCTTTACTTCAAATCTGAAGTATCAGATCATGCTTGATTCCGTTCAGGGTCGTGGTCCTGGTATGGCATTCCTGCCATACTGCTCACTCCCAGAACTAGAAGCTTGCATGACCATCTGGGAAACTATGGAGATGATTCATAGTCGTTCATATACATACATTATCAAGAATGTATACTCAGATGTAACTGAAGTATTTGATACTATTCTTGATGATGAAAAGATTCTAGAACGTGCAACTAGTGTGACTCAAGCATATGATGAGTTAATTGAATCTGCTCAGCAATGGGGTGGAGGTACATTATGGGAACTTGGGGATCATACTACTGCAAACCTTGAGCTGAAAGAAGTTAAGAGGAAACTATATCGTGCAGTAATGAATGTGAATATTCTTGAAGGTATTCGATTCTATGTTTCCTTTGCATGTTCATTTGCATTTGGTGAACTTAAGCTTATGGAAGGATCTGCTAAGATCATTGGCTTGATTGCTCGTGATGAATCTCAGCACCTAGTCATCACTCAGAATATCATCAAGAACTGGAAGAATGGTGATGATCCTCAGATGCTTGAAATTATTGAAGAAGAGCAAGACAATGTACGTCAGATGTATCTTCGTGCAGTAAATGAAGAGAAAGCTTGGGCTGAGTATCTGTTTAAAGATGGATCTATGATTGGTCTGAATGCAAAGCTACTATCTTCATATGTTGAGTATATTGCAAATCGTAGAATGAAAGCTATTGGTCTCAAGCCAGAGTTTGATATTTCTATGTCAAACAATCCACTACCTTGGACTGAGCATTGGCTGAATTCTAAGATGATGCAGAATGCCCCACAGGAAACAGAGATTGAATCTTATGTGATTGGTGGTATCAAACAAGACATGAAGAACGATACTTTCTCTGGCTTCAAACTATAGTCAATACGGGAGTTTTTATAAATAATACTATAAAGTAACATTTATAAAAATTCCCATGACAAGTACTCAAAAACTATACGAGTCTTATTTCGCCGTTTATAACGATGATCTAAGAGAAACTCTAGCAGAAGAAACCGAACTATTTGAAGATATTGATTATCTTTATGATGAAGAGCTAGAAGAGATTGTTGATGAAACAATCGAAGCTATGATGGAAGAAGGCTTTGATCTCGATGAGATCGAAGAAGCATTTGAAGATCTTCTTTCTGAAGCTACAGTAACTACTGGTCGTGGTGGATACACCAAGCTCAGCTCAGATAAGCGTTCAGCACCAGTAACCACTGGTCAGGGCACCGCAATGCGTCAGCAAGCAAGACGTAGTGCGGTGGTTTCTGCTGCTCGCCAGCGCCAAGCACAAGCAGTTAAAGACGCTCCTGGTAAGGCTGCAGCTCGTGTTAAGGGCGCAATCAAGAGTGGTGTAGAGAAAGCTAGAAAGGCTGTAGATACTGCTGCAGGAGATTATGCAGCTAAGCATAAGCTAGTATCTGGTAAGAAAGGTCAAGCACTTAACAGAAGTGCTATCGGAATGAAGCAGGCTTCTAAGGATCCTGCTGGCCGCAGAGGAGTTCGTTCTGCTGTAGTTGGACATCTAGCACAAAGAGCTGCAAATAAGCTTCAGCGTGGTGTAAATAAAGCTAAGGGTGCAGTTAAGTCTGCAGGTCAAGCTGCAGTAGCAAAAACTAAGTCTTCTAGTGATGCTGCTCAGGCTAAGATGCAAGCAGCGGGATCTGCTGCGAAAAAATCTGGTAAGAGCCTAGTCGGCAGAGTTGCTAGAAAGGTAGCTTCTGGCGCAGGTAAGCTAGCATCAAGACTTGGTGAAGATGTAGATGTGTATGATGTAGTTCTTGAGCATCTTCTAGAGGAAGGTTATGCAGAAACTCCAGAAGCTGCACAGGCTATCATGGTAAACATGAGTGAAGAGTGGATTGATGTAATTGTTGAAGGTATGTCTGATCGCCCACTTGGATTAATGCATCAATTTGCAAGAGGTATGAAGCAGAAAAAGGGTGAAAAGTTTGAGCAAAAGTATAAACAAGATAGGGAAGGAAATCTTGTTGGTAAATATTCTGATATGCAAAGACAAAAGGGTACGTGACAATAATCAAAAGAGGGTTTAACCAACCCTCTTTTTTATGGCTCAAACTCCTAGTAAAACCGTGGAAAAAAAGCCTGTTTTCTGACCTATTAAGGATTTTCGATAGGGGGGGCTTGACAAGACCCATAAAACCCTGTATAATAACTCTGTCAGGGTTCAGATAAATATCTTAGATAATACTTAGAGATATATAATGAAACCTCAGAGTGCTAAAGCTAAAGGTAGGAATTTGCAGAAATGGGTTAGAGAACAACTCATAGAACAACTAGAGATACATCCTGAAGATATTGAATCTAGATCTATGGGTGCTGGTGGTGAAGACTTAATCATGGCCAGAGCTGCTAGAAGTAAGTTTCCTTTTTCCATCGAGTGCAAAAATTGCGAAAGATTAAATGTATGGGAAGCTTATGAACAAGCTAAAGCTAACTCAGGTGATTATGAACCTATTGTAGTCATGAAAAAGAATCACAAGAAACCTTTAGTTGTTGTTGATGCAGAATACTTTATCAAACTATTCGGAGAACTAAAATGAAAATTGATTTACACAACTTTTTTAAACATTACGACGAGAACAATCCAAAGCATGTTGCTGCAGTAGAACAATTTGAAAAAGATCTAGACGCTTCTGTTAAAAGTCTTCTTGAAGATGAATCCAATTGGGTAAGAATCTATAGATCTAAACCAGATAAACCAAAATCAAATATTCTAGAAGTTCCATTCTTTCCACAAACCGATAATTACAGAGATGCTAACCGTACTTGTAACAGTTCTAGTTGTGCTATGTGTCTTGAATATTTTAAACCAGGCACGTTAAAAGGATCTAAAGGTGACGATGCATATGTTCAAAAAGTATTTGCTATTGGAGATACTACAGATCATCTAGTTCAAACTAAAGTTCTTGCATCATATGGAATTAAGTCTTCATTCTCATATTCATTAACTTTTAATGATCTTGATAGAGAACTAGCTGCAGGAAGACCCGTTGTTATTGGTATCCTTCATAGGGGATCTCTTTCTGCACCTACTGGTGGGCACATGGTTGTAGTTATTGGCAAGACTCCAGCAGGAGATTATGTAGTTAATGATCCATACGGTTCTTTAAATGATGGTTATACAGGCTCAGTAAACAATGGAAAAGGAGCTGTATACAAGAGATCCGAACTATCTCGTAGATGGTGTCCAAAAGGAAACGATGGATGGGGTAGGGTTTTCCAACCCTGATAAGGTTTATAAATATCCCAAGTACCTTGACAACCTGATGAAAGTGTGGTAACATTTTGTTATCGGGTAGGTGTCCGAGTGGTTAATGGAGGCGGACTGTAAATCCGTTGGCTCTGCCTACGGGGGTTCAAATCCCTCCCTACCCATTGATAACACCAATTTTTATTATATGCGGTTGAGTGTTATCATTTTGTGCCCAGGAAGGTGCCCATCGAGAGGTGGGTGTACCCCCCTTCTATTGGGATGTAGAGTTCTATTAATTTAAATGCGTTTTATTTCAACACTTCTCATTGCTTCAACACTTCTTGGATTTACGCCCCAAAAAGCTGAAGCTGCCAGCGGATGTTCCCTGGCGTCACATTATGGTGTAGGTGATGGATATCACGGCCAAACCACCGCAAACGGTGAAAGATATAATGCATATGGTCGATCTGTTGCACATAGGTGGCTTCCATTCGGTACTAGGTTACGTGTTACAAATCAAAGTAATGGTAAGTCAGTTATTGTGCGAGTGAATGATAGAGGTCCATATGTCGGAGGACGAGACCTCGACCTGTCCTACGGGGCATTCTCTACTATTGCTCACCCTGGACAGGGAGTGGCGAGAATCTGTTACTCTAGAGTTTAACAGATAAATAATGGGGAGATTCGTTCTCCCCTTTCTCATGAATAAAAAGCAAGTTATAAATTTTGCTATCATAGGAGTTATTCTTACTTCATCAGTAGGTTTACTTACAAAATGCACAGGGATTGATGCAGTACATTGGTATGACCTGATTGACGAAGTTCAAAGAAAATATTTTCCAAAGAGTCAATTAAACGACTATATAATAAAGGATCCGACATTACTTGACCGTCGTGTTAAGAGAGATGTCGATAAAGCAATCAGAGATTATGAACGCTTGACAGGTGACACAGGACGTGTTACAATATCACCACCACGATACTCAGAGAAACCAGTTGACACTGATGTGTGTTATACTGATGAGTGTCGAGCACTTGGAGGGGAAATGAGGTTGTGTGCCCCATGGGTTGACAACTGCCCCGAGAACATGGTAAAATCAAATCAATGACTCAGTAGCTCAGTTGGATAGAGCATCTGCCTTCTAAGCAGTTGGTCGGGGGTTCAAGTCCCTCCTGAGTCGTGACAACTGAATATTTAAGGTATGACACAATGTACACAATCAGATGTAAATGTTGCAATGCAACACTTCAGGTAGCAACACCAAATAGAGGTCAGTCATGTAAGTGTCCTAATGAGACATACATAAGACTTGACAACAATGGGTTACCTGTTATAATAGGACAAGACATCAGCCAAGTTGAAATGGTGAGTGGATTTATGAAACCAAAACCAAAACCCAAAGTTATTGATCAAGTTGATGTGCCGAAAAGACGAATACGTAGACTAGATTACGAAGTTCGATAATTTAGTCTCGGGAGCATAGCTTAATGGTAGAGCGGCCTGCTTATAACGGGTTGGTCTGGGTTCAATTCCCAGTGTTCCTATTAGAGGTTGACGGATCTCTAAAGAATGTGGCAGAATAATCCTTGTGGTTACTCACGGGATAATGCAACGGATTAGGGGTGGTGCCCGCTGTATCGTTGAGAAATCAAAGGTATAGAACTTCCGACCAAGAAGAATCTAGGTACTTGGAAAATACGGTTGTCAGTGTAACCTTCCAGGTTGTGGGTATGACAGACTCCCACCATTCACTACGGGATGTAGCTCAGTTTGGCTAGAGCGCCGCTTTTGGGAAGCGGAAGTCGTAGGTTCAAGTCCTATCATCCCGATTGCCGTTTCCAGAACTTCCATTCTGACGGTAAATTGTCGGTGAACTGCAAAGTCAGTATACGGATAGAGATTAAGTCCCTGATATATCCTTATGAGATATATCACACTTAATCCATCTGGGGAATTAGCTCAGTTGGTAGAGCGCCTGCTTTGCAAGCAGGATGTCAGCGGTTCAAGTCCGCTATTCTCCATCCCCACTATATAATTATCATGGGCGATTCAGTTAAGTATCAAATTGAAAAGGCTGAACATGCACTTCGTTCTGCACTTGAACTAGGTGCAATGCATGAAGATCCTTATACTCTTCATTCTATTGCTGAAGCTTTACAAAAGCTAGGTTACATTATTGTAATGAAGAAAGCACAAGAAACTAGTTCAAAATATGAAATTAAACTAGGCGATACAGTAATTCCATCATCAACACCTTATTACCAAGATGATGTAATCACATTTAATAAATAAACTCAATACCCCTCAAGCCTATCAACGATGCTCAAACAGAGGGGTCACTGCGGGAATGGTGTAGCGGTAACACGTCATCCTTCCAAGTTGAAATCACGGGTTCGATCCCCGTTTCCCGCTTCCCTCATACATTGAGGTTACTATGTCACTTATTTCACAAACTGACCGTCAGATGGTCATTGAAGCTCTTGAGTTTTACATTCATCGACTTAAAGAAGATAATTGTACTCAAGCATCTATTAATGCATTTCAAACACTCCTTAATTGGATTGAACTAGAGTATTATAAACATGAAGATTAATCTTTGGTATTGTAAAGACATGAAACAGTGGAGGTGGACTCTAACTGATGATCACCGACCAGTTATCAAACAAGAATCTGGTCAACGTCCTAATCTTCGTGATGCTATGAATGATGTGGCAAATACAGTAGAATATCTTCTACAGCAAAATTAGTATATCCTCTGTTAGTCTATTGGTAAGGACAGGCAGATAATGCACTTGGAAACTGGGTTCGATTCCCAGCCAGAGGTACTAATGGCACTGGAAAGATAAACCAGAATGCTGTAGTAAAGGGTGCAACAAGGAACGTTGTATTAAACAAAGAGTCCCCTAGGCCACATCGTAGATTTTATCGTAGGTGGATACTCTTGCCCTTAAAATTGTAGGTGCCAAAACCTCTCGCTGGTCTAGTATTCTGTGGCTGGATGAAGTAAAGAGGGATAACATAGGCAACGTTATCTCCACCTACCACAATGGCGTGTAGCATAACGGTAATGCAAACGACTGTTAATCGTAGGACTGTAGGTTCGATTCCTACCACGCCAGTTACCGATAAATATCAGTATCGGTGGATACAGTTATGAAATACAAAATTTCCTCAAAGTATTGTTACTACAACAATGAAATTGTGGAAATGTATTTCATCAACAACGTACCTTTTACTTTTGAAGAGATTCCTCAAATCATGCAGGATGACCCTTACGTTCAAATAGATGCATCAAATAATCAGGAATATGCTCCTGAAGATTTGTACCGCACTTCATTCTATTTGATTGATGAAGAATGTCATCCTTGTTTATTTCCAGTTGATCTAGAAAATCCTGAAGACATGCCTGAGTAGCTCAGTTGGATAGAGCAACGCTTTTGTAAAGCGTAGGCCATCGGTTCAAGTCCGATCTTGGGCTTTAAAATTAAATACCTGCCATGTATGAAGAACTAACTACCTTTGAAAAACAACTTGCTCAGTTTGGAGATCGAGTTCAAGTTATCGTTGGGCTTGAAGTTGGTGGAAAACTCCATGCAGATGATGCATACAAACAAATTAAAGATCTAGTAAAAGAGCTTAAAAAGCTTCGTAAACAAGAAATTAAACAAGGCAACGAGTTAGACAATTCAAACTTTGGGTTTCATTAATTATGACATTTTCTCAAGGACTAGTTGGAGAAGAGAATGAAGAGGCTGGATTTGAAATAATCCACCTCTCTTTTCGTAAAAGAACATCAAGCAGTCTTTATGGTGGTCCTGTAGACTATTACATTGGTAATATTGTATTCCGTCTAACAGATCCAGATGCAATTAATCGAATGAAATATTACATGGAAGAGAATGAAGAACTTCGTGTAGCACCAAACCTTGAGTTAATGGAAAAGTATTACGAAGATCTTCATTTTGTATTTGGTGATCCAGAAAAACTTGATGAAGAATATAATGGTGAAAAATATACACCACTTGACATTCGCAACAAGCACGGTATTAAAGATGAAGATGTATTCATTCGTGCATACCGTCGCAACATGGCACCATTGCATGACTTCATCCAGTACAACGAAAAATTTAATTGTTATCGAATGCACGAATACTTCCAAGACACTCCAGTAGTTCGTGGTATAATGCAGTATCTACAAGACATGAAAGATGGTAAACCTAATCCGAGTCGCACGGTCTATCATGAGCAATTCATCAACACCCTTGAAAACCTCTGTTGGTGGTGGGACTAGACAGTGTTCCAACTGTTCCACTGAATACCCCCTTGACAAAAACCACTACCAAGTGGTAAAATACTTTAGCACTGGGTTTTCTTATTATTGTAACGAGTGCAACAAACTAAAATTCAAACATTAATTATGAGTTTAAAAGATAAAAGTATTATTTTTTGTTTGCCAGGAAATAATTATTCGGGCGATTTTTTAGTTAATTTTATTGAATTATTGTCTTATATTTCCAATCAAGGTGGAAACTTTAAAATTTCGCAGCAATACTCTAGTATGGTTAACTTTGCTAGATGCAAGTGTTTAGCTGCAGATGTGCTAGAAGGAAAAACTCAACTTCCTTTTAATGGAATGGATTATGATTATATGATGTGGATTGACTCCGACATTAGATTCAATTTTCAAATGCTTGAAAAATTAATTTCTATGGATAAAGATATAGCTTCTGGTTGGTATTCACAGCCAGGTGGCGATTTATCTAATGGGTTTTATACTCCAGTCGTTGAGACTATGGATTCGGAATATTTTATTGAGAATGGAACCTATAAATTTTTAACATCAAATGAACTTCTTGAAAAAACTGAACCATTTAAAGTAGATTACATTGGTTTTGGTTGGGTGTTAATTAAACAAGGAGTATTTGAAAAAATTGAATATCCTTGGTTTGCTCCAAAATTAATTAATATTGCAGAAAATATTCAGGATGTATGTTCTGAAGATGTTGCATTTTGTCATGATGCAAAAGATGCAGGATTTGAAATTTGGGTAGATCCTACCTGCAGGGTTGGTCATGAAAAACTAGTAATGATTTGACTCTTGACACAAAACAAATTCTGTGATAGACTAAATATTTTTAGATCAATTTTATTAGTCTCGGAGTAGACTATAAACTCTGCCCTGGTCGGGAGCAACCCCTTAAAATTCAAATGGAACAAACAAACTATCGTTCTTTCAAGTTATCTCATGTATGTAGTGAAATTCAAAGTGTAATTACTACACTTAAACAAATTCAACCCCAAATGAATTTGAAAAATTATACCAAACTTCAAGAAACAATCGAAAAACTTGAAGAACACAAACAGTATATCTGGCAAATATACAAAGATTTAGAAGTCTTGGAATGACTTAAAAAATACCCTGGTGGAGTCAATGACCCAAATTAGTCCTCGTCGGATTGGACATTAAATATGCCGACTGGTGCGGATGAGGAGTTTACGCTCCCGCCGAGTTTCCAATTTTCTCGTAATCAAAATTGGTGGCGAGCCTGCAAGGGGGTTGACAGCCCCCACCTTTTACCCTATAATATTGGGGAAGGAACCGAACTGTGTTACGGTTTCTAACAATATAAATAAAATCTGTACTCAATCATTTTTTGAATTATGATGATTCGTTCACTTATCACTGCTGGTGTAGTTGCTGCTTCTGTTGCTGCTCCTGCCATGGCACAAATCACTAGTGTTTCACAATTGCGTGATGTTCAACCCACCGAGTGGTCTTATCAGGCCATCTCCAATTTGGTGTCGCGTTACGGTTGTATCGCTGGTTATCCTAATGGTACTTTTGAACCTGGACAACCCGCTACCCGTGCTGAGCTTGCTGCTCTCACCAACGCTTGCCTGGACCGCATTACTGAGTATCAGTCTGAAGCAGATGCTAAACTCGCTGCTGCTCTTCGTGCTGAGTTTGCTACCGTTAACGCTCGCGTAAGCGCCCTTGAGGTTGCTGCTGCTCAGAAAGCACAAGGCGTTGGTAACTACGTTGGTATCGGTGTGCTGCTGAATAAGCAAGGTGTTGATGGTGGTGGTTATACTGCCAACCGTACTATCTCTGGTGGTACTCTCCAAGCACGTTACGCTGCCAAGACTTTCAGCAATCAGAATGCTGTGTCGGTTCGTCCTTACCTGAATGCCGTTGCTGGACCTGACAGCAACATCGGCACCGCTGGTGGTGGTCTCATCTCCTATGATTGGTCTATCGCCCGTAAGGCAGGTGTGAGTGCTGCTAACATCTATGCTGGTGTTGGTTATCAAGTTCCTTTCACCAATGGTACTCAATCAAACTATCAGTCTGCTATTGGTGAGAAGGGTCAAGTTGTGCTTGCTCTAGGGGTTGAAGGTCGTCTAACTAACTCCCTAGTTGGTTTTGCAGATCTGAAGTTCCCTACCACTAATGCTGGTAATGCATATGGTGGTGCTGATGCCGCTTATAGTCCTGTGTTCACCACTGGTCTAGGCTTTAAGTTCTGATTTTCTGACAATTGGGGGTTATACAACCCCCTTTTTCATATATACTATTGTAACATTTATTAATAATGACTACACAAAGAAACTTGAACATATCTTTTAGAGAAAAAGATGTGCATATACTTCATGAATTGAAAAAAATAAGTGATGAAAAATTTATTACAACTTCAAGACTTGTAATAGATTTAATTAAAAAGGGAATGTTATATGATGAGCAAAATGCAATTTCTAAATCTATTGAGTAAATTATGACTGTAACGACTAATGACCGTGGGCAACAAAACATGTGGGCCAAAGAACCTACTATGTACTACCACAATTATGGTATGCAAACTCCAAATGAATGGAAAGAGACCTATAATGGACGTTGGGCAATGCTCGGTATTGTTGCTGGGGCTATTTCTTATGCTCTCACTGGCAAACTCTTCTTCGGGATCTTCTGACAATTGATTGACAATGACTGAACTTTTGTTTACAATTACTAGTGTCAGTTTCTTAGTGTTACTGGCAGCATCCGTAGAAAAAATTTGCGAGACTTACTAATGTTCCCTTTCAATGTTACTCTTCGTTCTCTCGATGGAACTGAAACTACTATTCAATGTTCTGATGACCAATACATTCTTGAAGCAGCAGAAGAAGCAGGTGTTGACCTTCCTTCTTCGTGCAAAGCAGGTGCTTGTTCAGCTTGTGCAGGGAAACTCATCTCTGGCACCGTAGATAATGAGGAGCAATCCTTCCTTGACGACGACCAGATTGCTGATGGTTGGGTGCTGACTTGTGTAGCATATCCCACAAGTGATTGTGTTATCCTGACTGAGCAGGAAGAAAATCTGTGATGATTAATAATATTCTTCTTGCTGCTGCTGTATCCATTTCTGTAAATTCTCTGTGTGCTCCTGTGCTCGCAGAAAATGTTACTTCTTCTGAAGAAGTTCCTGC